ATGAGAATATACGAATACAACGAAAGCGACAAGACACTCAATACAGAATGCGGATTGTTCCACATAGGAGACACAGTACAGCTCACAGAAATCGACTCTCAGACGCCTATAAAAACAGCATTATATGGAGCTAGAATTGATTCTACAGAATATGTCCTTTCATTCTTTGACGAGAAATGTGGGATGCCTTTGTACTTGTCTGAGCATGAAATAGATGATATGTGTAGAGTATCAAAATCGTAAAAAAATAGGGTACACCAGAAATTAATCTGATGTACCCTTTGAATTTTTATTCTGCTCATATTTACCTTCTCCGCAGCAGAGAAGAACACTTCTTTATCACCAATAAACAAAACTAATAAAGAAAATAACGACTGATCGTCAAATCAATCATAACTGTTTCTTATTTCTTTTCATACTCTTTAGCATTTCTTTGTATAAGACAGTTTAATCCAACCATCTTTAGTTTTACCCCAACAATTCTTAACAGCTTTAATTGTAACTGTTGTGCCTTTCTTATAAGCATCTCTGGCAATAGCAGTTGTTGTAGATGGAGACTTACGTACATTAAGAGCAGAAGCAGTTACTTTCACTTTGTAAGATTTGAACTTAGAAGATGCTTTTGGTTTTACTACTGTAGAACCAGAAATGTCTGCTTTGAATTTAGCAAACCCTTTGCTATGGGGAGAAGCCCAAGGTTCGGGACAGCACTTTCCCGCCACCCTGTAGTGATCCGTAATGCGTGAAACAGGAACACCATATTTTTTCATGTAATATTTTGTCAGCTCAACAGTTTGCTTGTATACATTATCTGGTATTTTACCAACGGAATTACACATCTCGATATTTAAGCTGTTAGCATTTGTACATTTACCCCAATCAACAGCATACTTTCTTTCATATAATTTACCAACGCTCCATGCTATATTAGACAATGGAACAGATTTATATACATATTTACCGCCATCAACAAATACATGTGCGCTTGCATGTCTATTTGGAGATTGGAAGTATTTGCAGTTTGCTTCACTGGTATCTCCTTTGTTGCCTGTGTAATGAATTACAATCCATTTAATATTTTTTAAGCTTCTCTTGGCACCATAGTTGTCAGAGTTGCATTTTAAAGTTTTAAATTTTAATGCCATAATATCAGGCTCCTTTCTTTTTCTTTTCTATATAACAATTATTAGGTTCATAATTTTTATCCATATCTTTACGACATATTCTGTCGCCATCCTCAAATCCATTGTCTAATGCCCATTTCTGAAAAGCTCCAAAATCATATAGCCATTCCTCACAAATAGAGATTCCTTTGCCACCATATACGTGATACCGAGGCCTATTTGGATTTGTACAATTTGACTTCATAGTTCCCCACTTAGAATAAAGTTTGTTACCAGAATGAGATTGTCCATGCTGAATGGGTTTACAACTTTCACATTCCCCACATGTATGTCTTGAATTTTTCTGTAAAGTTACTCTTAAGCGTGATACGATATTTCCACAATCGCATTTGCATATCCATCGTGTCCCTTGCTCGCTACATGCAGAAGACTCGTCATATTTCAGCACTGTTAATTTTCCAAAACGTTGACCTGTTAAATCAATAAATGTAGGACTTTTAAACCCAGATAATCCTAAGCTCCCTTCTCCGCCAGCAGACAAATTATATCCAAAGTGGTAATCATTGCTTTTCAACTCTTTGATAAGTGTCTTTTCCATTTCACAAGCTTCATCCTTGGTAAGATTCTCTGCTATCACTTCATGATCAAAATTGTCCCATCCGTACTTTTGAATAGCTCTATAGAAATGATCGTTTTTAATATATCCACGTCCGTTTCGCCATCTTTGTCTTACATCCCTACTTGTTATCCCAACATACATCTTTCCACTAGGACTGGTATGTACATAAACTTTCCACTTAGTTTCATCACGGAAATCAACATTTGTATCCCAAAAATTATCCTCGATAATATTTCCTCCAATCTAAAAAGAGCAGTCACCATAACAGCGACTGCCCAATAACTAATTATTCAATTACTAATTACTCACTTAGCAAATTATCCAACAATGTCGTCAGATTCTTTACCTTCAGTAGCATCATCTAATTCTTTTTCAAATAAATCCTTATCAACTTTTACGATCACATCTTTTTGACCAATCTTATTCTTGATTTCCTCAGCCTCTTCAAGAGTTAATCTACCGTCTCTCAGAGCGTAAGCAATTTCATCTGCAAACTGAGCTGTCCATGTAAAACTATGATTTTTCCAATCTCCATACAGAGATGTTCCAACTACAAAAGCAATACCAACTACTTGGTTAATCACATCTTCATGTACGTCAATCACAGGTTTACCTGCCGCAGTTAATCCCATATTGATCCACGCTAACATCTGTAAAATCAGACTTACAACAGTATGTGGTTTAACTTCACTCCAGTTAATGCTTGCTAAAAATTCTTTAAATTTGTTCATAATGCAATCCTCCTTTGCAATAAAAAAGACCTACAAGAATGACTCTTCATCCTTAATAGGCAATGCTTTAATTTCGTTATACATTTTTTCTCCAACGCCATTTTGATGTAATTGGTCATGGTATACCTTATAAATAGCATTAATGTTTTCAAGCCCCGTAGGGGAAATACAACCTTTTTGCTTGTAATACCTGTGGGCTTGTTTGATTCTATCTCTTAACATTGCAGCAACACCTTCAGATAAAGTAACGTCCATTGCACACGCATCATCTAATTTTTTAGCCAGTTCAGCTGTATGTGCAAATAGTCGTTCCATGCCTACCTTTTGGTCTGTTAATAATGCGGCTTGCTCTCTCATCATGTCTTTGATAACTTGAATATCTTTATTCTGATTGCTCAAAATCTGTGTTAGTTTATCCAAAGTTTCTGTATGCTTATCGATCATTAAGCGTTGTTGTTCAATCACTTCTTTTTGATGTTTCTTTTCTAATGAGGCACGTGTCTCAAAACCAAACTTTTCATTTAATTTGGAAGTGACATCAAAAATTTTATCTGCAAACAAAAGAACCGCAAAGACAAACACTGTCAATGCAGCCCCATGTTGAGATAAAAAATTAATTATAATATTCCAATTTTCTATCATGTAATTACCTCGATTATTTTATAAAAATCACTCCTTTAAGTCTTTACCAAACATATTCTGGTTTTTCTTCTCCAAATAATAAATATCTCAACCAATCATCTGTAACAATACACACTGCACTCAGTAAAATCCATAAAATTGTATAAGGTAAGCAAATCTGCCCACACAGATTAAAAGGCATTTGAGAGTAATCCCAAATGCCTAAACCTAACCATAAATTTAAAATACAACCTGCTATGAATTCCATTACAGTAACAATCAATCCTCCGAGAATCATTTGTTTACGAAAGGGCATAAGATGGTAGAAGAAGCGACTGTTATTGATCAGCCCAATAAGAATAAAGCAACTACCACCTAACACTCCCATTGTCCAATGTGTATATCCTCGCCAGATGATTTCAATTCCACAATAAGCAAATGCTCCAATAAGGAATAAGATAAGATATTTACATGATTTCTTTACATGCAACATTTATTCACCTTCTTTTTGATCTTCGTTCTCACTTTCATCTTTACAAATAAGCTGTAAAATCATGATGTCTCCCTCAAGAATTCCTTGACAATTCTCAATAACATCACAAACTTCGCTAAAAGTCATTCTCATCTTATGGAACTCAACCCCTGAGTTTTCCATGCTTAAAGGATTAAACTCTGCTAAGAATTTCTGTCCGTTCTCTGTGCTATTGATCTGGGCATCAGTAGTGATATCATATTTCTGTAAGAGTTTGCGTTTTTCTTCAAAATATTCCTTCAGCTCTTCTTGAATCTTTCTAATATTCTTGGCAAGCCCAGCACTTAAAGTACATGGTACTAATTCACTGTTTTTCATAAGGAATGCATAAATTGTATTTAACTGTCCTAAGATCATATCTGCCTGCATATTTGTCATTTCCATATTAATTTTCTCCTTTTCTCTGTTAAACTAATTATTCTTCAGTCGTAACTGAATCTTTTCCTGTTTCATCTGTCTTATCAGTCGTAGTTGAATCTTTTCCATCTGAAGGAGTAGTAGGTTCTGTTGACTGCACAGGAATTACTTCATACTTAATTTCAATCTTGTCCAATTCTTCTCTGCTAGTAGAACTGAAAATCTGTTGTTTGATGACATTCATCTGCTGAAAGTAAGGATAGACAAATGCCTTGATCATTGCTGTTAACTGCACAAATTCCTCAGCAGTGAATGTTTCACACGCACTCTTCTTACTATGCCATTCAAGAGTTACTTGCTGACCAGCAGTAGTAAGAGCTTGATACTGCATAAAGTTCAGAGCCATTTCATTCTGATCTTCTTCAGATACTCCATAAGGCTTACCATTGAATTCCACGCTCTGATCTGCTAAGAACTCAGCGAGAGCAGTTTTGTTTTTCTCCTGTAAATAGTTCTTGTATTCATCAAGAGTCAGTGTGTTAATATCAACAACCTGATTGACTTTTTCATCAAGTCGCTGTACCTGTTCTACAATATTTGCTCTTGTAAGAGATACAATCAGCGCATCTTCCCATTCTCCATTGGAGTTGTTATATAATCCCTGTTGTAAAGAGATTTCTTTATAATTGTTAAAGCATGTATAAGTTGCAATCTGCACATCATCTCTGTAGATGTCTAATGTTTTAAAGTTTGTAAATGCTGATTTAACTGCTTTTAGATCATCTGTGCAAACGACAAGTTTACATTCCATGTCAAAAGTCATGCTATTAAACTGCATAAGATTAAATACTTTGTCGTCAGAGCTATCTAATTTAACTGTGTATACCATATGTATTTCACCTTTCTTTCTATAAAATTACATACAAAAAAGAGCAGTTCGAAAACTGCTCTATGTACGATCAAATTTATGTTTTATTTAGTTGTTTTTATCCGTTCTTAAAGTCCAAGCTTTGCTTCGATTGCTTGTAATCGAACTTCTAGGTCGGCTTTTTCTTGTTTGACTTTGGTAAGTTCTCTTCGTGTCTTTTGAATCATATGGGTATTTAATGCAATAAATTCTGTATAAGAAACACCATATTCCGTTTCAATATCGACCTCAACATCTTTGCCAAAACGCTTTTCAATATCTTCCTGTACAAGAGGTCTATGTGTTACTACAGCAAATTTATCAGCATCATAACCCTCGGATTCTAAGACGTCTTCTGTTTTATGAGCACCAAATCCAAAATGAGTTTTCTTACCATCATAATCTCCAATGTAATTGAACCCTATAGGATTTAGATTCATATAGAAATTTTCATATTGATCAAGAGTAGTAAAGTTTTCTTTAAGATTTTCGTCTGAAGTAGAAATGCTGTGTGATGCCCAGATAGACGAACCATAAAGTCGCAATTGTTGACTATCATCACCGACACATACACCTCCCCACGATGTTCCACGTGCAATTTGGTACCCATGCGCCCAATAAAAAGATTCGCTATCAGCACCAATGACAACTGCACCAGAACTATGCACTTCTGAGCAATAAAGCCAACCGTCCGCTACAAAATCTGTTGCATACAAATTTCGATAGCATTTGACTCCTTCTGAAACTGACATTAAATAATAGTCCCCATCAATACCAAATTTAAATCCAGTTGAATAAATTTCAACATTATTTGACGTACCTTGTATTCCTATATGTCCGTTTATTATAGAGACAGTATCTCCTTCATCTCCTAAATTTCCAGTTTCGATACTTCCTCTTATGGCGGCATTTTCTGCCCACAAAACTCCATCATACCCAACTCTAAAAGGAGCAGAATTGCTATCTTCAGCACCAGCCCAGAAAGCCTGATTTCCACCAATACCAGATGCATTACTTCCGCTGTTTGTCATCAGATATGTTGACGTAATATCATAGCGACCAATCTTACCATTCGTAGCAGTAATTGTTCCCGTAATATCTGCATCTGTGGCAGTTAATTTACCAGTGTGACCAACCTTAAATACGGCACTATTTCCGTTATCATTGCTTGTTGCACCCGCCCAGAAAGCATAAGCACTTCCGTACTTACCAATACCTGTATATTTACCAGATCCTGTCGTATACATCTTATTGCTAATTATAGTCCATCCCGCAATACTACCATTCGTAGCTGTAATCTCACCACTCAGGTTCGCATTCTTGGCAATCAAATTACCATTTGAATCCCAGCTTAAATTAGGACTCTTAAAGCTACCATCACTCAGATTCAAAAATGATCCTTGCGTACCGCCAGAAGATATGTAGTTACGGGATTTAATAGCATCTGTTGCAATTTTATCTGCTGTGATAGCTCCGTCTACAATAAGATTTCCTGTTACAGCTTTTCTTACAGAGATATTTCTGATCTTCAGAGTACCTGTGAATGGAACATGTCCTTCTATTTGTAGATATACCCTAAAGGATCTCGTAGTATCAGGCATTGTCAATTGTGTAGTGATATGTGTAATTTCTCCGTTCGCTGTAGCGGTTACTCCTGCATTTCTGTTGTATGAAACGATTCCTCCATTACCATCATAACCAAAAATCATAAGTCCAGCATATTTGTATTCATCTCCTTCCTTGATTGTGTTAGAGATGTCATATTCTACATAAAATTTTTCTCCACCTCGGCATGTATGGAGTTCTGAAATTACATTATCTCGTTGTAACTCAGATCCGTCTCGATAGAACCATGTTCCTTCCTTAGTTTGTTCTGCACGAAACCAGTAAGTATTTGATTCATTTATATCTGCGTAATTAGTAAAATCCCCGATAGCAATCTTATTAGCAGTAATGGTATTTGTCTTAATCCATCCACCGTTAATCTGTGTCGTATCGCTTACTGCTCCGTCAGTCCATTTTGAAACCATATTGTACATATTGTTAGTATTCGTTCCATTTTGACCTACCCAGTCAACAGCATTCTTAGCATATGCAGTTGCATAAGAGTTTACTTTCTCAATGTAAGAATCATTCGTAAATCCAATCGCCTGTTTATTTGGGTTAGTCAAACCAATAATGTAATAATATAAATCACCCCAGTTTGACGAAGATGGAAGTGTTAAATATCCTGTGAAATGATTCCATATAGTTGACTTAAGTGTAAGAGTTTTAGAAGCTGATGTAATAAGTGCTTTATTTTTATTATAGAACCAAATAGTTAATTTTGTATCGAAAGTCGTACTACTCCAATTTGGTACACGAATGTCATAATATAATTGATCAGATGATGTAAAATTAACAGGAGTATAGCTATTTAACAACAAAAAAGATGCACAGCTAGAGTTCCATTGAACACATCTACCACCCTTATCATCAGCAATGACATTATATGTCTGTCCTCCGCCATAATCACTCTTAGGATTAGCAGGAGTTACAGTAATTAGATTTCCGCTTGTTACTGTATTGATTCTATCTCTTGCACTACTGTCTAACCCATTAAAAGTTACCAACCCATCCATATTAATCTTATCAGCAACCAACGTAGCAGTTTTATCTGTCAGTTCAAAATTACTAGAGCTTGTACCACTCTTAACTAACCAACTGAATTTATCTGCTGTCTGTGTTGCAATTGTTTCTACACTCTGAATTTTACCATTGACGTCTTCGGGTGCTAAGGTAAATTGCGTAGCAGAAGTACCACGTTCGATTTTTAGGCAGATTTTTGAGATGTCGGAAGGTGTGATTGCTGACGAATCAGTATAGCCAACCATAATGGCTAAATATTTGGCGTCTTTCATATCAAGAGTTCTTGGAAACGAATTCCATGAATTGGAAACATAGTTTACACCAAGATAATTTTTATTAACGTCATATGCAGCAATCCAATGTCTAATAGGTTTCTGAGATTGATTTGAATAAGCAGTTGAAATTGTAATATATCCTGAGACAGGAATTAATTCTTTTGGGCGAATGGAACCAGCACTAGCACTTTTGGTGTTTGCATACGTTGTTCCAACAGCAGACCCTTCTGTAACAGTTCCCTGTTCCCAATTCGCAGGTAAATTGCTAACCAAGTTCTGTCCGTTGATTTCATCGTCATATGGTGAAGGGCTATATACAGTTGCTTTAGTTCCTTGTTCAATTTTTAATGTGTTAATATCAGCAAGAGCAAATGAAAACCTCATATATTTAGCGTTTGATGGTATAGGTAGAGTTTTTCTTTTAGAATCTTGACTATTTTGATTTTTTGATTCTACGCCAGAAATAAAAGTTTTATTAGAATCGTAAAAACAAGTAGCTGGGGAAATACCAAGATTAGTAAATCCTGAAGCAATATAATTTTTCATTCCAGAGACATCGATGTAGTCTGAATATCCCCAACCACCATTTGCATTCAATACTCCAGTATCACTTATCCACCATCCTCTTGATGCAGTAGATTTTACAAAAAGATTGACTCCACCAATTTCCAGTCCATTAAAATCATCCTTGGTTACATAAGTTTTACCAACAGTTGTCTTAAATCCGTCCATTGCCAGCTTAAAATCACTGTAGTCATTCTTAAAACTTGTGAAGTTCTCACCATTGTCACCGATTACGCTCGTGACCTTACTGACTTTCGTACTAACACCATCAATATCAGTAGTATTCTTGACTAACTGATTTGTAATGTGTGATTGTCTAGCAACAGGGGTACCATAATAGCAGTTCATGAGTTGACATTCTGAGAGAGCAGATAGAGTAGTGCCTAATTTAAATCCTTCTGTAGAAGCGCCTTCATTTACAACAACTTCAATACAGTTCCATCCTTTTACAAAGCCTAATGTCAAAGATTCACCTTTGTTATTGTACACATCATTACCGCCAATCAATTTACCATTCAAATAAATATGTGCTCCATCATCATGTGCAAATGTGATCGCAACACTTTTGGCAGCAGAGAATTTTACAAAAGTAAGAGCGTAGCCAATATAATTATTGTCATAATTCCAAGCAATACTTAAATCCGTATCATTAATCAACACACTCTGGCTAGGTGTAAGATTTGTATTCTTAGCAAATACATCCATTGTACTCTTGCCTTGATATTCACTTGCAAACAAGCTCTTAGGATAAATCTCATATCTCCATTTGTTTAATCCTTCATTTGCTTTACTAATATCTCCCTTGACTAATGTTAACTCTCGCTCATAAGTAGTCTTTTCCACTCTTTGCTCAATAGCTTGCTTGTTGTTATCCACCTTTAAACTCACATCAGAGATCTCTGATTTGGTAGATAAAATCGCTGTTTGTACATCTTCTGGTGCAGTAGAATAACCAGTTGCGGAAGAACCTTTTTCAAGCTTAAATTCAGAAAAATAGACTGTAGAAGCAGCATCCATTTTAAATATTAAAGCAGTTTGATATGAAGTTGTGGTCGGATGCATTTGAATTTCATATCTTTTCCAATCTGTACCTAACGCAGCATTAGTATCTTTTGCGTATGAATCATAGGCGTATCGTACACTAAAATTACAATCGACAGAAGCTTTTGCATAAAAAGATAAAGTGTATTTTGCACCTGTTTCTGTGAATTTTATTTCATTTAAATTCAGCCCTTTAATCCTGTATATTAAATCTTGTCCACCGTTTTCACCAGCTTTAGTACCAACAACTTTTAATGTATTAAAATCATTATGTTTAACAGATGTATCAATTGTTGCAGTATATGTATTTCCTCTTAAGCAAAATCCCCATGTAGTATAAGCACTTGCCCTAATAGCTTCATCGGTCTTAGCAAAATTACTATTCCACAATAAATTCCTACCATCACCAATATCCGTAACATCATACAACTTAGCAATACTACAAGTATCATAAAAACTACTATCACTTGCAACAGCTCTGAAAGTAGCCATAGTAACAGAATCACTGTATAAACTACTATCTTTGCTAACAGTCAACACATTATTACTGATTGTCAATCCTTTCTGTCCACTCACAACATCAGCGAAGCTAACTCCACCATCAATAGAATACTGCCATTTACCGAAATTGATTTCTCCTTGAATAGTAGGTTTGATTGTGATTGTATTTGGTGCAAATGTTTTGCCACCATCTGTGCTTTTGAAATATTGAGATGAAGGTGTGATAGAGAGGTTTTTGGCATTGTCACCTTTTTGTCCTTTATCACCTTGTTCACCTTTCTTTGCGCAAGTCCAAGTAAGAATCTTTTTAAAAACAGTACCCCCAACAGTAATAGGAATCTCAATTTCTCCGCTATCATTTGGTAAAGAATTCCCATTAACAACAGAAATCGCAATAGCTGTATCTGTTTTAGCCACTGCGATTCCTTGTGTTTTTGCTATATCCCCAATTGTAAAATCTGTAACAGGTTTTGCCCCTTTCATAATAGTAATTCCAGAGGTGTACGCCTGTTCAGAAAGTGGGTTTCTATTCTTATCTGTAGCAAAAGAAATATTTTCATTCTCTAAGAAGATGGTATAAGCATCTTCGCCCTTTTTACCATCCACACCTTGTATTTTAGTCCATGCATAATGTGTAGGATCATTTGATTCTATAGAGCTTTCATTATTGTAAGAAATACCAATATAAATCGCCCCATTGGGATCGTCAGTTATTCCTGTACCATTTGCATCTTTGGCATATTTAATCCAAGTGTAGAGAATCTTACCGTCTTCTCCTTGTTGCCCATCTTTTACAAATAAGACATCTAATGTATTACTTTCTAATACCATTTATAGTTTTCACCTCCAAAATTAGTTATTATGTATTTGTTTTCTCTATCTAACTCAGATTTCTACTGAGCATTTAATTTTTTGATTTTGCTTGTCTTTTAATGAAACTGTTAACCTTGCACCAGTTCCAATTTGTTTCCATTGTGTTGATCCGTTTGATTGCTTGTACCAAACGTAGCTTTTGGCAGTAACTTCCTTACTTCCTTTCAGAACTTTGCAAGTACAAATCGTTTCCGTATAAATAGTATTGTTGTACTCAAAAGTAGTTCCGTTGCTACTATTTGCGACAACAGTGTAAGCAGAAGCTCCGTCTGTAACTTTATATAAGGTCATAACATCATACTTAGACGTATCGGTACATTCCACTTTAATAACCACTGTTTTTCTGTTCGTCATATAAGAACTTGGGATTGTAATTTGTAATTTATCTGAAGAAACATAAGAAGTGTTTTCGGTTCCATCAACATACCATTTGCTGATTTCTGCACCATTATTTACCGTTGCAGTTAGAGTAATAGAAGTAGGAGAAATACCTGTGTCGGTTTCGGTAAAGACTTGTTGCCCTGTAAGAGATACAGAGTCAATTGCAGTGTTAAGATTTGCAATGTCTTCTGTTAGTTGGTCTAAACTACTGTTGATAGATGTCATAGTTTCCGTATACTCAACTCCCCACAAACCGCCTTTACCATCATAAATTTGTTCAATATTAATACCGCCTTGTTCGTTCGCCTCAACGATAGGAAAATTTAATTTATCTTTTGAAACAGACTTATCTCCAAGCATATTATTCACAATCAATCCATCAGCAATCGCATCCTTAGTGATACCTTGACTTGTCATAACTGTTACGCCTTTATTGTCTTTAATGATGATGCTAGGATTTTCATCTGCACCATATCCAATCTGGATGCCTACATTACCTTCTTTGTCCAAGAATTGCATGGCATTGCCGTTCATTATAAAGTTGCCGTTCTCAGATAGGATACGCATTGTATCAGAGATTGTAATATCGCCTGCGGCTAGGTCACCAATCGTCATTTTCCCTGCGATACCGTTTATGATCCATGCAGAATCAAATTTAGCATTTGCTGAGGATAGGTTGAATACGATACCTGTTTCTGTAGAAGAAGTGCCAATGATTGCAGAGTTAATCTTGGCAACGTCTGTATTTAACTTTTTAATATCAGCTGAATTAGCAGCAATATATTCTGAGTTAATATATTTGCTAAACAACTCATTAAACTCAGCCTTGTCACCTGTGATGTTACCAACATTAATTACTTTATAATTCAGATAATCTCCAAGCAGTTTGTTAATTGTTCCTTGGTCGCTTAATACATTTTGTACACTATTGTTCACTGCATTTCCAAACAAAGAACTATTTGTCATTCTCTGAAGCATATTAGTCATATACTCAACAGAATCTTTGGAGTCGCCTGTTCCGACAGAAATACTATTTTTCTGCGAAGCAGCAGTATCGTCAAATAGATAAGAGAAATCATCCCTACCTGTTAGACTCGTGATCATGTTAGTATACGTCACACTAATTTCCGAACTTTTTGTGCAAGGATTATATGCAACTGTCCATAATCTTAACTTAACGGCATAATCATCTCGCAAGCCAACTCGAATAAAGTTACCGACCGTAAACTGATTATGCCAACCTTGTTTATTATCTGAATTTACGTCTGCATATTCATTTAATGAAAGAATGTTATCGAGAGAAGTTTCAATCTGATATTGTGGTTGAGAAGTTTCAGAGATACGTTTTAATCCATCTTGATATAATTCTTCGCAATGCTCGTAAGATGTGATTGCGTCGTCAAGAGAAGTAGTAAAGATATTATTGTTTGTATAATCTCCCATACGAACAATATTCATGACAGCAGTATATTCTTTATCTGTCAATCCAAATTGTGGATCATTGAGTCCAGAATGAGTATTCATATCTGTCATTACATCATCATATGGTTTCTTCTGAGTTTCAAGTTCATTGACCTGCGCATTTAACTCTTTTAATTTATATAGAAGTGAGCCTTCTGCATTTTCATCTCCAAGCCAATTTTTGTACTTAATAAAATTCTTATGGAATACATTGTAAGTTTTCTCATCCTTTACACCAGCTTTGCTAATCTCTTCATCAGTAAGGTCTTTCCATTCTTTTTGATATGCAGCGAGAATATCCATAATCTGTTTCTTATATTCATCACGCATACCTTCAAGTTCTTTGATTCCATATAAATCCCAGTTTGATTCAAACTCATCATTATAATCAATCTTCTTATCATCGGCTAAATGCAAGTTTTGAATTGCCACCTTGATATTCGGAATAATATAATCTCTTAATTCTTGATATGTATAATATCCTTTATTGCTTTCTTTTAGCAAAGCAAGATATTTCTCGTGATCAACTTCGCCAGAAGGAGTAGTCCAAGGTTTATAGACACGATTCTGAATATCATCTGGCTTATCCCATTTTGTATAATTTCCGTTTGAATCTTTCTCATGATCATCTCTTGTATCTACACTGACTTGGATTGTAGTAAGCATCTGCTCATACATTTTTAGAGTTTTCTCAAGAGTTTCTTGATCCATTGTTTTATATTGGGCAATCTGAATACCATCATTTGGTACACGATAGTAAATTTCATCTATCTTTGCTTGATATTCCGCAGATTTCTTTCCGTTCTCAATATATTTAGCGTGGTTATCAATTTGCCACTTTTGCCATATTTTTACCTTATCAATAGTTTCTTGAGGGAAGTAGTTTGTAGTTAAATAGTAGTCAAGATTATAGATATAACTTCGACCATAATTGACTCTCGTAATATCTAACTCTTCATCTCCTTGAATTGTCAGAGCATTATACATTGTATCTGCCTGTGGAGTCATTTTGAGCATATTAAGTGCATTACGCCATCCAATGAAGATATTCGTGTCTTTTCCTATGTTTTCTTTAGCATATGCACTTACGGTTCTATTGATTGTATCGAAATAAAATACGCATTTTACAACATTGGCTACAGTTGTGTTAAGGAACGCATAAGCGTTGGTATTATCTGCCTCAAACGAATATTTTTCATTCTTTATTGCAGGATCGATATAACCGACACTCCATCCTGGAACTCTGTCTAATACTAAATGCATGAGCGATAATTCGTGGTTTCTATCGTTGCAGAATGTGATATATTCTTTCGCATAACCCATATCGTCTACATTATTTGTAGCCAACATTTCCATAGAATCGGTTGTACCTTTGTTGAAAGACAAACCTTTCATATCTTTATCTTCAAAGGTTTTTTCATCAGAATATGCTTCACATGTCTTGTATTCATATCTGCCATTATCATTCTGTAAAGTAGGCTCTTGAAGCTGAAAATAGTCAAGCCCTTCAAGATAAATCGTCATGTGGTCTTTTAATTTCTCATAGCCAGCAGATTCAACGTACTCACCATCAATATCTATATATCTGTCTACATTAAATGTAAGATGGTTAAAGTCTTTTAGTTGCTGTTCGTATTCCACACTGTTGATCTGTACTCCATTTAAAGCACAGATAACAGTTCTGTCAGGACGGCATAAATAAATTTTTGAATTGTGTTTAATCATAACAGATCACCGATCCGTTTCTGTGGCACATCAAACTCAATTTTATAAGTACACGCACCTGTAATACTTACAATATTGTATCCATCATGAAGTTTGAGCCATGAAATATTTCCAACATCAGCCCATCCAATATCTTCAAAATTAGTCAGTCCCGTTACTGTTCCGTCTGTTACCATACAATGCTTGCAATCAATACATACTGGCAAAGTAGGTCTACACAACACTGACATAGAGTTTTCATCACGTACTTCGATTGTTACTGTTTGACTTGTTTGAGAAGTGATCGTTACCTTTGGATAAATCTCATATTCCGTATCGTCACTATCTACAAAGATGTTTGTTGAGAATTTATTGCTTGTTGCGACTTCCCCAGAAATCTCATAGTGTTTCCATATAAATGGTGTGTCACAAACGAAACTGCATTGAACTGCATCAAGCTGCCCAAGTTTGCATGTGATCATTTTCCATCCAATATTCTGAAAGATTCCTCTGTAAATGACAGTTTCTTTATCATCTGCAATTCCTGTCAATGGTTTTACAAGAGTAGGAGAAGTCAGCCATTTATTGATCTTTCTCTGCTCTGAATTTGTAAATCCATGTCCGTTTTCTTTTACGAGGTAAAATTCATATGTGCTCTCATCAGAATACATTGCACCATAATGATTTGTCTCCTGACGTAACATTGTTTTTTCACCTTTAACAATCTCTCGTGAAAATCCCGTGATGTCATTTGTCACATCAAACTGCACGACCATCAGAGGTGTATCTAAGATTGTTTTTGTAGATTGTCCATTATATTCAAATGACAACATATATGTAATCTCCTTTCTGTATAAATTTTTGCATAAAAATAACAGGCAAGAGTGCGTATTTCTACGCACCGCTCAACCTGTTTCTTCCTTATTATATAAGGTTTAAACTGGACGTTTGCGACCAACGATTTTAGCCATGTCACGAGTAACTTTTTGAGAAGTATATTTATAAGATTCATTAACGATTCTTTGAAGTTCTTCGTCAGATACTCCAGAAGGAACATTAATTGCACCAATAGCTTCGCCAAAATTGACATTGATTTCCGTTGTTCCAATTCCATCCATAGTCATTCCGTTCAGCATATGTCCATTTGCTAAGGCATTTAATACCTTGTCTTGTCTTACTTTATTTGCTAGATTAACAACATCGACAGTAGCAACTTCCTCACCTACTGCGAGAGAAGCAAGACCATCATCTCCGTTCTTATGTACAGATTTGACTAATCCACCTTTGGCATAACCTGTGACTTTGCTATCTGTTAGTCCAAGATCACTTGGTTTAACACCATAATGACCTAAGATAGTAGTAATCGTACTATCAATTTTTGCACCCTCTGAACTGATTGTTCCAGATAAAGAAGTAAACGTCTCTTCAATCTTATCGACAGAAGAAGATAACTCTTTACAGTATTTCTCATAATCATCATTCAGCTGTGTGCTTAATTTATCAAGTCCGTCAATCTGAAGATTATAAATATGATCTTTTACTGTATCATCACGAGCATCTTTCTTTTCTTGAATTTCTGCATCCAAACGTGCTTTTTGAGCCTTAGCTTCTGCCGTATTGACTCCTTCCAAGGCTTTCCGTTTGCTTTCAAGAATTTGAATTTCTTTGTTTGAAGATTTTAACTGCTTGTCATATTCATAGTAGGATTTCTCTGTGGATAGGCTAGTTTTATAAGCATCTATAGTCTTGTTAATCGCATCTAATTTCTGCTTTGCGTTATTCTTCAGGATAGTTGTCACACTATCTTCGGCAGACTTAATGCTCTTAACTGCGTCCGCAATATCTTGATCACTCTTCTGAATTGCATCAGCCCATTCTGTGTCAGAATATTCATCACTATGCTCAGCCATTTTGGCACGTTCTTGCATCAATTGATTCAATTCTTCTTTTTCAGATTTGACATTAGCAATATTTGTTGCAATGGCAGCAGTACCATAATCAGTCAGATTTCCGTCATCATCAAACATTGCATCTTCGTCGATTAGAGAAGATATTGTTGTAAGTGAATTTTGTAAATTCTGAGCCGCTTTAATAGCACGTTCAAAGCCACGATAATAAATATCATCACGCATACTATTTTTAAGTTCTTCGTTAGAAGTTCTTAAATCATCTGCGCTACCTTTACAAGCATTGATTTCATTTTGCATCTGCATCCATTCTTGAGAACCATATTTAATAGAACCATCGTTCAGTTTATTATTCAGATTCTCTTGCATTTTTGCAGCTTCTTCATCAATGATCTGTGCCTGTCTTTCATTGGCATCGATCTGATTCTGGTAATCAGCACTATTAAGGTCTTGACCTTTTGCTTGTTTCAACTTGGCAGCAGAAGAAGCATTGCTACTATTTGTGGCTTCCATATTAGCTTTCGCATCATAATATGCTTTAATATTAGCCTGAGATTGCACAGCAGCATTTGTCTGTTCAGAAGCCCAATCCGCAGCAGCGTCATTCGCATTTTTATTTGCAGTCGCCAAAGCATTTGTAGCGTCTGCCTCTTTTTGTTTGGCTTGTGCTAATTTATTAGAAGCATCTTTTGCTTTTTTGACTTGTTCATTATATGCTTTAAGCTGTTTTAATAAACTCTTATCTTTAATTCCTTTTAAAGAAACTTCTTTCCCAGACTTAATTGCGTTTTTCTGGGAATTAGATAACTTCTTAGCTTTCTTACCACTAAGAATACTACTGCCTTTGGTCCTAACTGCACTATCCGCCTTATCCTTATTAGCTTGTGCATTTTCACGCTCTTTCTGATATTTAGCTTGATTCTTACTAGCTTCTCTTACAGCAGTCTGACTCTTTTCATACTGCTCTTTCTTGTTGTCAACCTGACTTTTCAACACATCATTCTGATATGCGTAAGCAGGCTGACCTGCATAATTTCTCGCAATTGCCTGAAAATCTTGCACATTCTCAAGATATACCTGTGCATCATATAATGCACTGTTGGCATTAGATAGATTTGCACTTGTTTTAGCAGCAGATGATTTCGCAAACTTTGTACTCTTAACAGCTTTATTATAAGCAGTAGCTTTTTTCTTCGCAGACCCTTTGAGTCCCTTAGTAGAGATTGCCTTACCTGCTTTAATACTCTTGTTAAGAGACGCTTTCTTTTTCTTAGATAATCCAGACTTATTGACTGCTTTTGTAGCAGATTTCGCCTTAGATTTCTGACTCTTTGTTGCTTTTGAAACTTTTCTTTGTGCTGTTTTATTAGCAGAAGAGGCACGACTCTGAGTAGATTTTGCAGAAGAAACATTAGATTGTGCTTCAGATAACTGATCGTTTGAAGTTTGAACTAATCGTGCAACACCAGACTCTCCCGTAGATGCAGCAGAAGAACGATTAGATAATGTATCATATGAGTTTTGTAAGTTTTCAATTGCTTTCTGTGCCTTTTCAGTAGGCATATTCAACCATTGATTGAATAAATCACGCTGAGTATTCTTTAACTGTTGGGCAGCAGAATTAGCTTGAAGGTACTTCTCATATAAATTCTGATAGGACTCTACAGCAGAACGCATATTATCATTCTTGATAGTATTGATATTCATACTACCGTTACGCACACGTTCAAAGTATGTCCGTAATCGTTTCTGATTCTTTTTCTTAGAACTGTTCTTTGTCTTAGGAACTGTCTTAATTGCCTTGCTTGCAAAAGAACTTGCTTCAGATTTATATTTGCTTGCTGCTTGCTGATTTACGGAAATTTCTTTTCCAGTTGAATTATATTGATTCAAAAGCGCACTTTGTTTAACTTCTGGCTTCACGTAATCATTGATCATATTAGCAAAATTTTCTGTAGCAGTTGCTGCACGATCAATCGCAATTGCAATAAAGTCAAATTGTTTACCCATATTGTCAAGCAATGTGGCAAATTTTGACTTTTTCTTTGTATTCTTATCTGTAGCTTTACTGTCTTTCTTTTTAGAATCCGTATTCTTTTTCGTTGCTTCCGTATTCTTTTTAGTAGATTCAGTATGCTTTTTGGTAGAAGAAGAATCTGATGAATGTTTTTTATATCCAGAAGCAGCGCCACCTTGGAACGCACCACTACCAGTAACACGATGTCCAGAAGCAAAAGCAGTACCATGAGCAAATGCTGACATACCGCCTTTAATAGAAGCACGACTATTTGTAGATCCTTTTGAAAGTAAATCCGCTGTCTGCTGATGATTAAAAACTATATCTCCACGTTTAATGTTTGTAAACTGTGCGCCATTTTCGCCAAGTAAAGTCCAGCGGTTTCCACGGACAAGTAGCTCAGGTCCCAATTCGGATGTAAGTGTTGTTCCAGAATAATCTGCTCCAAGATTGCCACTTGCTAATGCACGAGATGATAATTTTCTTACTGAACCATGCGCAAACGCATTTCCGTTCCAATCATCAAAATCTGTCAGATTTGAAATCGTTCCTTGAGAAAATGCTTTTGACCAAACCATTGATCCATGTGCTAAACCAATACCATGTGCGCCATTTACACCACTTGGTTTGCCACTCTGGCTATAATTTACAGATACATTAACAGATTTATCATGTAAGCCATTGATCGCTGATTTTGCAGCTTCGACAGCAGGTAATCCACTTGTATTGATAGTAACTTTTGGAGTTGGATGCATCTTACCTAATGCATTCAGTTTCCCTTTAATGCTACTAATTTTAGATGAAGCACTGTCTTTTACTTTGACGGTAATTTTCTTGTTTTTCAGTTTCTTTAAAGCATTGGCAATCTTTTTAATGACAGAAGACGCATTGCCTTTTGCTTTAATAGAAACGCTCTTAGATTTTAATTTCTTAAGAGATTTAGAAATAGAAGAAATGGTTTTCTTTGCATTGCCCTTAACCTTAATAGAAATGCTTTTGGATTTCATGCTAGATAAAGATTTCTTGATAGAGTCAATGGTCTTTTTAGCATTACCTTTAACATTTACTTTAACAGTAGTAGTATCTGATTTACTTGAAGTGGTGTCAGACTTGCTTTGTTTGCTAGTTTTACCACTTGAAGCACTTGTTTGTTTGGGGGCGGTATATGCTCCTCGTCCAGTTTGATCAATCGCATTACCAAGGTAATTATTCTTGACCATATTGCTTGTAGATTTTTGAGAAACTTTACCGTTTTTATCAATACCATATTGTGTCTTAATTTGCGTTACATGCTCATCTTCGACACTATTCACTGCTTTTTGTGCTTCCTCTGCACCTTTTTTAGCGCCAGAAGCATCGGCTGTATATGTAGTCTTCTTTTCTTTTGGAACTTTATCTGCCTCAGATTTAGTTTCTTTCGCTTTCTTTTTAGCATCAGAATTATCACCAAGAATTTTAAGTGTCTCAGGATCAAGATATGGTTGTAATTCTTTTAACAACTCTTCACGCTTTGCTTCGACTTTTAATCCTAGTTTGATTTTGTCTTGTCCAGAAGCAGATTGGTATTGTTGTACGAGATTTTGAATTTCATTTTGGATACCATTGGCTTTTGTCTCAATTTCAACAGGTATTTTAATACCTTTGGTCAATCCAGATTTGCCAACATCTTCACCACCAGTTAATTTAGCTTGGATATTTGCAGAAGCCGTTAATTGTTTGTCGATAGATTTCTGTTGAGCTTCTGTATCTCCATTTAACTGTGCAGCTTTGTATTCATCTTTTGCAGCTTTGATTTGTGATTGCAGGGAAGAAATATTGACCTCAAAATCAATGACCTTTGTCCATGTATCAGGAATTTCTTTGCCAGCTTCTTTTGCTTGGTCAATTTGTTGACGCCAAGCCTCAATGCGTTGTCCTTCTTCATCCCCTGCGGTTCCACCATTTTTCTGCCATGTTTCAGCCCAACCATCAAGTTTGTTTTGAGCTTCTTCATACTGTTTTGTAAGAGAACTGAAATTGACATCAAATCCATATGTTTTCAGATTATTAAGTAAAGCTTCAAATGGTTCCACGCCCATACCAAATTTCTTGGCAGCAGAAGCGGTAGAATCAATATTGATTTTCCATTTCTGAGTTTTCTTATCAAAGTCAGCCAGAGCTTTACCAGAGTCATTTGTTTTTGTTTTCAGATCATCAAAGAAAGTGTATACACCAGAATTATCCTCTGTAAAATATTTCTTCAGATTATCAAAATTCTCTTTAAAATTCTTTGCGTCAGTTTTACCAGTTGGAGACATCATTCCAGCAAATGTCTTAAACTGATCCGTACCAACTTTACCTTGATCGTACTCTTCTTTAGTTTGCTTCATTCCAGAAACAAGAGTATTATAAGCAGAATCATCATCGTCTGTGTCAAGTGCCGCTTTATATCCTTCTACGGTATAAGAAGCAGAAGCAGCAGAACTATTTAACATTTTCAGACGTTCTTTCAACTGATCTACCGAACCAGTAAATATATTTGTCTTATCTGTAACAATATCAAATGCGTTTGACAAGTCATTTAAGTTCAAAGAATCTGTAAACTTAGAGATATCTTGATTCTTGAATGTGTCATTTAATGTTTCCTGCATTTTGGCAATATCTTTACCAGTAGATGATAAGACGTTATCTTTGTCATCAAGCTTGATACCAAGAGTTAATGTCAAGGTGTCTTTATCAATACCAGTAGATTTTTGTAACGCAGTAAACTGATCATTGACATTTTGTTGCCATTTATTGGCGTTCATTTTACCATTAGCTTGTGTTTTCTGGAAGTCTTTGATTTGGTCTTGTACGTCTTTGTTCTGAGTAAGCTTTTTAGTAAGATTTTCAACAGTCTTTTCTTGTTTATCAAGATAATCTGTGTCTAACATTTTAGATGGATCAATATCCATATTTGAAATAAAGTTAGATGCAAATGTTTTTGTTGTCTGATCTAATTTATCATACCCATCAACCGCCTGAGAGATATTAGATAAAGTGTTTTTTCTAAAACTATCAGAATATTTCTGTAATTGATCGTAATTTGTCTTTGAGGCTGCCAATAATTTCTTGAGATTCTTTGTGTCATTCTTTCCGATAAATCCTTCAGAATTAAAAGTGTCTGAATTATTAGCAAGCTCTTGAATTTGTTTAGATGTTAATTTACTTACGTCAATCTTATCTTTGCCAAGAATTTTAGCAGCCTGTTTCTGAAAATCTGCATTAGAATACAGAGATTGTCTAACAGACGCTTCGTTCATAGAAAGTCCGTCTTTAGCAAGATTTTTAGCTGATCTAAAAGTATATGGTAAAGAACGTTTTAAGTTTGTGCCAAGACTTTCATCAGCGAATGTACTTCCGTATAATGATTTCTGTGCCTTTAATGCCATAGAATCATTCTGGATACTTACATTCTTTTTACTGGCAATATCTTTCTTGCTTTGATCTGCTAATTTTTGATATTTGTCAATCGTATCTTGAATAGCAGTGTTGTTATTGATTAAGGCTTCGCCCTCTGAATTATATCCAGTAACAAGGTCACCATTTAACTTCACTAATTCTTTTTTGATTGCTAAATATCTCTCATATTGACTTGTTGACAATCCAATATTTTCATTCGTATTAGAGTCAACACCAGAAGATAAAGTATTGAATTCTTCCTGTAATTTCTTAGCCTGCTTAACCTTGTTATTATTTTTATCAATCTTCTTATTGTATTTATCAAGATTTTTCTGACCTGCGTTCAATTCATCTTTACGTTGACTCTGCATGTTAGAATGAATTGCTTTAATTCCTTCAAATGCAGCAAGCACAGCTAGAAGAGGAAGATAGGATTTAAGTGTTGCACCAAGACCAGATAACACAGATTTTATGTTTGATCCTAATGATTTAATGCCAGATTTGGCTTTTTCAACACCGTTTGTTACACCAGTTCTAAATGTTTCTCCAAGTTTAGATGCGCTCGAATTTACATTATCAAGATTGACCTGTCCAAGATCTGAGAGGGATTTTTTTGTAGCTTGGGCTTCTGATGAAACTTTAGAGAGATCAGGGGTGTCTACTTTATTAGAAGAAGATATTTTTTTCTTTCGTTTTTGAATCTCGTCATACGCTTGTTGTTTATTGATATCTTCCACTTTGTCAGAGAGTCCAATTGATTGCAGAATGTTTTCTGCTAGTGAATAGTCTCCGCCGTTTTTTAAGATTTTATCGTAAACTTGACTTGCGTTTAAACCTGAATTTGCAAAAGAATTTACGAAGTTTTTATACAATTCATTTTGCATGTTAAGATCAGATGGGTTTAGTTTTTTTAAACTTTTAACTTGATTAACGAAATTACCTAATTCTTTAAATGACAAAAGTGTTATAGGTCTATTGATTGCGTTTCAATATTTATAATGATATAATCAAATTAAATAAGTTTATAAAAGGAGTATGAAGAATGAGTTTGATAAAATGTACTGAATGCGGTAAAGAATTTTCTGTTAAAGCTGATCATTGTCCAAATTGTGGTTGTCCAACATGGGATATAATCAACGAATTATATAAGGCAGACCAAAGTATTAATATTAATCATGAGGTTTATGACATCTCTGAAATACTATCAAATATAGAAACTGGTGTAGATGATCAAATTAGTATAGATGCTATAGCAAATTCTGCTGAAATTTCAGCGAGCGCAGCATACTGCATATTACAAGAAATTAAAGAAGGTAATTTCTTACCGTGGACTGAAGGAGGTTATGGAACACTTACAAATCCAAAATATCAAGAAAAAATTAATCAAAGAAATGAGCAAATTGCAAAGCAACAAGAAGCGCTGCCTCATTGTCCAAATTGTAAAAGTACAGATATTAAAAGAATTAAATCAGGTTCACGTATATTGGGTGGTTTAACATTAGGTATTCTAAGTTCCAATGTTGGTAAAACGTATCAGTGTAATAAATGTAAATATAAATGGTAAGATTAAATGAAGAACAAAAGTAAAATATTTACCATTGTCTTGTTTTGTTGTTTTATTCTTAGTATTGCTTTTAATGCTTATAATTTATCTGAACGATTTAAATTACAAGATAAGTATGATAAAATAAAACAATCCAATAATAAACTATCCGCCAAAAATAAAAACTTGACATCAGAGAATAAAAGAATCCGATCATTGTATATGGATCAGGCTCATGATCAAATTGATTTACAAGATAATTATTCTTCATTGAAAGGAAAGTATAATTTTTTATCTTATAAATATGCAGATTTGCAAAAGAAATACGACAAGTTGAAGAAATCTTCGATGTATTCCAAGACATCTGGTTCTGATTTATCAGATGATTCCTCATCCACAAGTCAAATAGTCTACATAACAGATTACGGTAATAAATATCATGCTTCTGGTTGCAAATATTTAAAGAAAAGTTCAATAGCAATTTCTAAATCGGAAGCAATACAGAAAGGATATTCTGCATGTTCGGAATGTAATCCGTAATGCAAGAAATATTTACAAGTGTAATAATTGCAAGTATAAATGGTAGAAGAGAAGTATAACAATAAGAGAGAATGTTGTAATCTACATTCTCTCTTTAATTTACTTATTCACTTTTCTCACTAATCCATTTAATAGCGTATTCTTCTAATGACTTATAGTCCAAACATCTCTGCGCCAATTTTGAATCTGGAAATTTATATTTCTTTTCGTATAAAGAAGTGGCAGCATCAGCTAAGTTTAAAGTATTTATCATTTTCATTTCGCTGTTTAACAAATTGATATATTTACTTTTTTCTTCATCAGACTTGAATGTTCTATATGTATCAATATCTTTCTTAACAAATGATGTTACTTCATTCTTTGGTATAGGGAACATATAGTTTAAATTTACGACTGCAATCAACCTTGATGAATTCTTAGGATCATAAATTTTAAAGAAATCTGGTTGCTTTCTCATACGCAAATGTCGTTTCTGTGCATGAGATACTTGAGTAATATAATAATAATCGTCAGTTTCAAACAGAATACCAAAGAATGGTTTGTACTTATCTGTACCATAATCAGTCATTGGTATACGATGTTCAAATTCTCTCAAAAAATCTAAATACTTTTCATTAACATTTATCCACTTCATTTGTAAAATCTCCATAACTATAAAAAGGAACAAGCGTTTACTTGCTCCTTTTATTAATACGATTTTGGTAGGCTTCGTAACCTCTATTAATACGATTTTGGTAGGCTTCGTAACCTCTATTAATACGATTTTGGTAGGCTTCGTAACCTCATATAGAAAACACTTCGTTTTCTTACTTATATTATAACAAATAGTACGATAAAAACAATATTGATTTTAATAGTAATATATGATATAATAATAATTTATGTTAATTGACGCAAGAAATAGCTACAGATGTAAGAATTGTGGATATAAATGGTAGGGTAGAAGTATATAATAAAAGAGAGGACATTCGATCCTCTCTTATTAAGATGTGATCTTATCAATTGAAGTAGAAGAAATTTCATCAGAAGAATTTATATTATCCGCAAGATTGCTTAAATTATTTTCGTCTGGCTCACTATTGAATATTTCAATCATGTCAACATCACTATATCGAATAACAATTTTGGCATAAGGATTTCCATCATATGAAATAAATGCATCCTCATCGTTTCCAATCTTGTATTGAGAATATGCTCTCAAAACAATCTGTTGATCATTGTTAATTCTGTCTCCCAGATAATCCATATCTCCAATAATGTAAAAGTCTTTTTCTTTTAATGTAATCTTACATTTACTCCCACCTTTAAAGTCAATTACGTCATAAAAGATGTCGTCATTTAATGTCATATTAAAATATTGTTCCATAAACTCCGTAAATGATTGTTTTGTAATCAAATATAAAACCACAAATCCTAGCACGAGTGCTAAACAAATCGACAAAATTGAATTTGCATATATTTGGTTAATACTCTGTAGCAAACTTAATTTTACTCGAATTAGTGTTGAAATACATAAAAAAACATAGCTAATTACGCACCCAGATACATTCAAAGCCCATGTTGATAATTTCTTCGAAAATCCAGTCTTAACTATGTAAATAAATATGACACCAGGTACATAATATTGTAGTAAATTTGGAATATTATTTATAATTTCTGTTAATTCTTTAATTTTTATCACTTCCCTTGATTGTTATTTTTATTCTGTTGTTTAACTTTATTTCCTTTTTGAATATATTTAATAGAAGTGTTGGAAGTTCCTGTAATTACTTTACTATTAAATTCAAAAATCTTTGCTTCTTGCTGTTTCTTGTTCCCTTTATTTTCTGCCATAATTATACTCTCCTTTGTATATGTGAATTAATAGTTATAACCCATTATACAACACATTTCTAAATTAAAAAAGAGTATAACAAAAGAGAGGTAACCGTTGAGTTATCTCTCTTAATTCTATTTATGCAACAAATCAGCTTATTACAACAAATTATTGACAAAATAATATCTCTGTATTAATATAAAAATATCCCATATAACTTATTTATCATCAAGTTATACGGTTAAGTTTACAAGAAATGCAACGAGTTATCTTCCAAGTTCGTCATTGCATTTCCAAAGGATTTGCAGTCTATTGGTTACCATAAGTGATTTCCAATAGACTGTTTTTTTTGTTATGGATATTTATTCCATTGTATGATATAATTTTGTTGCTGAATGATCATGCTTTATGATTTGCACGTCATTCAGTGCCTTACGGCAGATGCGGAACGGAGGTGACAAATGTTCCAAAGTGTCATTCACTTATTACAGAATATTGACTGGCAGAGTGTTTCTAAAACATTCAATATTGCAAGTTTGATTATTCAGTTATTGCTTGCAATATTTAGATAAGACTTGAATCAACAATGCAAACAGTATTTTAATGTGTAAAAATATCGTATTATCTATCTACCACAAAAGATAACCGTTTAAGTAAAAAGTATCATTGTATGATTGGGCTACATATTAAAAATACTTGCATTTTATTAGAAAATATTCTATAATACAAGTGTAATAAGAAATGATACAAAAAGCATTTGTACCAACAAACAGTAATTAAGGGTGGTAGCTTAATTACAAAACATCAATAGAAGTGATACAAAAGGGCATCCGTGTGGGTGCCTTTTTGTATTGTATTAATATATTAAGCTATTCCACAATATTTATACCAAGTTAAAAATAACTTTGGCTCATATATACTAATAGAAGTACAATTCGCCAAATTACCAATCTTCAAAAAAACTTATAAAATAAGGACTTTTTGATGGTCATTTTTTACATAAAATTTGAATTTGAAGTTCCCTGCTTAGAGATACAATATCTCTGTACGCAAACGATGATAGCAGGTAAAACATCGACATTAATTTACACTTTTGGGCTATACATTACCAGACAATGATCATAAGGTCGTCATTATCTGTCAGGATCGGTAGTCTCTGAACATCCATTCTTATTAAAATATCTTAGCTACTGTGCCTTATCCCGAAGCACGTTTCTTATGCGGTAGTTTACCGATACTTTCCTATACGGTAAGAATGTGTGCGGCTGATTAGATACAATCGTATAATACGATATGAATACCAAATTCTTAAACTATTCCGTCTATTGTCACCAATTCCGTTTCAGTTTTGATATCCTTTTTCGTTCCAGCAATTACTCCTGATACGTATATTTTAAAACCCCGTATCCTATATATTTGTCCAAAACACCATTTCTGTTTCTTCCTTATATATAGTAGGCTCACTGTCACCCTAATGATTTTGAGATAGGGTCAACCTAGGTTTTTAAAAAGTTTAATGCCAGCAAAGCCAGCGGCAGCAGTTTTCAATAATCCAAAACTACTTACTAATTTATTAACTACATTAAGAACATTTGATAATAAAGTAATTCCTCCACCAAAAAGGTTTTTATCAACAAATGTTGTTGAGAGAGATTGGAATGAGTTTTTAAGATCTTCTGTTCGTCCTTCCAAACTATTCTCATAAACTTTGTACTTTTTGTCTGTAGATCCAGCAGAATTTTCGGATACTTTCTCGTATTCTTGAGCTTTACCGTAATTATTTAATAATACAAGTACCTCTTCCATGTGGTTTGTGCCAGCGAGAGCTTTGGCAATCGCACGTTTTGATACATCACTGTAGTTAGTCCATTTACCAGCTACTTCATCAAGCACATCACCGAAATTTCTAAATGTATCTTGTTTGTCTCTTAGGTTAATTCCTTCACCTTTTAAGACAGTTTCTACATCACTCCAAGCTGTTACTTTGTCCTGTAGAATGAGACAATATGACTTCTATATAATAAGAAGAAACTCATTACATAGAAGCGGTTGCGGTACTTCCAAAAGTGTCTTTACACTTGACCGCAACTCCACTTCTTAAGGAATTATGGGAAATATAGAAGTGTGTTCAGACTGTCGCATAGTCATCGAAATGACCTTCTTTCGCTCAGTCGTTCAAGGCAGATATATCGTTAAATTTAATCGAACTATGTTTTGTTTTAATCGTTTGTTCATCTATAAGAACTTGTATATTGTGTCCACCATTTTGAAGATATGTATAGCAATAGTCATAAATATCTTTAATGTTGTGTGGAACTTTGTCTTTGTGTGTAATAAATCTAATTATTTTCCAATCATCATTAAATAAAGAAATATTTCTAAAATTTTCATTGCGTATAAATTTTTCTTTTGTTATGTGTCCAAGTCTCACTGACAAATCATGTCCACTACCATCCCATTCAATTGCAATCTTTTCATCTGGAAAAGCAATATCAATCACAAAATTTTTAAATGGGTAATTTAGTTCTCCGCCAATTATTGTATAAACTTCAAATTGTTGTTTTGAGCATGTAAAATTACCATGTTTATATCTTGATTCTATTGATTTCTTTAATATGTCTGGGTTCTGCGTAGGACTTACAACACCATATCTTTCTAACATGGTTTTTCGCTGTTTGTCTTTAACGACTTGACTTTGAGTAAAATGCTCAACTCCATATTTCTTTAACGAAGTTTCTTTTATCCTTTTCTGAAATTCATCGGTCTGCATAGGATATTCTACTCCAAATCGTTCAAGATTGGTTTGAATCACTTTGTCTTTAACAGACTGTAATTTTGAAGTATTCGTAACTCCGTATTTTTTAAAATTATTTTGAGCTTTTACTTTTTGGATTGCATCAGATTTTGATACGTTCTCAACTCCATATTTCTTTAGACAGGTTTCTTTAGATTTCTTTTTGATGTTTTCAGTACAGAATACATTTTCAACCCCATATTTTTCCATACAAGTTTCTTTTACTTTTAACGGGGAGCATTTTTTACATGCATTTGTACCATTTTTAGATGTTTTAAGATATGTACTATATTTAGTTTGATACGTTTTACCACAATAATCGCAACGTACATCTACCATGACGTCGCTACCATGTGTAACATCATTTATATTAGCCGTAAATGTATCGCCTATTTTTGTGAAATTATACCCTTTATCAATATAATGATATTTAGTACGGCTACACCATTTAACGGTTACTTGCTTTGTCAATAAAATTTCAATCATCTCCTTTTAATAAGACGATTAAAATAGATATATCCTTCCTCCTTATTGACCGTTCCCTCGGCTTCCAAGCACATATGAATATTATTCATATGATCATAAGAAAGAATTGCCACAGTGGTTTATGTATTATGCCACTGCGCCCCAAATGTCTAGGTCTTCGCCATTATTTTGATAATCTTTAAGTCGTGCTAGTTTGATATTTCCCATACGTGAGAAAATGGCGTTCAAACCAGTTCCGACTGAACTCATACCTTCCTGAGTTGTTTCACCGATAGTTGCTAAATAACCAAGCAATTTGTCCATACTGACACCCGCTAAATTTGCATTCGTCGCAACTTCGGACATACCTTCTGCCAAACCTCCAACATCAGTAGCGGAAGCCATATCTACAGAAGACATTTTATCTACGATTTTCAAGGTATCTTCTGCACTCGTAATGCCATAACCTTTTCTCGCAGAAGTTAAATATTTTGTAGCATTTTCAGATGTTAAATCACCAACCTTGCTAAGTTTAATAGAACTCTCTGCAAGCTTATTAGATTTTTCAACACTTTGTCCCTGTTTCATCCACTCAGTAGAAGAAGCAGCAACATCTGTACCAGTAGCCTTTAATTGATGCCCCATATTTGAATATGTTTTCATCAAATCTTTAGCTTTATCATTGGATACACCAGTAGCCATCTGAAGCTGAGTCATGGCACTATCTACATCATATGTATTTTGCACCATTTCTTGTGCTTTGTTCATACCAGATTGCAAGATGCCATATGTTCCTACGAACTGAGAAATCTGACTAAATCCACGCTTAACTTCTGAAAACATTGAATTTCCAGTAAGTCCTTTCGCAGAAATTTCAGCCTGCATTTGCTTAAACTGTTGGTTGATACTTTGAGCTTCCCCTTTAGTTGTAGCGTTCTCAGATTGTTTCACAAGATTCTCTAATACAACTCCATATTCCTTAGCGGCTTTAGTATTATTCGTCATATAAGTTCTAATCTTATTTGCTTGAATACTACCTTCACCAGGATTAAGTGCCTTGCTCTGAGTTGCGTCGAGAATTTTCATCTCATTGTTTAATTTTTCATATGATTGGATTACTTTCTCATTCTGTTTAATGATCGTATCCTGATTAGCAGTTGAAGGATTTGCTTGGTATTGAGTATGTAATTCCTGCAAACCTTTTACATTCTTTTCATATTCTTCAAAAGACTTATTCGCATTTTTGTATTCTTCACTGCCACTGTAATACCCACTAAGTTTCTTTTGTTGTGCTGCTAAATTAGCATCATATGATTTATTTCCAAGATTCCTAGAAACATTTTGCACATAAGAATCTTTTTTCTCTTGCTCTTTGAAAAGAGCTTGATTAAACCAATTACTATATTGTTCCTCTTGTTTGGCTTGTTTTTTAGCTTGTTTCTCTATATCACTCTTCAATACTTTGTTAGGAGAAGAATTTAATAAAGATAGACTATTTGTAGCATTTTTATCATACTGCTCAAGTTTTGAATGAGCATCAATCAAAAGGTCACGATTTTTTATAGTCGGGTCCTTTTTAAAGTTCCCATACATTTTATTGACTTCTTTACGTTGCTTTTCATAGTCAAGAATGTTGCTCAAAACAGCATTGTATTCTTTGCTATTATTGTCAACATATCCAGAAAATTGTTTTTGGTATTTTCCAGATTTAGAAGCAAATCTATTTGCTTGAATGTCAGATTCAATCTTAGCAGCTTTCTCATTTAGTTTTTTCTGTTCTGCTTGATATTTTTTATCAGCTTTCTCTTGCTCTTTTAATGCTTTATTTTTTGCTTTCTCTTGCTTTTTTAATGCTTTGTCTGCATATTGATAAGCAGTTGGTGTTGAAACATTTTCTTCGTTTGCGATCTGCTTTGCAACATTAGACATTTCTTTGGCTTGGTCTTTTGCACGTTTAACAAGACCTTTGTCAATAGATGTTTCCCCACTAGTATAGAATGTCCCAGAAGCATGTTTCATCTGTTTTTGTATTGCAGATTTACTATATTGTACATATGATTTTGCCTGAGTATTTGCCTGTCTTTTAATTTGATTCTTAAGTGTTGTATTTGTTGATCCGCTTGTACCAATAGTCGGATTGATATGCACATCTCTGTCTTTTATAAGATCAGCCAACTGAGACTCAACTTCACCTTTATCAAGTATTGCTTTAATGACGGCTTGAAAATCCATTCATTCACTCCTTTCATGAATTTACGCATAATAAAAAGAGCCTATAAATTTATAGACTCTTCAAGTTACGATATATGATTAACAGATGGTCAAGGAATCGAACCTCGATCTCTGGTTTTGGAGACCAGTATAATACCGTTATACCAACCATCCGTGATAGCAATGATCAATTACTTGTTACTTATTGTTTAATTAATCGCTGTCAAACATGGTTTCAGCATCCATGTACCAGTAGGGAAGTCATAAAGATGTGATAAAACATATTCATGTGCTTCGATGACTGAACCAACATTTACCTCTGTATGTATAACTATTCCTCCGCCATACATACTCCATTCGGCACAAATAAGTGTATAGTAATTTTTTCTATTCTCTATCATCATAACATCATCTCCTACTATATAAGTGGTGTTACATCATAGATTTTGTCGTGTAATTGATCATTGCGAGTTTTAGTATATCATAGAAATATATTATATGTATACTGGTATATTCTTCCAGTTCTATAAATCAGACAAAGAACCTTGTTTTCCTTCTTTAATACCGTCTTTTGTAAAGTATTTTCCGAAGTCATCTTCCGCAGATGAATCATTGTAAATACCGACCAATTCTGTAGAAGACCATCCAAAAAATTCTTTTATAACGTCAATCGGAATATTCTTCTTTGCGAAAGCAGTACAAGTATAATGTCTCATACAATGGTAGTAGAAGTCTACGTCTAACATCTCTGAAAATTCAGCTGTCCATTTGTCAAGATTAGATCTACGATGCCAACCATTTTTATCTTTCGTTACAAAGACATCATCAATGTCAACTCCAAGTTCTTTGCGTTGTTTATCCCATAAATCAATGTACTTTTTAACATCAACAAGGATAAATTTGTTTAACTGCTTGCCTAATTTACCACGACCCTTGGTACGAATCTTTGGCGTTTTATATAAAGCACCGTCAAATTCAAGAGCATCATCAGTAAAATAAGACATTTTCATCTGAATAATTTCAGATTTTCTCATTCCAGAATAAGCAGCAATAGCGATAGCACACGCTTTTTCATACTTCTCTTGTTTAACAAGAGTTTTTAATAAATCATCAACTTTTTCATCTGGCAGAATAGTTTTTTCACGTACTGCCTCATTTGCAGGATTCTCAATCTTATTTACAATCTTTCTGAACCCTTCAAATTCTTCTTCCTCATCTAACATATTTTCGATATAATCAGATAAAGAAGAAAGACATGATTTAACACGTCTTGTTCGTTTAGGACTCCATCCCCATACGTTAATTGCATGATTTTGAAACTTAGCAATATCACGCTTCGTTAATTTTGCGAAGTCCTTATTTTTATTATGTTCCAGATTCCAACACCAGAAAATATCTAAATCATTACGATAACCTTTGATTGTACTCTGCGCACGATCAACAGAGGCAAGATAGTCTAACCACTCATTGCCTAAATCTTTGTTATCTTCATTGACTAATGCTAATTTTTCTGGAGATGTAATCTTGTTATATACCGTAAATCTAGCCAACGGTAAAACCTCCTGTGTATAACATAAATATAACCTCAATATATAGTAATATTCATAAAACTGAATACCATATATTGTGGTTACTGAGTATATAAAATCTTGGTTTTATTTTGTGAAAATTACATCAGATTTGATGTGAAAAGAAATTATTGTTTAAATCTTTTTTCAAATGCCTGTTCAGCATATTGTTGAGCTTTTTGCTCTGTACGTTGCCAGAATCCAGAAGTTAATACAATACCAGATCCACCAGATTCCGCTTCTGAAAAGACGTGAGGAGTAGAATAAGTTCCAGTATTATAATTGTATCCCTGATCAAGATACACAGTGGCACTAACAGAATCTCCGCCACCAACAATACCAGTTGTTCTTGCAGAGTTTTTCATCTGATATGTTCTTACATATTCCTTTGGTTCTCCACCAGCATAAGAAGCAGTAAGCTCTTGATTGGCTGTTAAGAATGTTTTGCTCTCAGCTTCACTTACGGCATCAAGCATTTCATTCTGGATTTGTCTCCATAATCCAGCCATTGCACCCATGTTTCCCATGAAATCACCTTACTTTCTGTCAATAGAAACTACATTATTATTGACTGCATCAGCGGCACCCTGTTTAATTGCTTCAAGTGCATCAATTCTATTTTTCTGGAAATCATCAGATTCAACGACAGCTTTTGTAATGTCTTCGGCAGTAAAGTCAAAACCATGCTCTGCAAAATACTGCATCATCTTCTGAGTTACTTCTGGATCAGCTTTGGCAAATACTTCATTAATATATTCAAGAGCAGGTGCTAAAGCCACGACAGATTCTACTAAATCGTCAACACCTTCAACCTTGAAATTCACATCTTTGCTATCGAGTTTAATATCGATCGCACTTGCAATTAACTGCTGTTTAATGTAATCGCATTTCTCATCAATTGCAGCTAACATATCTTGAAACTGCACTTTGTTAATATCATTTTCATCAACAAATGCGTCAACATCAATATCTGAGGCAAGTGCATACAATTCATCAATGCCAATGCTTTCTAAATCCACACTTCCATAGAATTTGATAATATTCATCTTGATTCCCATAAGTTTACTTAACGGATCATAGTCCATACTAGATACCCCATTCTCATCCTGAGTTACTGGGAAAGCAGAAGCGACAACCGCCTCAACGAAATCATTTGCCTCAAATCTATTTAAAGACCCATCTTCATAATGTCTTGTTTCAAAAGCGATTTTACCCATAAAATTATCTCTCCATTTCTCTATTTAACTTCTCAATCAATTCAGATACATGATATCTGTAATTGACTTTCAATTTTCGACTATTAACAATGATTGGATTGAATTTTTTTAAATCCTTTTCGTTGAATGATTTCTTATCCATAGAAGCAATCATTCTGTCAAAATCATTGATGTGTTGAAAATATGTAGTTTCCATGTTATTTTTCTTTCTAAAATTAAATAAAAACCCTGCGATCATATTTTTGTAACCAACAAATTCTCTTAAACCTTTAATCTGATGATAATGAATTACACCTTTCTCTTCTTTGGTACGTTCAAAAGAAATAGAAGAAGTGCCAACACTTTTCAATTCCAATGCATACATATAAGGAGAGGAAAATAAGAAACAATCGCAAGGATTCTTACTTGAAAATCTTAAATTACTACAACCACCAAAAGATTGTGCTTGATCTTTTAAACGATAGTAGAATATGTCTGAAGGAATACTGGCTTTCCAATTTTCTTCAAATCTCTTACCAACATTCTTTGCCAACCTATTCACCTACCTGATATTTATCGTTAATATATTTTCTATAATCAACATACAGTCTGTATGTATCTTTTTTTGGATACCAGAACGCCATAATATCTGCACGTTCAGATGGGTAGACCAGAAGTGGTTGTACGCCATGTTCTACATAGAACTTAACCTGTGCCAAACTTGTAACAGGAATAAGTTTTGTATCTTTATATGCTTCCTGCAACTGTTCAGGCGTTGTAATTTCTGAATTCAATAAATACACCCTTTCTTTTAAAATCGTAAAAAATAGGGAAGAAAACAAAAAGTCATATAATCCAATTTGTGAACCATATTAAAGTTTTGTTCTCTTCCCTATCTTCTAACTAAAATGTAAAACTATAATATGATTACTGCAATATTTTTTCATGTTCAATATTCCAAGTTAATACACTACTGATTAGTATAAACTAACCAGTAGTGATAAATAATATCCTTAAATTAAGCTAAAGACTTGATCTGATAAATATCTACAAATTCATCATCTGCATCTGTCATCAGGTCAAATGTGATCTTCAGTGTAATAGGATCTCCCTCAGCTGCAAAAGCTAATTCGATATTTCTCTGAGGAGTAGCTTTGTAGCAAGTGATATGTAATGGTGTTACAACTCCTTGCTCAGATTTCTGGTTGATTTCTGCGTCAACTCTGAAATCAGCTAATTCCTGATTATCGTTAATCTTAACTAACTGAAGTGTAGAGTCATTTACGATATAAGATACATCGTATTTCTTACCAACAACGATATCGCTATCTGTTGTAGCTGTGAATACTTTTGCTGCTGCACTTCCTTCGATCTGTGTTCCACCAACATCACCTTTTTCGTAAACGAATAAAGCTCCTGCTTTTGGATCGTCTGGTAATGTAAGTTTTCCTGCTTCTGTAGCAGTGATCGTCTTCATTTCTGCACGATCTCCACCTTCTGTAATTGTACCGTTACCAAAGATAGAGAATAACTCAAATGGATATACCTGAATTTCTGATTCAAGTGTTCCTTCCATTGGGTTGGCAAATGTTACAGCATCTCTACCTCTCTTTTTAGCTTTTACAGAATCTGCTGTAATATTTAATGTTACTGTATTGGCATAATCAACTCTTAAAGCCTTTTTGCTTGTAGCTAAGTTAGTTAACTCAAATACACCGCAGTCACGGCTTGCATATTTCTTACTAGCTGCCATTTTGTCACATCCTTTCATTAGAATTTTTAAATTTTAGTATTAAAAAAAGACCCATAAAGATAGGTCTTATTTTTCTTCTTTAAGATTTTTCAAATATGAATCTTCTTTAAAGTCACTACCTTCAGTTCCCCAGACACTGGCATTAAGAGCCATGATTTGATAATTTCTATCAATTAGAATTCTTTGAAAGTTATCATATAATTGAGGAATTGTTAGTTGCCCTACGTTAGTAAAATTAATACTTGGGTGATACGCACATACGACAGAGATAATATTACCGATATCATATTTTGGATCTTGTTTATCTAAGTTTTTTCCACGAGTACGTTTAGCTTTTGCCTTATCACGTCTACGTTGCATTTGGATAACAACAGGATCTTTTTGCTTTGATAATTCTTCGGACACTGTGCGTTCATTGTTGATATTTGAAATTTGCATCAGGATATGTAATACATCATCAAAGATTTCTCGATCAATAACCCCGACAACCTGTGATTCGATTTCTCCAGTTTCTTTGTCCTTATGTGTTTTTAAGATCTCAAATCTTTTTTCTCTTAATCTATACACAACATCTTCGACAAAATAAAAACAAAATGCTCTCACATAAATCCGTATAACATCTGTGTTTTCTGATACCAAATCAAATAATTTAACATCTGTTCGTTCTTCATAAGGTAATGCCAAAAAAGCATCATATTTATCTGGCAGGAGAGCAGAGTAGTAGCTATCTACTGTCAATGTCATATAACTAGCATATTGCATCCATAACCCTTCACCAATTCTCCTACGATCACTGATTTTAGGTGGCTGAATATGCCCAATTCCAACAGGTATTGGTTCGCTTGACAGTAGCTGTGAATAAGTAAGTTTTACGTCACTCACTTACAAAGCAACTCCATATTTATATCATCAATCCGATACACCATTGTCCTGCCATAAAAGTTAGTGTTCGGTTTAAAAGACTGTAATTGGCTTGTACGAGTATCTAATCTCATAGCCCCGATACCAAATGAGTCTTTTATTGATTCGTCAGTTAAGGCAAGATTGATTGCTTGGCAAATCATATCTAAACGATTGCCAGCGTATCCTTTTTCACGCCATTCTGACCTTTCATCATCATCTAGTTTGATAACATCCCTATGACATACGACATTGATAACCAATGTGTAATCAATAATAGATGTTGATGTACTAGGATATGTTTCCATTAAGATAATAGATCGTGTATCTGTAATGGTTTCATCCATATATGGGACATCTTTGCAATGTCCTAATAAACGATTGTCTTTCACTTGCCCATGTATATTTTCGCCAATTTTGCATCCAAACCAATTATCCTCGAAAGAATAATCCTCATCATCAAGATATGGCATAGCAAGAGTGTTGACATCGTCATTTGTCATTAAAATATTTCCTACGGCTTCTTTGATCAATCCAAGCGAAACCAGAGGATTTTCCATCATTTTTTCTGTTTTCGTCATTGAATTTCACCTATGTAAGACTTTCTATAGTTATTTCAATAGAAGCAGTAGAAGAAGTTCTATCTTTTGCAGATAATTTCAAGATGATTTTCTGACCAACTAATGCAGAATTTGACACAGAGATTCCAATGTTTGAACCAGTTTCTTCTATATTAATGGAGTCTTTTAATTCACATTCAAGATCCCATTGAGGATCTTTTGTAACTATGTTTCCATCTAAGTCTTTAAAAGAAGCGGTAAATGTAGATTTCTTTCCTACAAAAACTTTCTTGTATCTATACTTAATAGTAGCAGTACATGTCTGTTCTACAGTTGGAACATCTGGCTGTTCTGGTTTCTCTGGCTGCGTTGGTTCAGGATCTTTTTTAGGCTCAAAGTAATCACATAATCGCAAGTCTTTTCTGTCTTTCGCTGGGTTAAATTCATCTTTATCAACGATAAAAGATAATACACCACCATGTTCAGTACCAAAATGATATAAAACATTATCATCACGAGTGAATGTAAATACGTCATTTGGAACTTCACGAATATCAAGAAATACTCTTTTTCCATCAAGTCCAAGAGTATCATCGTCTTGCGGTACAATTACCGTATAGTTATTTGATCCAACAAATATAATATTGTTACCTGTTTTACCAACATCATATTTAGATGCCGATTGATAATAAGCCCATCTTTCATGGATATTACCGTCTGCATCTTGCCATTTTACAGTAGACTGACACAACTTCATCGTTGTTTTTTCAAACACACCACATTGCCCAGGTCTTCCGTCTATGATCCAGTAATTATTCTCAAAATATACATACATTCCTGCTTTGGAAGTATTACATGGGAATAATACAGTTCTCTGCATAGTTTTTAATGCGGTATCAGAATCATTATCTTGAACCACACATCGGATAATCGTTCTTTCTGATAAATCAGAGTTACATAATTCAACCGTAGAAGCAATGTCTGTATCTAGAATTTCTGCAAATTCATCATCTTTATAATCGTTATATGCATCATTTTCATAACCGCCTGTTAAGTTAGGTCGTGTATTAGGTGTTATTAAATACCAATCTTGCATTTATCGCACCTCCTATGTGTAAGCGGTAGGTTTCTGATTGTTTGTCATTTTTTCAGCATTATATTTAATAGCATCAAGCTCATTCTTTGCTGAAGTTTTTGACCCATTATTTCCATCAATACTTAATTCTTTTGTTACAATACTAACTCGTTTATTTACAAGAGAGTAGTAACGCTCCTGGTAATATTGATGCATATATTCTGCCATTGTATCTATGACATATTGACCAAGATCTTCTGAAAATTCTTTTGTTTCTACATCAAATGTAAGATCATCAATTTCCATAGAATATCTTGCAATTGCCTTTATTAGCCATTGAAAAACTAAAGAGTCTGGCAGAGGCGTTTTATCTGCAAACGTAGATTCAAAACTTTGAATTACATCATCTGCGGTTGTCATTATAATCACCTACATCCTATTTCATTTTGTGTCCTGTATAGTTTTCAATGAATCGAATTTTTTCGTAATCGTTATAATTACCTTTTTTAATCATCATCATGACAGCTGACTTTTCAGCACTTGTGACAATATACTCAGAAACTTTATCTTTAAATGTCTTTGACATACCCTTATAGGAAAATAATTTTGCCACTAATTCAGGTGTTAAAATCTTCTGAACTTTCTTTTCTTTTTTATTGTCAAAGTCTAACTCTTCACGAGTAGCAGCGTCTTCAATATATAATGTTGCATGGGAGCCAACGCCATCAATTCCAGTAAAAAGCATATTACCGTTCTGTACCTGAGAAATTACTTCTCCACGAGACAAACGAGTAGTACCATTTGGTGTGATTGTTACATCACCTGTAGATTCAATTCTCTGAAATCCAGTTGTCCAATTAGCAAGACTGCGTACTGTAATTTTTGTTTCCATGCTTAACTCTTTTACAACTTCTGTATTTTCCATCTCTTTCAATTACTTATCCTTTCACAACTAATTATCGTTTACTTGAATTTGTATTTTACAGAATTATACAATTCAATCTTTTCATCTAAATCTTTCGACTTTTGGAATGTCCAATAACGTACACCAGTATTTTTGTTGATGTTAGAAGAAATATAACTTTCGCCTAACCCCATTAAAAAATAGTGTAGTTTTTTGGAATAGCAAAAGTAAATATCGTTCATGATCTATGTCCTCTATTTAACTAATTAATTGCAAAGATATACAGAATTACCATATATCTTTGCAAATAAAAAAGACCCATAAGGTCTACATTTCTTCAACTATTTACGAATTCTAGTAAGTACCAAGTTCTGTTGACAGTTTCTTGTCTCCAAGTAAACCAATCATATATTCTCTTCCTGGAGCAACTAAAGCACCAACTTCAAGGTCATATCTTGTGATTAACTGACCTGTTGATACATCTGTTCCAGAAATAGATGTTAATCCACCTCTTGTCACTGTATAGATTGGAGACTGTCCACCAGCAGGAATTACATATCCAAGTCCCTGTGGTAATACTGTCTGGAAGTCTGTTCCATCTGCATTCATCAGAGAAGTATCATATGGGTTTGGTAATTCAGAAACAACTGCACCATTGTACATTCCCATTAATCCTGTATCGTGGATTTCTTTCATAACGGCTTCAGAGATACCTGTAACAGCAGGTGTTGTTCCCTGATATCCTGCGAATGCATTAAGCTGAGAAACTAAAGCATAATCACCAGTGATAGTTGGTTTTCCAAAACGTCTTACAGGTGTGATAACTCCATCAACACCAGTTTTTGTTAATCCGTCTCCCTCGAAGAAGTATTTAACTCCATCTGCATGTTTGATTGCTTTGTAGATTGTTTCTACAACATAAGCAGCAGCTTTGTTTCTGATTTGAATAGCGATCTGATTCTTTAACTCGTTTTCATCGCTCATGTCACCAGTAGCAGCTTTTCTATAATCTACTGCATAACCAGCAGAAATAGCTACTGTAGCGATAGGTGTTCTTTTCTTTCTGATTACTGGGAAGTTAACATCTTGACCTAAAGCCTGTTTGTTTGCTGGGTTTCCAACAAATTCTGGGATTTCAACTTCGCAAGAATCGTTATATCCGATTGCTTTATAATTTCCATAGATGCTTAATAATTTAGCTTCTTGAAGAATCTGAGGTTCCATTGAGAAACGTCTGATTTCGTTTAATTCAGAAACTGCGGATAAATCCCCAGCAGAAGCTTTACTATTTAACTCTTTAATATAGTTAGCAGCCTGATCTGCTTTTTTCCCGAAACGTTTTAAGTCTTTTCCATCTCTCATTGCAGAGAAAATTTCTACTACAGGAGATTTTGTAGACACACGACCGCTTGCAAAGTTTGCATCCTTACGTTCGTTGTTTAATTCAAATGTATACATTTATACTATCCTCCTTTTTAAATTAACTATTTTGATACTGACTGTGTAGCTGGAGCAGAAGCAGCAACTCTTACAACAATACCTTTGTGATTTCCAATGATTTCAGTTACTTCTACATATGGTGCAGCAGTAGCTCCCTTAACAAGATCACCCGTTGCTGTAGATTTTAACTTATCACCTTTAGCCACCCCAGTAGGAATCTGTTTTCCATAAATTTCAAGTTCTTTTCCGTCTAATTTATCAAGATCTAAAACTCTTAAATCTGATCCTTTTGCGATAAAGTATCTGTCTAAACCTTCGTCGTCACCAACTTCAATATTCATTACTACCTGTTTAGCGTTAGCGGCTAAAGCAAATGTACCTTCTGTTACTGTTCCAAAATCGCCATTATAAACATCTGTTCCTGCAACAGCTTTTACATATGGGTATAATTTCTCGATTTCAGAGATATTGCGGAATTTAATCATTTTTATCTATCCTCCTTATTAAAAAATACTTACATCTTCGTCATCATCAACAACTTCGATAGATTCACATACCTCAGAAAAAATATCTTCAACTTTTTCTGAATTTGTTTCTGCTGTAGGCTCTGTGGCAGATGCCTGCTTCTCAGCTGCTTTCTGCTGTGCTACAATATTCATGCAAATCTTAGATTTGATAGAGTTAACTTCAGAAGCAATTTCGTTTAACTCGTCAATATTTTCGCAAGAGTTAATATCAGATTTTAATTTGTCGATATCTTCTTTTGCGACAGCTTTTTCGTCTTCATTGAACTCGCTTAAAGCTTCGTCAACTTCACCTAATTTTTCTGCAACTTTAGCTTTTGCAATTTCTTTTCTAAGAATTTCGATCTGTTCCCATGCTGTCTCATTCTCTGTCTTTGTGTCTTCAAGAGCTTTCTGTAATTTTTCGACACTTGCATTAAGTTCGGAAATCTTTACATCCTTTTCTGCGATAACAGAATCTTTCTGCTCAATCACGGAATTCTGCTCAGAAATTTTCTCTTCTAATGCAGATTCTTTAGAATTGATTTCAGAAATTGTTTCTTTGATAGCAGAAGTGATTTCTTTCATATCAATTGTTCCGTCCATTTTCTGTTTGTCCTCCTTGTTTTGATTTTCGTTTAATTCCAATACAATAGAAGAGGTATCAGCTGGGTTCATTACCATATCCCAACCAGAGTGAATGAATTCAACAGGAATTCTCCCTGTTTCTCTCCATCCATTCATATAAACAATTCCTGTATTACCTTTTGCTTTGAAAATTTCTACGCTACCTTCTACGGCAACGCCATTGTTAAGATCTTCTTCAAGATTTGCAACGAATTCTGGATAACACATTTCATCAAGATATCCTTCACCGCATACACATCTCTTTGTTTCACCTTCGTAATCAATGTCGTCAATATAGCCTCTTGTAAAATGTCCAACAACACTTGCATTTCTAAATGTTATTAAGCCATCTTCGTTGACACCAGTTTCTCCGTGACCGCAGATTATTGTTCTGTTTTCATCTAAAAATTCAACACGAACACTCATATCTGTGATACTGCCGAGCTGTGGCGCACAATATTCCTCTAAAAAGGTAATTCCATTTTTGTTGTATTTTGTTCCGATACCATTTTCTACTGATTCAGGAGGCTGTAATTCGTACAATACGGCTTTAAATGGTCTACGCCCATTCTTGTATTTCTTTTCAGATAACTCTACGATTGCCATGTTGTATCCTCCTTTAAAAAGTTTTGTATAACAAAAAGGAGACTGTGTTACACAGCCTCCTTGATATTATTAATATTTAATTTTTCATTGAGAATTTCCCCAATTTTATTTTGTTCATAATACCAAATCTCTAATAATTCAATATGATTATCTTTTGCAAATTGCTTCTTTCTACGCTCATGCTCTTTTTGGATTTCAAATTGTTCTTCAGCTGTAATTTCTTTTCTTGCTACAAACGGAAGACTTGTAGGTTGTTCATGTTGCTTCCCTTGAAATTCGATCAATATGTTAAAATCTTGCAAATAAAAATCATATGATAGCTTACCACCTTTAAGACCTAGTAAATTGTTAAATGTTTTCTGTGGTTCAAAATTAATATTATGCACAGATAAATAATCAAAAATAATTCTTTCTCCATGAGACATATTACAATATGGACATCCGCTTTTGTTTACGAGCACGTTGTCTGGCGTGGTATTCCATACATGTCCGCATACAGTGCTAGTAAATGTTGCCTTTTGTTTTAGACCGGCATATCCTCTCACATATTTAACGGTTGGATTTTTTAACTTCAACTGTTTAATAAAATCTTCTTCTTTTAATCGCTTATTAAATCCAATTTTATTATGGGCACATTTTGGACATCCATGTCCTCTTATTAAATGTGTTGGGACACCTTTCCATATATGTCCACACTTATTACACTTAACCAAAATTTTAGTTCTATCATTAACATATTTTTCTAATGGAGTTATGTCATTATTACAGTCTGCAAGCTCTTTTAAAAATTGCTCTTGAGTTTTTGCCAATGAGCAATTTTTACATCGACATCCTGAAGATAAGACCGATGGTAAAGTATAATATATCTTGCCACATGTTTTACAACGTACTTTAATCTTGTTTCTTTGTCCATCATATTGAGACAATATCTCAAGAGATTTATGTATGTTTGAAGAATAACGAGCCATCCATTCATCATGTGTAAGTTTTCTTGACACAATTTTACCTCTTTTCTTATGAAATTATTTATTGTCGCTTGGACTTGGAATACTATTTCCGTTATTATTTCTACTTAAAATAGTATTTTTGGTTGGGGTATCTGTCATTGGGCGACCACCAACCTGATCATCTTTTGAAACATTGCTTGATGTTAAGTGAGGTAAATAGCGTTCATAAATACCATCTTCGATTTCTTCATCTAATACATTAAAATATGCTTCTGGGTTAATTCCTGCACTAGCAACAAGATAAGATAAGGAACCGCTTGCCTCTGAATATAATGTTTTGCACATATCAAAGAATGTCTTGCGATTTACAAAAGAAGTAGGGAAGTAGTAAACTTCCACTGGATTGTTTTGATCTTTAATGACATTTTTGTTAATGACGTAATTTAATTCTTTTTGCCATTCATACACCCATGTATATACTTGGGCGGTGATCATTTCGAGGTTATTCGCTCCAGCTCCAAAATTACCTGATTCCATTGCACCAAGTAAAGAAGCGCAAATACCTAAATCCAAAGAGATTTGATTGCTAAGATTTGATTCATTTTTATCATTAAAAATATCTGTAGAAACATCTAAAGAATTGATCTTTGTTCCTGCGGCAACGCTAATGAAACTTAATCCACCTTTGTTGTTTTTGTTAACTACAGCGGTTTTAACATCATTATGTTGGGCTTCCTGTTGCTTTTTGGTTAAAGCACAAAGTCCTTTTTCTTTCCCTTCTGGGAATGTCTGATAGACAACTTTATTGTTCATGTCATCCAAAACATTTCGTTTTGTGTCTGTAAAATAATCTTTATATAGTACATCCTCAAGAGCAGCAATAACCAATGATCTTCCCCAAGGTTCTGAGTCTTTGCATTTGATTTTTCTGCACATTGTTTTATCCGAATTTAATATTAACCAATTGCCGTTTACGCCATTACTTTTCTTGCGATCGTAATACCCTTTCCTGATTTCTTCTGGATACTTTTTAAGTTTTCTTTCCCGTGTATCGTCTGTGAAATCATCAAAATATCTCAAGTCAAAACCAACAACAAATCGCCCATTTTTCTTACTAACAATTTTACAATACTGCCAAGGCAAAGAAATAATAGAGACATTGACACCGATGTCATTTATCTCCATAATACGCTCAACATCAAAATCATTCATGTATTTTGTATGATCAATATCGGATGGTCTTACTTTGGTTTCGAAGTAATAAAACGCAATTCCGTCTAACATCTCGGTATGTAATGCATCTCTAATGAAATGTTTGTCGTCGATTGTCTCAAGGGTAGAGCGCATTAAGCGTTTATTATTTTTTGCCTTGTTGTTATTTTTCTTTTTTGCTTTCGATTTATTGATTAATATACTATCAAGACATGGCAATGCAACCATATAGTCAACAGAATTTGTAACAACTCCGTTTTTTGTATACACAAAATTTGACAATCTAATGGCGGTTTCGTGGTTTTCAATTGGATTTCTTAAAACACTGCGTATTTCTTCTTTATTAAAATAATCATAAACACCACATTGAAAGATAGCGTTAAATATATCTGTTGTTGTATATTGATAACTGTTGTATTCATATGTAGTATCTTGCTTTATATTTTCTTCCATTTTCCCTCCTTCCATTAGTTTACAAATGTTGCGTATCCGTATTCTTCATCTGTAGTTGCCATATCTAATTCCAACTGGTCTATAAAATATGATCCGTAGCTACATGATGAATATCTATCTTTTCGGTTGTTTCCACGTTCCTTAATTCGGATACCACCTGTGGTTAATTTTTCATATTGTAATTCTGCACATTCACTAACAAGCGCCTGAGTTTCTAAGAATGGTCGCTCAAAATCGAATACATCATCGACTTCGATGGCTTGTCTATATTCCTTATTCTTAGAAAGGATTTCTTCTTTAGCGGTTTCAAAGTTAACAAGAAAATCAATCCTTCCTTCAACCAGATTCTTTCTGAAGTTCATAGCAATATCACTGTTCAGGTTTTGTGTACCATTGATAGCATAGATGCATGGTTTTGCGTCTGGATCTTGACACAATCTACCGTATTCATCGTTGTTCATACATTTTAATGGGGCGTATTCAACACTGCGATCTTCATCGTATAGAACTTTTTGTAAAGAATACAAAATTTGCAAACCTCCGTTGCGCACGTCAATTACTATATAATCAGCGTTAAAATCTTCATATAGCTGACGTATCCTAATTGCCTGTTTTGTCGTATCTCCTATCTGGTTAGACTCAATATAAGGGAATTGTCTACGATATCCTTGTTCCATTTGCTTATCGCCATACGTCATTGTTTCTGGGATAGCACGAATACAAGAATAAACTGAATTGTCGTTCTGAGAACCTGCTACGAATGCAATATCGCCTGCGATAACTCTTACTTCATTGTCACGTTTAGGGATTGCATAGCGGTTTTTCTTATTGATTTGAACATCCAAATTATTTCTTGGATAAAAGACTTGTTTTGAAATTTGCCGATTCATCAGCATAGAATATGTAAAATATGCAGAATCAGATTCCTTAATTCTAAGATTTAAGAACTCTACCTTCCAACTGGTAGGATCCTGCTTTTTCTTTTCTTTGATCAACTGTTGTTTTGTTTTAAATCCATGTTTTAGACATATACTTTCATCAAATGCTAAAAGCATACCTTTTCCGTGTTTCAGCATTAATTCATAGTTCATGTCTACAATTGTCCACATCCAATGTGTAGGGTCTTGCCAAGATGAGCTAATATAGATATCAACGGGGTCTTCTTGCAAGATTTTCGCTAAAACTGGATTATCTTTATATTGTGGAAGTTGTATATAACCTGGCTGACGTACCATCTGAAATGGGGAAATGACATTATCTTCAATATTTTTCTTGATCTGTCTAAATTCTTCCCTAATAGCAACATTTGAACGAATACCACGGGCGTTATCATTTGCTGTAAACACTTTAATTGTAGATCCGTTATAAAATTTTACAACAACGTCTTGTCCATTAGTCTTAACATATTCAATTTCTGCTCTTAAAACAGCCGATTTTACCATTAATTCACCTTGAATTTTTTCGGTAATAATCAATTTACTCTGTCCACGAGTAGCAGAACCAATAACAACTTTTGATCCTGGATAAAGAATAGCTCTAGAACATGCATATAGGGCAATTAAGAATGATTTTGCATCATTACGTGCTGCAACAATACAAATTGAGTTGGAAACACCCATATAATATAGTGCCAATTGTTGATATGTATATATTGGAATTTCTAAGTAGTCTTGTACAAATCTGTGTAAATTTTTCCTAAAAAACGTACACCATGCCAATGTATGCATAACATTTGTTGGATTGCTTAAATAATGCGTAGATGGGAATTTTTTATACAATTCCTTTTGATATTCGTCGGCAGGAAACTGTTCAATCATTTTACTAAGACGTCTGGCAGCGGTCTTTTTACTTACTTGTTTATTCATCGTCTAAATCCTCATCATCAGGAATGAAATATTCCTTATCTCTATCAGAAGATCCATATTGTAAATTTCTTAATGGACGTAGCATAAATCTGTCCACATAGTCTGCCAAATCATCATAATCTTCATATAATGGTTTATCTTTATAAAATTCTTCAGGCGTATATTTTGATATAGTACCCAATGTTACTCCAAGAGTAGTATTTTGACTTTCATCTTTTTCTTCAACTGTTTTTAGACCTGCATCGTTGAATGTTTTAGAATACTGGCTGCTAAGGTCGATATATTTCTTTGAATCGCCTGCCTGTAGAGCACGTATTTGTAGCATGTATAAATTGCATAACGATTTTACGAAGATTTCTTGATTCTGATCAATGTTTGGATTGTTGTCTTTCAGCATATTATAATGCTCGTCAAGATTTTTATAATCCGCCTGTGTAAATCCAGCACCCCATCTCTTAGTAGCTGAACCAGAAATAGATATACTATCATCATTTACAGCTTGTTCTGCACTCATAACATGATCATATCCATCTTCATAAAATTTCGTCTTCATTCCATCAAGATATGTGTTACCAACCTTTGTTGTTTGATGAAGATTACGCTTTGAAAGATATTGTGAAAATGTGATTGGTTGATTTTCAACCTTTGCATTTTTGTATGCATCAACATGAAACACTACATCAAATTGCTGACACACATGCTTAATTGCGTGGACTTCATTTCCATTGTAGTAATTGATCAACTTCTGTAGATACAAGTCCATACAATCATTACAGATGTTGATATACCCATCATTACTCTGGTATAAAGGAGAAGGAGATTTAGCGAAATGGCTTCTCTGATTATCCCAACTCTTACCACAGCATGTGCATTTATATTTTTTATCTACCCTAGTAGATCGCCTTGGCATCTCAAATTGCACGTCTCTATTGATGTACATTGGGGCTTTTACCAATTCTTCTGGCGTTAATTCTCTTGCCATAAGTTCCTCCTTTCCTTATATAATAGAAGAGCAGTAGATGATATTATTCACCTACTGCATATAATTTATAATATTAAAATCTCCAAAGATCCTTTAACAGATGCTCGAAAGGCAACATAGTTGGCAAAACTTCAAAATGTTTATCTTCCATAATTCTGGCAACGATATCTAAATCAGATACATCTTCCTTGCTGATCGGAACATCGTCTTCATCTTCATATCCAAAAAGCCAGATATCAGAATCAGAGTAGAAGTTCAATACAAAATCTACAATATCCTGAGTAACCTCTTCTTGATATAAATAAATGGAAGTTCCCTGTAAAGAATCATTATATTTATCATATAAGAAAACTCTCAAACTTCCATCATCAAACATTTCAAGACAATATGTGACATCGTCTTTTTCCATATTAATCTTATGTGGAGCATAGTCAAGTTCTGACATTGCAATGGATAACATATAACGAATTGTCTCAGCGTTTGCAATGATATCTACACAATTATCTCCATCGACCAACTGATCGTTAACTGTAAATAAAAGCTCAATTTGGTCTTCGAAATCTGTAATATTCAGATCCTCATATTTGTTATATTTATCTTTATAAGAAATAACAATCACTCCAATCTTATTTGTTTACCGCATCTTTTAATGAAGCAGAAATTTTGAATTTTGGAGCTTTCTTAGCAGGAACATTGATTGTTTCACCTGTTCTTGGATTTCTTGCAACATGAGCTGGTTTATCTTCAACAGTAAATGTTCCAAGCCCCATTAAGCGAACACCTTCTCCAGACACAATGGCATCAACGATACATTCAACAACTCTATCTAATTCTTCTTTTGCCTCGATCTGAGTTACTTTGCGTCCTTCTGTTGCTGTTTTCTTTGTTGCAATACTTTTAATTAAATCTTTTGATGTTGTCATAGTTTAATTCTCCTTTTTATAATTAATGTTTTGTTTTTGACTATTTTCTACGATTTCTCTAAAGAGAGTAGCCGTAAATTGTTGATAATTAAAATGTTAATTCGTTTAACATTTTTGTTCTTTCTGCCAACATGCCATCTCTGCTCATATAAGACATAAGCGGAGTACAAGTTGGATATTTAATATCAAATACAGTTATCAAAAATTCTAACCGTTGTCTTAATGGCATATCTGTTCCTAAATACAAAATATCTTGTTCTTGTAAAAATTCCAGACGCTCATTATAATCTTTTTCCAAACTATCTCTAGTTAATTCATTTGTTTGGATCATAAGATAATTCCTAATATCCTGTGCTTTTGCACCAGTTGCAATAACATTTAGGAAATTTGCTTCTCTAGCAAAATCATATTTATCACCATAACGACCGCATTTCCTAAAAATATTTTGAGATAATGCTTCACATAGTGGTTTATAATTTGATCGTTCAGAAATACGTATTTCCCACCATTCTTTATTATTTGCAACAATATCTCTCATCAACATGAAATAACGACGAACAATTTCACCTGTTTCTGTACGCTCTACCATAGCAAGAGATTCTGCCATGTATATCGTCAATATATACTCCGTTGTATAAAAATACCCATTATTTACGGCTTTCCGTTTTTGACAAGCCGTAACAAAGTCAGTATTTTCTTGAAATTTATATGTATTGATACGACGTTTTATCCATTTAGAATAATTTGCTTTAACTTCTAGTTGTTCGTGTAATGTTCGTGCGTCAACACAGAATCCTTTAACTTCCATATTTTCAATTAAAACTGGAAGTTTCTTTTGGTATTTCATTACCAATTTAATTTCGTCATCAGTACAACCTAAGCGTTGCAGTTCTTTCTTAGTAAAATATTTTGCCAAGAATTCCTCCTTACAATAGAAGAAGTAGGAAAACAGCCTACTTGATAACGACAAATCAAAGTACAATTGAAAGCCGTATATTTATAGAAGTGGAGCAGAAGAAGTAATATCATCTGCTCATAATAGGCAGTCTGTCCGACCTGTTTTGAGAGATTGATCCTAAAAATGACTGCCGAATTGCTAATTTAACTGTATCTTGAATGATGCTGTATGTCCTTCACGTTCTGTGAACTCAAATAACTTGCAAGCACTCTTTGACCCTTTAAAAATACTGTCTGCATAAGGATCGCTACCTACAAAACTTGGGCACACTAAAATTTCCTTATCGCATGTAATACCTTCGCTGAGAGATTTTTCAAGCATTCCATGGTAATGACCAACCAATAAGAAGTCAATATCTTCGTTATAAATAGACTCCATATTTTGAATGGCACTATCAATTCCTCTTAAGGTATGTCCATGCATTGCAACCATATTAAAGCCAGCGATAGGAATGTGGATACAATCAGATTCCAGATCAAGATGGACTTCAACACGATCATTATTTGCCAAACATTCATTGATGTAATTTCCAATAATATACTCAAAGTCTTCCGCACATAATTCAGAAGCTCTTGTTCCTATAGGTCGTGTTTGACTGTGATTGCTTCGACCTACACAATAATATTCAATTTCAACATATTTGGATAATTCATTTAAGAAATGTGAAATGATTTTTGAGATATCAACAACTGCTTTGACAACGGCAGAGTCGTTTAATTTGACGTCAGTAAGACGTAAGATACCCTGAATGTCATCACCTAATGTGACGACTTTGAGTTTAGAAATACCAAGTCTATGTATCAGCACAATGGTCTTAGATAATAATTTTTGAAATCTTTCAATGCAAATTTCTGGAGAGTATTCATTATTAACACTCTTAAATACTGCATTGTAATGAATATCTGCAATAGAAAGCACATATCCTTTAGATTTATCTTCAACTCTCAGAGGTTTAAAGTGTGGGTTTGGTAGCATCTGAATTGCTTCAGCCACATATTCATTGAATAGTTCAAAACGACTTTCTTGGCGAGAAATACGATTTCTCTCTAAATTAACTGTCTGTAATTTCTGTCGTTCCTTACGAATTTTTTCATATAATAACTGATCTTCAGATTTTTCATCATTACCAGATTTTTGCTTGCTGCGAAAATAAGCATCTCTGAATCTACCACCAAATGGAGTAGAAGAGGACTTGCGAATTGTATCGCTTGCACATTGTACATGATATTTTTCTTTAATTTCCTGCCAGTCGATATCAACTACACCGTCAAGTTTTGAATCAATATCTGCACAGACAGCCTCATATGTTTCTGGAGTTAATCCGATTTTTGCTAATTCTTGTTCAAAATTAATACTGATAAATCTTCACTCCAATCTATTCTTCATCAGAAGGTACGTTTAATTCCAGATCTTCATCAGTCTTTTCTTTCATCTGAAATTCACCATATTTTCCATCAAAGTCTTTTAATAAATCTTTGAAAGATACATTTCCTTCTTCTGTTTCAATAACTCCTTTTTCGATGTCTACATAACCTGCCGCCTTAACTGTGACAGTAGTAGATTTTTTATAAGATAAAGCTTTAGCCATATTTATTCTCCTTTAAACTAATGTGAATTTTTTTAATTATTTGTGAAATACCTCTACACACTTGATTAAAAATGTGTTATAGTGTAAATAGAGGTAGTTTAAGCATTTTTATGAATAAAAAATTAAATGATTTCGTCTACAATTCCAAGGCGAAGCATTTCATCTGCATCAAGCCATAATTCCTGACGATATACTTTTTCGTACATTTCTTCATCAATATTAGAATGTGAAAGTACATACTGTTTAATTTTCTCTTCGTATTTCTGCGAAAAATTAAATAAATCTCTTACAGCATGAGCTGTTCCGCTAACAGATTCTGATCCACTATGAAGTAAACCTACGCTAAATGGATGACATACGGTTTTTACATTTGGATTATTATGTCCTGCCATAGCAATATGTAGCCCCATACTGGCTGCCATACTCATAATGTGAATCGTAAGTGGAGTTTTAACCTTTTCAATAACATCAACAAGATTAAATCCTCTATATACGTCGCCACCAGGTGAATCAAGAATAATTGTAATATGTTCTCCAGAACCATCATTATCCATCTCAATAAGTGGGAGAACAGCACTTTCAAGGATGGTATCGCAAATGGCTTCATTTACAATAATTCTGCGCTGCTGTAAATTTACATAATACTGATAATCTACTACATCTGGCAGTCCACCGCCAAATTGTTTTAGTAAATCTTTAATTGGAAGTTCGAATTCTATATTCAACAGTCCTTTCTATAATGAAATTTTCAAACTTGAATTTGCAATAATAACTCGTGTACTTTTGCATTTCTTTTCAAGTTCAGAAGTTAATTTCTCTTTTAATGTTAACTTTGCTTTTTCTGATCCATGATGTAATACAATTCGATTTGTGTTAATAGAAGAGTAGTAATCAAGAAGTTGGCAGAATGGAGCATGTCCACTAAGAGATTTGAGTGAGAAACTTGCACATCTACAAGTATATTGTTTATTATCTATAGAGATAGATTTAACATTTTTGTCTTTAAGTAATGCAGCTAAACTTCCTGGTGTACTGAATCCTACAAATAGAACAGTAGCATTAGGATTTGGAACTGCTTTTTTCAAATGGTGTCTAATTCTACCATTATTACACATTCCAGACGTAGATAATATTACACATGGTTCATTGCTATGTACCAATGCTTTACTGGATTCTGCGTCACGCACAAATATCAAGTTGTCCCAATTTAGGACTTCATCAAACAATTTTAATTCATCGCCAGATAAGATTTTGCGATATTCGTTGAAAATATCAATTCCTAACGGTGTATCAATATATACTTTATAAGGAAAATCATAATCTTTCATGACCTGGTAAATCATTGTTGTAAGAAATTGGAGTCTGTGATTTGCGAAAGTTGGTATAATTACCTGTCCATGCATTTCGCATACCTGTTGTGTAATAATAGAAAATAATTTTTCGATATCATTATTTCTTTCTTTTTGTCCAGTTTTTAAATCTGGGCGATCCCCATAAGTTGATTCTCCAATGACTAAATCTGCATGATCAACAGGAGTAAACTTATTGACGTAATAATTATGTACTTTAGAATTTCCAATATCTCCTGTGAACAGTAATGTCTTTTCAATATTGTTCTGTTTGAGATACAATAAAATTTGTACACTACCAAGCAAATGTCCATTTGGAATAAGCATAAATGATAAAGTGTCATCAACAACAATCTTTTCCATAACAGGATATTCAGAAACATAATTCATTGTACGTTCTACATCTTCAATAGTATACAATGGTTCATAATTCTTCCCATGTTGATTGTTAATTAATTCTATATCTCTTTCAATGATATAAGCAGAATCTTCAGCCATTCGATGCATAATTCGATAATTGTCTTGTGCAACAATAATTTTTGCAGAACATCCCTCTTTATATAATCTTGGGCTTAAAAATACGTGATCCGCATGGAGATGGGAAATAAAGATATAATCAATGTCTTTTGGCTTAAATTCTTTGAATCTTCTCTTATTTACAAGAAAATCATCGTATTTACTATTTGACTGATGTAAGCCAGCATCAATCAAAATATTGTGAGTATCTGTTTTTACATAAACCATAGAACCAGTAACATCCATGGCAGCAGGTTCATCTACAAATGATACTCTGATATTGTTTTGTTTTTTCTTCATAGAGAACACCTATCTTTCTCTATATTTCTTTAGAGCTTTCATTACGCTTCTTTTCTCACTTGCATAGTAAGTAGGATGTCCAGAATACGTCTGATGAATATCAGATTTGTCCTTGAATCCTTTTGAGCGAAGATAAAAAGCTTCATTTTTGGTGATCTTAATTATAGAAGATCCCTCCATTCTTAAAATATTTCCAGTGATGCTTGACGCTGCATATAGCAGTCGTCGTACATATATACTGGATAGGAAAGCTTCTAGTAGGATTCGAACCTACACTCTAAGTCTTAGAAGGGCTTTGCTTTTCCGTTAAGCTATAGAAGCAGAAAGGAGTAGTGGATGAATTAATATCCATCCACTATATGCTAACAATGAGAAAAAATCTTTGTTGAAAAAAGAACTGACCACCAAACAGCTCTTTGATTGCACAGGTAGGATTTGAACCTACGTCTCCAGAACCAAATGGAACGAGCGAATTTACCAACTTTTCCACTGTGCAATATTGGTAAGGACATAAATGTCCCTACCAATAAAGGATACTATATGAAAAATAAAATGAAACCTAGAAAAATAGCAGAAGGTGGATTTGAACCACCGATCTTCAGGGCATGAACCTGACGAGATAACCAAACTTCTCCATTCTGCGACAGGGATAACTGGATTTGAACCAGTGAATACAGCAGTCAAAGTGCTGTGCCTTACCACTTGGCGATACCCCTTAAATGTATTTTAATTTTAAAGCAGGTCTTCACCTTACAGTCATTTGTGGAACAGTTTATTCTGCAACATAGTAGATAAGTCTGAGCTTCGAGGAGCGACCTCTAACTTCTTACCTAAGTCTAAAAAACCAGTTCTATGACATGATCAATACATGCAATGTCAACCCACCGTTCAGAATTAAGTTTTAGAATGTTTTTATAAATTTGAACTTACCCTTAACTGACTTGAGCGACATACCAGCGACTTTTCTTATACACTGTCTTTTGAACAGATTCACATCAAACTACATTATTTGGCTTTTCCACCTTTTACGTACCTGCCAGAGTACGCATTGAAGTGGATTATTCTCCACAGGAGCGTCTATTATTGTAGCGAAAAGTTCTGTGCGTTAACCAGACCAAAATGCTGCACAATATCCATTTGCTTGAGAGTTTCTCTCTTGTCCATATCAGATCACTCCGACATAAAAAGAGACACAAAGAACGTATCCGTACAATGTATCTCTCCAATTCGACATATGTGCCTAGAATATCTCTCGGACTCATGGCATTGAGTTTTATAACCGAGTTGCTTATGTTTAAAATACAAACTCTCGTAGAAGGATTTGAACCTCCGACATGATGGTTAACAGCCATCCGCTCTACCAGTTGAGCTATACGAGAATATAATTCCTACAGCTGGATTCGAACCAGCGACTTTCATCTAATGTTATCCTTGCTGTGATGACCCTCTGCCAACTGAGGTATATAGGAAAACTGACACGACAGGAATCGAACCTGCAACACCAACGTCCGTAGCGTTGTGCTCTGTCCAATTGAGCTACATGTCAATAACGAATATGTATTTGCCTCTCATACGTACACACTGGCGAGACAATACATATTTCTAAAAAGCAACAGTGTGTAAGTATTGCTTTTCTAGGGCGAACTGAAGTGATGAACTCCATCAGAATATCAGAAGAGGTATACATTCCAATATCCACCAACCATCAGGGTGTTCGCATATTTTTTGGTTAATCTATCGTATAGTTACTAACCTAATCATCCCTGTTGAGGGAATCGAACCCACTCGTGACCGAAGCCGCAAAATTTACAGTTTTGCCTGTCTCCTTAGCAGTATAAACAGGGATATTGGCCCACAAGTCCGAAGAACATTGTAGGACAAACATCACACCAACGAGAGTCGAACTCGTATTGCATCCGTGAAAGGGATGTGTCCTAAAACCATTTAGACGATGGTGCGATTTAGCGTACGGACTGGGCTACGACCCCAGGATACGCATATTCGTACGTATACAGGATTAGCAATCCTGCGCATTAAACCAGCTCTGCCACCCGTACATTCTGTATCTGTATTAATTTCAACAAAACTAACACAAATTTTAGTGAGTGATTCCTCCTCACTTTTGGCATACTTATCCATACAATAAGCGAAATATAACATTTCCAGAATATGCCATACACTTAATTGTGTAATTTTTGTAGACCACTCTATAAAAAGACACACATTCTTTGTGCGATCAAAACACCTTGGATTAGAGTATCGCAAGTTTCTACACGAGATCCACCTTGTACTTCGGCACCACTCTTTCAACGATTTGTGTTTTCTTTTATCAGCTAATAGCCTAAATCCACCGATCTTAGTCGGATCACTTCATTTCTTGTTGGGCACGCAAGGTGCAATGTTTTATAATATGGTAAATTACCATACACTTTCATCATCATCTTCATCATCATCTGAATTCAAAGACTCATATTTTTCTAATAATCTATCAAGATATTCATCAGCAATTTCTTGCATTTTTGTAAAATATCCAACAACATCCATAATGAATTCTGGTGGGAATCCGTGATCTCTTGTGTAGATTGATTTTGACTGCTCAATGTCGATCGTTTTGCCAATTTCCGTAAGAATCAAATGATATAAAGTTTTGCGTTCGATATCCATGAGATCACATAATTCTCTTATGCGTTTTCTATTTTTCAGATACCAAGTATTTGTTGCTTTTGGCAATTCGATATCACTCGTTGGCTGAACAACAATGGAAGAGGTTGCACTTGGCTGAGCTGCCACTACAGTATATGTACCAGTCTTGCGAAGAGATGGTAATACTTCAGAAGTTACCCATCTTTTGAACTTCTTAGCTGACTCTAACTTACTGCCAAAAATAAGAGAATAAATGCCAGATTCATTTATAAATGTAAGTCCTCTGTTTGGCACATTTTCTAACGTCGCAATTTGCGACTTTAGGATTTGCTGTTTATCTTCATCTTCAACATGCTTCCATAAAACATCTCTAGTATTTGTATATCCAAGACATTCTGCGATATCTTTGCCAACAAACCAAGGTTCTCCATCAATTGTCAGAGTTCTCACATTTCCAAATTCCTCATTATTGAATGTTGTAATTGCTGTTGTATTCATAATAATTTTCTCCTTTAATATAATGTACAGATGGCATTTCGCCACCTGCCAGAATAATAAATGGAGGCTCGGTAATTATCCGAGAAAATATCCATTAGTCGGTGTACACTACTTGATGTGTACATAAGTTACCGACAAATAATTTGCGTATGCACTAAAAGGCGTCCAACACATTTGAAATCAGAGTTATATTGCTCCTGTAAATTCTATGGTAAATGTCTATACGCAAGCTCCAAACATACGAGCTTTATACCTCTGTGTTTTGCATGGCGTCCCATGCTCACCAAAATATCTTCATTGATGCCCTATAGGCGATATTTCTTACGTGTGATAAAATTAGCTTTTTGTTACTTTACCACATATACTTTACGGTACTTTTTGCCGAATCTCTTGACCTGTGAGTGGGAAGAGAAGTACATGTCAATGTGTTTTCCTTTTACTCCGCCACCAACGTCCTGGGCGATATACCAGTGTCCATTAATTCTAACTTTAGTACCTAATTTAATTTTTCTCCTATCAACAGAAATGGTTCTGCCTTGTTTTGCTCTGCGACCTGAAGCAGTTCGGTTTCCCCAACCGCCAGAACATGACCGACAACCGCAATATGCAGTAATCTTGTATGTTCCCAAACATTTGACTTTTTTATTTTTCGCAGAGACAGCAGTAGAAGTAGAAGTAGTGAATCCTCCGACTGCCAGTAGCATTGCCATAACTAATGTGATAATTGAAATTTTCTTTTTCATGATTTCTCCTTTGGTTGCTTTTCAGTTTCCTCTGGAGGTCTACTATATTAATAGAACAGTTGCAAGTCTCGGATACCATCTCTGATTTTTTGTTTTTGATGACATAGACCTCGGAACTCACGGTGTGAAATTTCTTTAGCTGCAAGCAGCGTGAGCATTTACACGAAGTGCAAATTGGTATTTTGAGAGTTTATCTGCTCTGATTAATCTTTCTTCCTATAGTTCCATTTAGCAGAAACCCTAGACACCGCATAAACACTGGGTTTAGACGGTGTCCGAAAATAAAAAGGGGATAATTTTTGGCGTTTTTTTACTAAAATTCTTTCTTAAATCTCATACCATATAAGGAAACATCATATTCATTAGTTTCATTTTGAACACGTAGATTTACGTTACGCACACAAAGTTTATTTTTATATTCTTTGATTAAATCTGAATAATAAAACAAAAATTCAAATAAATATTTTTTTGCTGTAATTTTATCGTTGTCTATATATTTTAGTAATCGATACATAGTATGTTGATTAATTGTATATTTTTTTAACAATTCATATGTTTCAAATTTCTTATTTTGAATCATTTTACATTTTACATTATAAGAATAAGTATAATTATCTAACTTCATAATTTGAATCAAAGACGTATACAATGTATCAAGTTGTTTCAAAATTAAAGTTATTTGTGGTTTTATAATTAACTCTTTGTTAAAATTTTTAGGTTTGAATAAACTTGAAAGTAATATCTTTTTATTTTTACGTCTTGCTGGACTAAAATCATCAATCGTTTCCTCAAGGTAATCCATAGTGGTTTTACATAATTTATATACTACATTTTTCTTGTCTTCGTACCCTTTTATCTGAGAAATTACTCCAAGAAAATGAGCTTGTTGTTTTAATCCAGTTTCTTTATCTAATTTAATGTGCCTGTTTTGAATACGCTTAATCTCAGCTTTGGAATCAATTTCAAATTCTTTTTTTGCTTTATCAATTTCAATACAAGACATAACATCCAACTGGCAAATATCAAAATACAGTCTTCGAAAAACATTGTCAGTATCATATAATTCTTGAATACTTTTTTCACTATTGTTAGCTTTATCCCACAGCTGACTATTTAATTGTTGTGATAGATTAATAATTTCTCCAATCAAATTATTACTTGTACGAATGTCAAGGTCTGCCTGATCTTCTGGTGTAAAATATCGTTTAGCTTTTCTTGCATGAACATTCGATGTTGGAACTTTGAATACAGAATAATTTTTTTTGGCTGCATTCAACAAAATCTGATCATCTGTGATCAACATTTGATCTGAATCAAAATCGCATCCGCTTAACCGTTCTAAAATATTATCGTTAATTGAATTTAAGCAAACAATTTCATCAGTTAGATTAAAATAGGTATCAATTTCATTAACACGAGTATTCTTTGCTACAAGAATATTGCCAATTGTGACATGTGGACTTCTACAACACAACAATTCCTGATCGTTTAAAAATCTAGTATTATATATTTCTCCTTTGTTTAAAGTCGAAATAGTTGGATTAAATTCACCAATAGAAGATTTCAACATTTCGATCGGATTTCCAAATAATACAGAATAATTACCATTGACAAGTACATGTCCCTTTTTTAAATTTTTGCGGTATGCCTTTATCAACGATCTTTTGAAATTCAAAAATATTTCCGTACGTTCGAAATCTGGGCATATATTTAACATAGTATAAATAATGTCGTTCATATTTTTTGGGTTTTCATCTTTCAATGCCTGACATTTAATATGATATTTAAAGACATCAATATCGGTGTTAAGTTTGTTCATATAATCAAAAGATGGCTGTAAAAATTCTTCTACGTCATTTTTTGATAATTGTAATGTATTTAATAACTGATAATGACACTGAACCATTTGTCCGTCAAAAAAATGTGTTTTTTTCTCATGTTTTACAACTCCGAACATACTTGGTAAATTGTTTAGCCATTGTTCCATTGATCCAAATTTCAGATATTTTACGCTGTTTGGAGTCGTGATCATCTTAATTTCAGATACATCGGTTGCGAATGTAAAACCATTTAATTGTGAAATTTCCGTAATATTATTATCATGAAACCATTTTTGAATATTTGTATTGAAACAACATGATTTAAAAAATTTATTTCTTAAAAGAAGCATTCCGTAACTAGAATATTCCTCCATAACAGATTTATCAATCAAACTCTGTCCATCCCAAATTGAGTTATGTATTTCAATAGTTTTTTCATCTGTATGAAGCCAACCGTCATTGCCAATCGTTGTCTCAATCACAGTATCATTAAAAACACTTTCATAATCACCAATGATTAAAATTGATTTTGGATCGATTTCAATAACATCAATGATACTACTTGTTGGAAGAGCAATATATGCTTCAAGGGCTGCGAGATCAATTTCTTCTCCATCTTTTACTTCAAGTCCACACAGTCCCCATTTTTGCATATGTTTTGATAAATTCTTTTCAATAAACAAACACTTGCCAACACGGCTACTTCCTGACGATCTTTTAAATCTTACATAATTTCTACCATCACATTTAAATCCCTCTTTATATAAAATATTTCTTAAAGTGGCTACGTCAACAATGGTTTTATTAGTAGATGTTTTTAAAATATACATAATTTTATGAACAGAAGTTTCTTCATCAACTTCTTCTTTATAACAAAATTGTGGAGGCAAATTATTACACATGAGCCTTTTATCTATCCATCGATCTGTCCTGACACCTATGACTTCTCCAGTTGAAGTATCTTTACAAATACAATTTTTGAATTCATTTTTAGATAATTCGTATCCAAATTTCATATATGTATCAACTTTGATTCTGTTAAATTCTTTTACGCTATAGTTAAATGTAACATTTATTACCATATTACTGTATTCTTTGGTATTGTCATGTTCATCGAAAAATGAAAAAACCTTTTTACCAATTCCAAAATTTTTCCCGTTACTGGCAACATAGTTTCTTAATTCAATTAAATCTAGGCTGAAGTCATATGTGTTAATATATTTTTTCAAATTCGGTTTAAATCCATGATCCGTCTTTCTTAGAAGAGAGTACCCTTTCGCACTCTCTTCGTTCTCAGAAATTTGATGATTTGAAATATACAAATCTTTTGCATCAATGCTTGGGATTTGCAATGGATTAGTATTAATATTTTTTGTCATTCATAACTCTCCTTTGTATTCTTTTCGATGAATCGGATTGGCATCTCATCAGATGTGTTAATTTTTTCGATTATACAATTTGACAGTTCATTGGCAACGTATTGCTTCCAATTGGTATTAGGTAGAGGTTGTTTCCATTGATATAAAAAAGTATTTGTAATTTTCAATAACCCATCTGGATTAAACAAATCACTAGAAATCAAAGGAATGTCTGCATGAAAAGTCATTTCATTGCTTATATTCTGAATCTGCGTATCAATTTCGTACCATGGCAAATATGGTTTCTGTGTTTTGATATCGTAAATACAGTCATGGAGCACGTTATGCTTTACTTCAACATGCAAATAAATCATAAATGGCTCGACCACAATATTTGCTGTCCACAAATTGTTTGCCGATTTATTCAAATAATTCACGAGTTCTTCAAAAACACTATATATATTGTTTTCCATTAGATATAAAAATCTATCTTTGAAAATTTCCCATGCCTCATAAATTGAATCCCTAAATTCTTCAATATCTACAATATGATTTTCTAAACGAATTTTACTTATAATAAATTTTTTATATGTAAAAGAAATATTCACGCCTCTTGTTGAAAATTCATCAATGCTAAGTTGCAATGAATATGGTTCGCAATTAAATTTATTTTCATATACACGTAGTGTCTCAACGATATTTTTTACCGAAACAAACAATTTCTCATCTTTACTTATGTCTTTTTTTAGTTTTGATAATGATTTCCAAACACCATATCTTTGATCAATATCGTCAAGGCGTTGCAGTGTGTATTCTATATGTTTTGTAATACGCACACGATCTGTACGAATGATTCTTGCATCAATTAAGTCAGATGTGATTAACATATAGTCATTATTTTTATCAAAAAAAGACGTCTTTAATGATACTGTAAAATTCAAATTAGAAACTCGTATAGTACAAGGAAATTCGAATGTACACTTGATAAATTTACATTTATGATTTTTTAATGTTTGTAAACTTTCAAAAACTTCGCCATAAAAAACTTTAATCTGAGATAAATATTCAATATCTCTTGAAGATAATTTAATCTTATCTCTTAATGGATTATCGTCATCATAATTTCGAAACTTTAAAATTGTTGGGAAGTAGAATGAAGTATCATTTACTTTTATCAACATACTAAGAGATGTTATTACTTGATTTACTTCATTCTGAGTAATCAATACATTAACATCTCGAAACATCTCATCAATCTGATCGGTTACTTTATCTGCCAATTCGATATTTTGATTTTGATGCACTGTTAAAATTGGTACATATCCTGTGTTTGCCATTCTACTAATCATCCTCGCTTTCTTTAAAAATCATGTCTGTCATCCGTTCCATTTCAGTTCTTGGTTTCCTGAAAGCGTTTTTATGTAAACTTTCTGCCTTGATCTGACAATAGATATCTTCTGTAATCATTTCTCTGGTAGCAGCAGAACGACACATTCCTGCGCAAAACAGTACGGCACCGCCAATCAGAATCGTAGATAAAACTATCATTCTACTGCACCTCCACTGTATTTGACTTACCACTTAGGTAATCGCCTGCACATTCAAGAAGCTTATAGATAGCATCAGCAGATTCAATATGTATATCAAGATCACCAGCTGTTTCAAGCTCAACTACCTTAGCCATCAGAGCTGTTCTAAGAGAATATCTCTTTGCCGTGATCTGTAAATCATCTTCAAACTGATGCCAGATTGGGAAATCTCCTGTCTCTTTGGCAATTGAAAGCGTTACAGTAAAAGTTTCGTCCTCTTTACCATTTTCGTCATTATGTCGGGCAGTAGCCAAAATTTTATGCTTTCTGTGATTGATCGGAATCTCAATGGTTGTCCCAAGGCTTTTATAACTGCGTTGTGGACGATTCTTTTTCTTCATTGCCTTCTGTTCTGCGTATTTTTCTTTATTAAATTTTCTGGATTTCATTAAAAGTCTCCTTATTTATGTATTTGTTTAGTTTAATTATTAATTTGTGTTTATTATGTATTTCAATAATTCTTGCTTACTGTTCTGGTAAAATATTTTTCTCAATCTTTCGCCAATCGTTGGGAAGAGATACCTTGAAATAAATGCCGCGGGCACTCTTGTTTTCTTTGACCATTTTGCATATCAGCGTGTGCTTGTGAAACCGCAGCAATTCTTTCACCTGATACCATTTGAAACAATAATCAGTGCCACCTGATCGAATGTTACTCAAGATATCGTTGATGAAAATTCGATAATACTGGTCATGCGTTGGCTTATAGACCACGGCATCTGTTGTACTATCTCTTGCTCGAATACCATCATTTCTTTTTAATCTTTTCTTTGAAGAAGGAGTAGTGCGTAGTCTCTGTGCTGCTAGTTTTACTGCAAACTGTTCTTGCGTCATGTTCTCAAATGAGATACGGTCAGAAGTAGCCAATAAGTCTTTGAGTTCTGTATTTAATTGTGTTGTCATGAAAATTTGTTAGATCCTTTCGTTATGTATATTATTGTTTAGTTAATTTTTAATTTGTGTTTACTTGATTACTCACAATGCTGCCAACAAAGTGATTAATCAAATGGAAGTTCCATATCATCTTCTGTGTTTACAGATAAATCTTTACTACTATTCCCTTGTAGTTTCATTTCACATTCTTTGATCTCTTTTTTAAAATTGTAAGAGCTATCCAAATATCCTTTTTGTTGTAAATCATATTTGTACTGGTTCGCAAAAATAGTTCTTCCTGCGATTGTTTTATTATAATTTGTAAAAATTTTCGTATGTTTGTAAGCGATAATTCCCATTTCGGTTAACGCATCAATGCATTTTGAGATTGCTGTTTTATGCAGATTTAAATCATCAGCAATATTTCTAAAGTATTGATGATAAGTTTCGGGATATTCTTGCCGATTCTGTTTTGTATTATATGAAGTTCCATATCTGATATTTATATTCAGCCTTAAGTAAGCCAGCACCAACAGCAGTTTCCAACGCTGCACACCATTTGGTAACATATCTTTACTCTGATTTAAGATATAATTAATCTCAAAATCATACAGTATCGCAAACTGTTCGTGTGGATAAAAGAAATCAGATTCTTTATTTACATACAAAGTTGGTTGTTTTATCGTTGTGTTTTCATCTAATATAAGATCGTTTGATTGAATTAATTCTTCAACGAAATGCCGAAAGTGTTCCAAGTTTGCGTTTTTATGCCTGTCTGGGCAAATATTAATATGTGATAAGGCTCTGCTATAATCCATAAATATCACACTGTTATCTTCCCATGAATTTGTCATTATATGTTGCTGTAAAAGCAAATAAAATAACACTCGATAATCGTTAAATCTGATAAAATCGTATATTAGATCTTTGGGAATCCTTTTAAAATAAGGTCGTTTTGTAGGTATTGTAATTTTCATTTTTATACTCCTTTGTAACACTATTTACAGTTTCTTACAATTCACATTATTTGTGAAAGTGTTAAAAATATACACACATATAATGTGGGATAAATGTATCAATCTACGCTATGAAAATGTGAGAAAAACAGCCTAATAATATAAGAGTAAACATTTAAGAGGAGATTGATAAAGATTAAACCTTTACGTATTACCGATTTTCATTTTTATTCATAGTTCACTACGTTCACTATTCATAAAAACAAAAATCGGTAATACGTAAAGCCTAGGAAACGGTTTCACCATTTCCTCTGTTCGCTGACGCTCATTTCTCCTTTCTTTGTTTTGTTCATCATGTAGATCATATATGATAATTGTTTTATATTTTCTTCCTGCAATGTCCGTAATCTTTTTCTTGCTATCTCATTGTAGTACAACCACATATATGATCTTGAAGATCTTGGATATAATATCTCAGAATGATCTTTCCAGTAATCATGAATCTTCATTGTAATTTCTTTTCTGGTATTTGCCAACATATATTCTCTGGAAGAATCTTTACACAGATTACCATGATTGATTATCTGGAATATCATATCTGATGGCAAATTGAAAGAGAATTTTGTCTCTTCATTGCGATTATATGTAAAATCATTTGCATTCTTCACGGTACATATCCTTTCTTTCTTCATTTTCTTTTTAAGCATATTGGTATTTTAACATACTTTTTGCACCTTGTCAACGGGTGCAATGAGGGAAGTTAGTCATATTTTTATCTTGGTAGAATGTAATTTTCTTTATACTGGATTCTGTACATTTAGAAGAGCTTTTCGTTGTGAATTTCCATTCTATATGTAAATTTGTATTGTTGGTAGAGGAGAGGTGTTAAATTGATTTATGATCTCTCAAGTGCATTTTTTCATAGGAAATATCCTTGTACTTTTTCACGTACAATATATACTGGCGCAGATAATGGTCTTTTCAATGTAAAGTGTACCCCCTATGTGATATAAGTGTGCGAGAGCCAGGTTATGTGTGAAATTACTTAGGGTACTTTTGCAATGTTTAGACGAGAAATCAGATGCTAATTTCCATTTTATATGTTCTGGCGATAACTTGTTAGGGTAAGATAGTAGAATTGAAATTTGCTCTCTCAGAGTACATTTTTTAAAGGGTATAATGAAGAGATATTTTTACCGTGGATCTAAGAAAGGTTGTGGCAAATGTCTAATTTTGGAATCTGTAGCAAGATGATATGTGCTGATTATCTGACATAATGGTTGGTGTTGATTATATGTGATTCTCAATGTTTAGAAGAGTATATCCGTCAAATATGGATTTTGTGGTATGTTATGGAGAGTTGTTAAGGTAGACAGGTAAAATGGATTTATGATTTGTAGAGTGCGATTTTTTATAGGACTGAATGAAAGATAAATTTTTGCATAAAAATAATCCCTGCTTACAAGGTTAAATATCTGATTGATAGATTTCTTGTGTTCACTATCTGTCACAAATCTGGTTGATAGTTCAAGGGATTCCATCTTATTAAAATGTTTTGCCTTGCGAGGGATTGTTTTTATTGATACATGGAATACATTGAATGTCTTGTTCAATGCCATATACACGATTATATCATATAAGATACTTTGTTGCAATGAGAGATTGTTAATTGTAAAAAAAATATGCCCAGAGAAATTTCCCTGAACATAAATTCTGATAATGCATTTGCAGATACATTATCTGGGGTACCAACTTGAATACCTTAATATCATCTATTTGTGTCTGTTTTTGGCATAGATGCCGAGGGTTGCCTAATCCCTCAATGGAAGTATAACATGATTGTCTGAGAAATGGAAGCGTGTAAGTGATATTACCTGCGGTAGCAATGTCGAGAAGGAACGCTGACGCTTATCCTGTCTCTCCTAAACTGCGCAATAAATTGCTTGTTTATTTGGGATAAGAGAGAAGAGGTAGTTGTTATTTCCTTTAGTGTTTGTATATAGTTTGTGCAATTCATATATTTTTGTGCATATCTTTGTTGTGACCCTTCTATATGTGGTGTCATCAATTTCGTAGGCAAAATAGTTAAAGATGTAGTGATTATAAAGAGAAAGTGACGATGATTTTGTGCGATTGATTGTAGAGATAAAATCAGTTTTAGACATGATTGATCGAATTTATGCATTTTTCTGGGAGTAATTTTGTGCAAAGGTTGAGAGGTAATTTGTGTAGGGATTTACTGGTATTTGTGAGGGTGCTGATGGTCAAAATCGTGCTTCGAGAAATGCTAAAAATCATGTTTCGAGAAATTGTGTAAAACTGTGTAAAATTTGATGTGAAAAATATAAGAAATTGCTTAGGTTTTTGAGGGTAAAACCTGCATGAAATGGTGCAAAACAAAAACGTGTCGTCGAGAGAATTGGGGAAAATAAAGGGGAAAATGGGGCTGATTTTTTGGAAAAGTGCGATTTTTGAAAGAAGGGGTTCTGAGAGCGTCGAAAAAAGAGTAGTAAAATAAACAATTCGCTCGACGACGCCTCCGAAGACATGTTTTCGATTAGCAGAAAGTGTTTATCTAGGAAAGTGTAGGAAATTGCTTGGGAAAGTTGGGATTTTGTTGCAAGGTCGAAAAAATTTTGTTGACACGGTGATTGAACACGTCTGTCTAAAATGGCAATAGTTTCCAATTTTGTAAATGTAAACCTACCCCCCGCTTTTTGATCTGGTGGTATAAAAATTACATTGTTAAAATTGTAAAAATCTATTTGAAATACTATAATTTTATCAAATAGATTTTGTAAATAATTGTAAATAATTTGTAGGCAGATCAGGATCAGGAGTGCAGATAATTTCCAACTATTTCCACATAGTATTCAAAACTACATGATAGTGTATCAGATGCTGTATAATATAATATGGTTTACGACGTGTCGTAGTATTCAAAAATAGGACTACTACTTTGCGACTATTTACACAACACTTGTCTATTATCCGACACTTTTGTATAATGTGTTGGATAGTCTATCCATACCATCAACGAAAAATAAAACTTCACACAACACCACACCAGCAAAACAATATTTTCTCTATCTAACAAAATCACAAACAATCAAAACAGATCACATTATATTATTGTTAACCACTAAACTCTATACAAGTTAACATTCTACCACCTATAACTTCACTCTATACCAAACCACCAACCTATACCTATAATCTATATCACTTGACAGCACAGCCAAACCATGTTACACTACTAAACAAACAAGTGTTCGATGTTTGGCAGACTTCCAGCACTTGCAATAACTACACAAACTAAGATACAAACTAAACAAATTAATATATATCAATTATACAAGATCAAGCTATCAAAATTAAACAAATACATATATAAACATAACACAATAGTATATCTTATATTACCATGCAAAACTAGATCCAAACTACGACAACTATATAAGTGTATATAATAGTATAACATACAATTATATACAACATACATTTATAACATAATATATAAATATACTACATATACATACCACTATACAATAAAACACCTACGGCATAGGCAAGTGTTATACACTATACTATAACAGATATACTCATATATTATATTAATAATACTGTTATATGCGTGTTTCTTCTATATTATATAGATGATCTTTGCATACGTTTATTCTAAAGCATTTAAACGGTTGTATAAGTGCTTATAGGCGCATACGGCGTATAAAGATATAGTACACATTATTATTGATCTTCTTTGCTTGTATTATCTGTATTGTCTTTCTTATTTAAAGATATAGATAGATTACAATCTAAAGCATTTAAAAGCATAAAAAGAGTGTCTAGTGTCATATTTTTGCTTCTACCGTTTAACAGATTACTTATAGTCTGTTTAGATAATCCCGTTGCAACTACTATGTCTTTTTGCTTTAATTTATTATCTAGCATATAATGCTTGATCTGTAAGATAAGTTCATCTTGATTTTTTACAATAGTATACATATAAAATTACTCCTAAATTATTTAAAAAAGTATTGACATAACAATACAAGTATTGTATAATTATAACTGTCAAAAGGATAAGACATACAAGTCCAATCCGATTGATATTATTATATCACGATTTACTCAAAAAAGTAAATCAAAAAATTTAAAAAAGTATTGACATAACAATACAAGTCATGATATAATAAAGACAAGTTAAAAGAGTAGCAAAACAAACGATCTTGATTGATCCGCAGAGCTTTAAAATCTCAATTAACTTGATACTTGAATATCTTGTTTGTTGCAAGATATAGAAAAATGAATAAAAAAGCCTGATAAAAGCTACCAACTTTTACCAGGCAAAAAGATATGAATATATCTTAAATCTAGACAATTTAAAGTATATCAAATCTTTTCAAATCTGTCAAATTCTTGACAGTGTATTCATTAAAAAATCTTCTAATATGGAAGTAGTACGGACAAGGGCATAAGGGGCATCCTACGGGATACAGTTCTAAGACTAGATAACTGATCGTGATGGATCAAGTTTTAGAACATAGAAAACGGTGGTAATAATGTAGGGAATAAACCGCAAACCAGGAACAACGTAGGGAGGAGCTGTTACCAGCTATTATGTTGATCATGATAGTGTTACATAACGGGGGACGGACGTTATTAGTTAGTTTTTTTGATTAATAACTTGTTTTTGACATTTTACAACTAAAGAAAAATGTATGGAACTATTAAAAATTAGTTTTAAGCTTAAGGGTATCATTTTTGATACTCTGTTTTTTTGAATAAAACATCATAACCAAAGATTAACAATGAATCAACCAGTAATCCGCTGGTTAAGATATCATAATTCTTTTATAGGTCGATGATGGGGTACAAATTAACGCCTTGCATGGTATGCACTCGAAAGACAAGCCACTGTCCATGACACTGTTATTTGTATCCATTCATGAACTTATAACTGAAAAATCCAGCCTTGAAAAGCTGGTCGTAGTGATAGGAGGTAAACAACTATGAAAGAAGCAATTGAAAGATTAAAAGAAAAAATCCACAATCAATTTTTAGCTGAGTGTGAAGAAATTTCGTATGAATGTATGGAAGAAGGATACCCTAGCACGGGTTATAACTACGACTTAAGAGTCGCAGATTTAGAAGAATGGTATGATGGAGAATACGGATATATCGGACTATTCTAAACCATAAAGGCACGATCTAAAAAAGATTGTGTCTTTTTTATTTGCAACTATAAAATCCCGCTTTTATGTAGGGTAACTTAAGAAAGAAGGTATATTATTATGAAAAAACTAACAATCGCAGAAAGAAGAGAAAAAGAACTAGATATATTAATTAGTTATAAAACTAGCAACCCAACACCAGCGGATTATAAAGAAGCACGTAAAATAATGAATTCTTATTATCGTTTGTGTGGATTAGCTAATAGGAATTTAATGCTTACAAACAATGAAAATACTTATAATCGAGTAAGCACTCATAAGAGTGAAGAACGAGAAAGTAAATGGTTTAAACGATTACAAAAAACTTTCAAAGAAATCTATGGACTAGATCTTTTTTATGTGTCATGGTATCCATTAATTGGTGCAAAAGATACAACAAATGGAGGCATACAAGAATTAGTTCATGCTATTTTCTATAATTAGATTTAGAAAGAAGGTATATTATGAGTATTACATATAACAAAGAAATCAACAAAAAAATCAGAATCTATTTAACGGAATCAATCAAAGATTGGTTAGAAGCACACGAGTATGATAAAAAGGACTGTGAAAACAGTCCTTTTCTTACTTACTGGAATATCATAACAGATGAAATCAACGGCGGTATTTATGATAAATACACCAACTTTGAAAAGTGGAAACATTTCCACATGGGGTTGCGTGGTTTTGGTGCTGATATTTATTGTCTATACAAAGATGATGAAAGAGTATCAAGTATTATCATGAAAGACTGGACTGGAAGAGAAGTTGTTGACGTGGAAGAAACGGCAAACTTAATGGATTATCTTTGCTTTAGGGAGTTTAGAAAGCTACTTAAAAAAGAAAGTAATATTATTATTTAGGAGGTTATTAATCATGAAAATAATACATACAAACAACGATAGTTTATTTACAATCAAAGAAACGCCAAACGGGATTTTTGTTAAAGGGTTTGGTAATGACGATAATGAAATGTGTATACCCGATCATGAAATAGTAATGTTGTTAAATTATTACCATAATTGTAAAGAAGGGTTAGAATCACAAGATTATATTAACGATAAACCATATACACTAAACGATATTAAATAAAAGGAGTGTTTGAATTATGGAACAATATTTATATGCTGATGAATATGATGACAATGAGATTAAAATTCTAACGGTTGGACAACTGTTAGAATTTTTTAATAAATCGGATGATAAAAAGAACGGTTCAAGTTTAGATGATTATATTAAAGACAATATAAGAATGGATCTTATTGAACCGTTTTGTCCACATAAAGAAGCAGAAACGGTTGTTTGTGATTTACAGCCATTAGCAAAACAGTATATCTTGCAAGAAGCTGAGAAGGTTTTTAATGGTATGCCGTGGGTAGATACTCAAGAAGAACTGGATAATGTATATCATGAGAAAATCAAGAACTTATATGATACGGTTGATTTTTCAGAGTTTGTGGCGTATTTATAGATTGAATATTATAGACAAGTCAAAACACGACTTGTCTATTTTGTTGAACCTATAAAGCAATAAAGTCCCGTAAAGGGCAGAAAGAAGGAAGAACAATGGAAAAAGCACAATTACATAAACCAAAACTAACAGATATAGTCATTGCACTTGTAGGAATCGCAATGGCTATTATTACGTTTATCAAGATCCCGCAAGCCTTTATATTAGAAGCGTTGTTGGTAATGATTACCGCTGTCTATATGCTTGCTTGCGTTGGATTTTTTGATGATGATACAGATACAAAATAAGAAAGAAGGTAAATGATTATGAATTTTGAAAAATATAGAGAACTTGACACAATTAAATTGCATGGGATTTCTGCCGACATATTTCAAGAGAATGAACACGGAGAACTTATTGATCCTTTACGTGGAAAAGATGCAGACTGGTTAACGGGAAAATCCACATTGGCAAAAGCGGAAAATTTCAATTTTGAACAATTCGTTCTTAATGAAATCAATCAGCATTTTATTAACAATTTAGAAGCAAAAGATATTTGTATTTGTGGTAGTTGCTTTTCTTTTTGGAAACAAGAAGATGATGATGGTTTAGAAGATGATAATGGAAAATATTTTGTATCCTATGCCGTTAGTATCACAATTAATGGAAAATACATAGATGAAGAAGATTTATACGAACTATTTCCGAATTTTGAATATTAAGAAAGAAGGTAAAAACACAATGAGAACAAAACAGAACAAAACAATTAAGATCTTATTAGCCGTAGCACTTATGTTTACGGCTTTTTTAATGATGGAAAATACAGTACACGCAAAGACAAAAAGAAGCACGTACAGAACGATAAACGGCATTTATAACAGTGACGGCACAATTGATACGGCAGATGGCTCTTGCTGGAAAGTACGCAAGGAATCATATGCCTATCCAGAGACTACCGTTGTAACTGTAAAATTCAATACTCACGGCACTAGAAACAAACTCGATGATTCGATCGTAAAGATCAATGCAAAGAATAAGAACATCCAGCTTGTAAACGATTATATACGCCATGAGTACGACTTAAAAGCCTATAGAGTAAAGTATATCAGCACTGGAAAATTAACCGATAAAATGATCCGTGAACGTGCTGTAAAGCATACGATTTATGTGGAAATTATTAAAAGTGTTTCTGCCGGAGGTAAACATGGAACGTATGGAAAAGGTTACTACCTTGCGTATAACAAACGTGTACGCAAGGGAAAGCACGTAACAAGCTATTGTGTATGGAATCCTTGTAATAGTTACTGTGATGACGTAGAAGCGATCGCAGATAATGGAAAAATCAGATAGAAAGAAGGTTAGAAATCATGAAAGATTATAGAACGATTATTGATAATGATACACTAGAAATGTTTTGCACGACCTTAGATGATTACTTAGAAGATAGTTTTGAAGGCTGTATGTTAGATAACTATTTCTTTGATATTGGAAATAATAACATGAGATGGGGCAGAGTCAAACTAAGAAAATACGTGATGATCTTAGAAAATGGCTTGAATGAATGGTCTAGTGTCAACGAACTGTACATGACAGACAGCTATGAGAAATATAAAGAACTCTATGATGCTTATTATAAGGATCGTGAAGAATGTGAGAAAGAAGAATTAGAAACGGCATAGAATAGGAGTGTTGGAAGATGGCTAAAATCAAAGTCAAAACAAACATTTATGATAGAACGGCAGTGTTAGAGTTAATGGAAAATTTCTTTCACGATTGCGGAGAGAATGGGGTATCAGATTTTAAAACGTGGTGTGAAGATAACGTCACGAAAAGTCAAGAATCTATTGTGGAAAATATCACAGATGAAGTCAATCGAATTGCGTATGAATTATATGAATAGGAGGAACGATAGATATGATTGGAAATAGATATGAATTGAAAAAAGATGGAACAGAACTAAAAGAAATTGAAAATGATCTTGCAAAATATCTTAATGTGCCATTTGTAAAATGTAGCTACGATAATGTAAATAGTCATAAATATAAAGATAAGAATGAAATTGAATATAGAAATAAAGAAGCAATGGAAACTGGTTTATATGATATGTGTGATTACATTATTAACTATGAAAAATACAATACACTAGATGGCTATAAACAAAATAATGGCGGATACGATGGGGAGGTGTATGAATTGTTATATCTTAAGGGAAATGGAAATTATATTGTGATTACCAATATCGCAGAATGATTTATAAGAAAGAAAAGGAGGTAAGATAGAATGGAAATTTTAAAGAATAAAGTTAAATATTATGAAATTGAATTCGGTAGAAAATTTAATGAAAAATCAGAAAGCCCATATGAAACAGATGATGGAATCCCTATCGTTCATGGGATGATTGATGCAGAATACAGCATAGCAATTAAAGCTGATCATTATCCATCGTTACAAGAAGCGGAAAATTTTTGCAAAGAAGATATTGAAAAGTTTGGATATGATGGAGTGTATGGTATAACTCCACTTACAGAACAAGAAGTGCATAGTTTTTTCGATGATAGCAACATTGATAATTGGAAAATTTTAAGTAAATAAGGAGAATAATCATGGAAATTTTAAAGATAACAGAACGAAAAACGGTAGTGATTCAGACAGTAGAAAAGGAAGAACGTAACACTTTTGACATTGGAAAAATCAAAGTATCAGACTTGCCACCGATTGCAAAGAAAGATCTTGTCGCAGAACTTAAGTGCAAGGGATTCTGCGATGGAATGATTCATACAGCTTTACAATGTAGATTGGAAGATCTGAACGGCTACGTGAACGTGTGGAAGTATGTAGCGTACATCTTAGCTGTAGAACTGATGGAAAGATTATAGAAGGAAGGTGGAAATTATGATAGTAAGAAATGAATATCCTGACGGTAGAACGGAAATTTTCTGTAACACGCCTGATGAGTATAACGACTTATACTGTGAGTATGATCTTGAAGATTGCGGCAACAGTGGAAAATATGTTGGATCTAGTTGGTCACACGATGATAAGAACAACGTAGATGTTTATTTTAAATATAAAGAAGAATAGAAAGTAGGTGGAAAGAATGAGTCGCAGAACGACTATGGAAGCATTAGCGTGTCACATTGAACGAAAGTACAACACACTGTACTACACGGAAAATCTTCCGAACGCTGGAACTGATGATAGCTTACATGGTTACAAATACTTCTTATTATTCAAGAACACGTTCGGAATTTTTCGGAAGTATAGAACACAAGAAGAAGCAATTAACAGCATGACGGAAATTTTAAAAGAAGATCCGTCAGAATTATTTAGTTACATAGCCAATTAAAGGCTTTTACTACTCATGATGATATGAGTATACACCCTAACGGAAAGACTCGACTATTGAAGCTAATAGTTACTTTAAATGAACGGAATGACTGTACTACTGGTTGATGGTAGTGACGTATTGGAACGGAAAAACGGTGGCGTATGGTAGATAAAAGAGTGCTTTTATCGGTGGGTTCAATTTCCACTCCGCCACTTCACACGATGGAAATTATCGTGTATAATATAAGAGAACAGTTAACTTAAAATCTGACCGCAAGGCAGTCAGTTCCTAAAAAGGATGGTGGAAATTATGAAGTACAAAGAACTTATTATGACAGAACAATCTACTGGAAAGAAAACGGTGCTTTATGAGAATGAAGAGTTCAAGAACTTTGATTATCTAAGTAATCTTATGATGAAGTATGGGTATAGCGAGAATGATTATGAAAACCTTAATGATGATATTATGAGTGGAATTGATCACTTTGATGTTATGGAATATGGAAACACAATCGAAACACTTTTATTTGAATATATTAAATATCCTGAGTGCTTTGAGATCCATAAGATTCCTGAAATGCCTGATGGATTTACAAAAATCACTTATCATGGTTATACAATCAAATTAAATCAATATAACTGTGATTGGTACTACGGGAAGAGTTCTGACGGAAGTTTATGTGTGACAAGCACTAAGTACGATTGGAAAAAATACGACAAGATCAAGATACTAGTACAACGTGATTATTACGGAAAATTTGAAGAAGAATGGTGGAATATTGTTGACGACAACGGAAATCTTATAGTAAAAATCATGGATGATGATATGGAAAAAGCTGTCGCAGATATTAAAGATAATCGTGATCATGCAATGGATTTTGAAGATTGGCTATTATCAACCGATGCAGAAAAGTGGGACGTTGAATGGACTCAAGAAAATTATGATAAAGATAGGGCAGATGAGATTATCAGAAATGCTTATAATGACTACCTTAATATGCACTGGAAATATTCATGGTTGGTTAGAATAGTAGCGGAAAATATGATCAAGAAGGGAATGTAGGTGGTAAATTATGTTTGATTATGAAAGAAAAGAATTTGAAAAGAATGTGGAAATTTTAATGGAAGATCGTTGTACACGAAAAGAAGCGGAACGATTGTTAAAAAATAGTACAGTAGTATATGAATTGAAAGATTTTACAGAACATTTTGGTCAGTTTATGGAAGATTGGCAAGAAGACAAGGAAGGAATTGAAGCATATAAGAAGATGCTTGAAACTAAAAAACCGATGAGTGGATATAGTTTTGTAGAATATAATGGAAAAGAATATTTGATTAATTATTGTTTATAGACTAACGGAAAATTAAATAAAAACAAAGTAATCTAGGAAGATGCAGAAATGTATCTTCCTTTTTTGATGGAAAGAAACGAGGTAAGAACGAATGAAAGTTAGTAAAGAAGAGTACGAAAGATTAGATTTTGAGGACTTTGTGGAAAAATTAAAACCACAATACAGCACATTATGTAGTTTAGAAGATATGAAAAATGCTTGCGTTGAAGCAGTTAACGTGATGGAAGTTAGTCTTGCAATTCATATCCTGGAGCCGATTGAAGAATACGGTGTATGGTATTACGACTACGATCGAGAAAAGGGTATGCAGTATGTACCGCAACCACTGTCACAGAAAGAGGATCTTGTGAAAGCTGGATACTTAGAACTGGTCGGATAATAAAATGCAGATTTAACGGAAAGATATGAGGTGGAAATTATGGCATGGAATCATATTAAATTTGAAGATGGGTCTAATCCATATGTTTGTAAAACCAACAAAGAGCTGGAAAGAATGAAACGGAAATATGACCTTGTGCAACTTGACAGAAATTTTTGGTTAGCAAAATATCATAAAGCAAAAGCAGACTTAGGTGGATTAATGTTTTAAAGATTAGGAGAAATGAATATGCAGACAGTAAAATTTGTAACAAAGGAAAATGATAAAGCAATATGTTGGTGTACGACAAATGATCTTGTCACATTCAGAGATTTTATGCAATACATTCTTGATAATACGAATAATCCACATGATTTTATGATTATTGATACCAAAAAAGATCTTGTTTATGACTTTTATAGAGTTGCAACGGAACAGTATGGCATGAGAAAAAGAACTTTTGAAGAAAGAATGAATGGTGTTCAGACTGGAAAATGGAGTAAGTATACAAAAGAAGAATTGAAAGCTTTATAGAAAACTTTATTACAGATAGGAGTGGAAATTATGAAAGAAAATTATATTGTAGTTACATCAGGTGGAACAATACGTATGACATTAACAAGTAGGGTAAAAGAAATCTTAACTGAATTCAAGCCAAAAGGATGTCCGTTTGGAAATTATTCGATGTTAAATTTATTACAAGATTGGCTTGGTATGTATGCATGGCAGTTACCAAAGAATAAGCCTATGTCAATAGTTAAATGTATTGAACGATTGGACGTGGATGGAACAACTATCTACAAAGAATCAATGATTCGATTGATTGAAGTAGTAGCATAAAAGAAAAGTTTTATCACATGAATAGGAGTGACGAACAATGGAAAATAAAACAAGATTAATTACTTTATCTGATAGTCCTGGAATGGATGGAGAGTTAGTTATTTTTAGAACAAACGCACCTGTGGAAAGATTGAAAGCGTTAGAAGTAGAAAGCTGTAAAGCATATACAAACAATACTGATATTCCAGTTTGGGCAGATGTATTGGAAAAAGAAGGTTATATATGCGATGTTGTAGATTCGCACAGTCATGTAACACCATATGAAACGTCTTTTGAATGGAAAGCAAAGTGTTATCCTTATATTACAGAATGTTATGACATTGATAATGTTATAAGTCTTATTAGTGGATCAGAAGAAGAGAGAATTGCAAATATTTTATTCAATATGTCTTTAGATATGGATTATGATAGCTCTGTTGATGACTACAGAGAGGATATGGAAATGCTGACTAAAAGTATTGGAAATTTATCTATGATAGATGATCTGCTATTTCATGTGTTACAGAATATTGCAGATGATAACGCAGAAATGGAAAACAAACTTGTCAATGCAGATGGATCTATTAACTAATTAAATGTCAATTTTATTGTAGGAAGGATAGAAATAATCATGAGAGTTTTAGTAGAATCAAATTATGGAACAACGACCAAACCAGATGGTCTTGGTGTAGTATGTAAATTGGTATGCAGCCCAGACTCAAAAAGAAATTTTTATTGGTATGGAAATGATATGGAATTAAATAGTAGCTTAGGTCCCGACATCCGACAATGTGGAACACGAGAAGAATTGTTGGAAAAATTAAATAGACGAAAGAAAAATTATGAAATACGATTACAAAATCTTTCTTCTGATTTATTTCTTAATCAAAAAGGCAAAGTGGTCTTTGAGAACTGTCTTAAGCAAGATATTCTTATGTATAAGACTTTTATTGAAGCACTAGAAAAACAATAGGAAGGATGGAAATTTACATGAAAAAATATATAATAGATGTTGTAGAAACATATAAGAGATCAGTTGAAATTAAAGCAGAAACAGAGGATGAAGCAAGAAATATTGTAGCGGAAAAGATTAATACAGGAGATATTGATATTCCTTGTGATGGCGGTGGTTACGACTATGAGTACGAGTTATTTGCAAGTGAGGTAGAGGAAAGCGAAGTGTAATTTTTATGGACTGTTTACTACAGTCAGAGAAGATGATGATATATACATATTAGTTGAGATACAAGACAAACAAAAAACTTAAAGAACAGAGCAAAGGAGAGTAAATTATGCCATTGGTTTTATTATTAATAATTATATTTATCGTTCCAGAGGACACTTTGGAATATATGTTAGGAGCTATTTTAGGTGGTGGTTATGGAATTTTAATGGTTATAGCATTTGTTGCTATTCTGTATGGGATTTATAAGTTCTTTTCCGATCTTTGGAATGGAAGATAGAATGGAAAATATTATTTGATAAAGCAGATTATATATGGAAGGAGTTATGAATATGAATAAATTCAAGCATTATGGGAAAGATGTATGGGTTCAGACATTTACAGAAACAAACTGGGTAGATGGACTAAAGAAAAACGGATTAGAATATGTAGCACTTCCAGATCTTGAACATGAAGTATATAAATATGTTAAGAATGGAAAAGAGAGGTATGCTCTAATTCATTATCCTGATGTACCTGAAGAAGCATTACAAGAAGTATATATAATAGAAAAGATTCCTGATGATCTTAGTTGGGATAACATAATAGAAGATTACAGATAGCAGAGTAGAGGATATGAACCGATGAAACTGCCAACACGAGCAAGGCTATTGTATGATAAAGCCGATCACATAGCATATGAATTGGAAAAAGAAGATCCCAATTTTGCTAAAAATTTTTGGCATAGACCTACAGGATATATTGATCCTAAACGATTTAAGTCGGCTCTTACTTTGCTTGGAACAAGTATCGAAGAACTAAGGGAAATGGATCATTCCGATACGCCAGAAATTGATGAACTAGAATTAGAATGAATACAAATTAATATAGGTAACTAGGACACTTATGGAAAATTCCAGAGTGTCTTTTTTAATACAAATTTTTACATAAGAAAGGTGGAATTAATTATGAATCTAAACGAAATGGAAATCCCTTGCGATCCAATTTTGGACAAAGCAAAGAGGGATGAGTTGGTGCAGAACACAGAACTTTTAAAACAGGTTACAATCAAGCCGATCCCGTGGCTTCCTGGACGAGATTATATTACTACAGAACAGGTAGCACGATTCTTTGATGGAAATGTTGACGAGGTTAAGAGGTTGTGTACGAAGTATCGCAAAGAGTTTTTAGACGATGGAATGGAAGTTAAGACAGTACAAGAGATCATTGACGGTCAGGACGCAACAACGGAAAAACAGAAGGGAAGAATCATGGTAACGTATCCGAACGGATTGAATATCTCATTCGGCTATAAGGGTGCTAAGGTGTTTACTCTTAAATGTTTGATCAGGTTATCTTTACTAATGGAAACTTCAAAACTTGCCGAGAGCGTGAGGTATTATGTTTTCATTAATGATTATATCACGATAGAAGAGCAGAGAGAACAAGAGCAGGTAGAGGCAGGTGTGCAGCTTGTAGACACAACGGAAATTTTAGGCAGAAGAATTGATCTGTATAGAAGCATTGAAGATCCGTTGTTCTTAGCAAGAGATGTTGCAGAATGGATTGATTACAGTAAACGCCCTGATGGAAGTTATAGAACGGATAAAATGTTACAGGCGATTGATTCAGAAGAAAAATATAAGACCAAAATCTTAACCGCTAATAATGTTAGCGGGTCAAATTTAGGTCAGATTGATTCTACTGGAAAGACCATCAATCCGTTTTGGTTCCTCACAGAAGATGGACTTTATGAAGTGTGTATGCAGTCACGTAAACCGATTGCAAAGCAGATGAAGAAACAGATTAAAGAATATCTTAGAAACATCCGTAAGACAGGCGGTGCAGTTGACTTTGGAAAAGAATCACAGTTTATTGAACACTATTTTCCATCATTCTCTGAGGACGTCAAGCTTGCTATGGTAACCGATCTGCGAACACAAAATAAAGAACTTAAAGAAGAGAATCAGAAGTTGCAGAATGATAACAAGTTATTAGCAGCGGAAATTTTAACATGGGATGATCGCAATAAGATGAACGCTGGGATTAGGAAGTTGGCTGCGGTAACAGGAACGCAATTCTCTGTTATGTGGAATGAGCTTTATAAGAATTTGCAATACAAATATCAGATTGATGTTAAGAAACGTGGGAAGAAACCATTTCTACAGTGGATTCAAGAACATGAATGGGATAAGGTACTGAAAGTCTTTTGTGCAATGTGTGAAGCTAGAAACCTATCTCCAACAGATATGTTCCAACAGACAGCACCAGTGGAAAACTTATATGATAATGAAGAAAGTGAGGATGATGAAGTATGGAATTAGAACAGATTATTCGGTATTCAGATGTATTTGTAGGAGTAATGATTACATTCAAAGTCATAGTTATGATTGCAAATGAATTTTTGATATTAATTAATGGAAAATATCCTACAATAGCTTATAAGAAGTATACAAACTTATTAGAGGATATAATAAATGTTATTGATAAACCAACTACTATTATTTTATGGACTTGGTTTATTATGAAAATAGGAACGGCATTTATTTTATAATTCCATATAATAATTTTGGCAAAGAACCGAACGGAAGGTTCTTTTTATTTTACGGAAATATTTGACAGGAACCGATTTGGCAGGTCGGTTCTTTGTCAAATTTATTATACACAAACTAATAACTAACTAAACATATAATTGTTAATAGATAAGGTGTTGATTACATAGAGAACTAATAGGAATAGAATAGGTTTCTATTAGGATTGGCACACTAATAGTTGGAATTAAATGTTGATTTTATTTCTATTAGTTTACGGAATACAGCTATATAAAAATAATGAGTATAGAGAAAAATAAGACAGTTTAGAAAGGAAGATGAAGAATGAACCTACAGTTGGTAAAAACGGAAAATTTTAATGATATAACGTGTGATTTTTATAGTGCTGATGACGATATTTGGATGACAAGAAAGCAGATCGGAGAAGCACTGGAATACAGTGATCCACAGAAAGCAATTGATAATTTACACAATAGGTATAGAGATAGACTGGATAAATATTCAGTTACCCTCAAACTGGGGGCTACTGATAACAAGAAGTATGATACTACACTTTATAGTGAACGTGGCGTGATGGAAATTTGTAGATGGAGTAAACAACCGAAGGCAAATGCCTTTATGGATTGGGCATGGAATATTATCAAAGCTTATCGTCATGGAAATTTAAGAACAGGAACTCCTGTGACAACAGTAGAACGGTTTCTTACAGAGCAGACAGAACTTATGAAGCAAATGGAAAGAAACAATGAACGTCTGTATAACATCACTATTAAAGGTTTCAATCAGTTAGCAGACATTGTTAAAGAAATGAAAGCGGAGCGGAAAGAACTGTATAAGCAGATTGGCAAGCCTACGAAAGATATTCCAGTTGTGGATACGGAAAATGCTATTGCAGAATACAAACTTAATGAATGGAAATCCAACGTGTATTCAATCATCAATGATATTTTGAAAGAATCTGATGAGTTAGGAACTACTACAAGAGATATTCTTAAAGAGACATATAGGTATCTTACCAACACATATGGAATTGTGTGGGAGCAGGATCGAAAAGAATACAAAGAGAAGTATAATATCGGGGAAAGAGGTAATGTACCAACGATTGATCTTTGCTATGACAAATATCCTGACCTATTGGTTAATTCATTGGAAAAACTTCTGCGACAGTTCCGAAAAGAGAACGCACAGCCTGATTGGGATGAAATGAAGATTAAGATTACCAATTATGCTAATCACATTGGAAATAAATCTAAAGGTGGAACTTCTGTTTATCGGAAAATCTATAATAAGATGACAGAGAATGGCGTTAACTGGGATGAATATGCTCATGGACTGTCTAAATCTCAGCTTATTAAAACAAATGCAACTTTATACAACAGATTTTACGAAGCTGCGGTGGAAATTATTTCAGAAGAATAAGGAGTGTGATATAATTATGAAACAAAACAGAAAAGGAGCTGTCTCGGATGGATAAATTAGAAAAGAGAATAGAAGAAGCTAAAGAATATAGGAAATTAGTTGATAAATGTTTAACTTTAATGGATAAATATGTTGGAGTAACATTTGGAATTCCTGTATGGGTAGATCGTGGCTCTCATACACTAGAATTTAAAAAGAATGGAACTGATGAATGGAGACTCCTAACAAAAGAAGAAGTATCTAATATTATTGAAAAATATGAGATATTAGATTCTGTAGCAGCAAAGATTACAAAAGAAACCAATATGGGATATTGAAATGAAACAAATATTTGATCGGAAGGAGTGATGAAAAATGGAAATATTAACATTAAAGGGTATTGGAAAATCCAAACTGTTAATGCAGTTGATGAATGAATGTGAATCAAAGCGAGCTTTAATGATTATATATAAAGGACAGAATGTTTCTAAAAGTTGGATTCCATATGGTTGTATTTGTGCAGAAACAGACGATATTAAATTTGTAGAAAGTAGTGTTGGACAGTATATTAAACACATGGAGACAGTTGTGTATGAACCTATTGATTATATTGTTGTATACTCTAATGTAAAGACAGAAAATGAAATGAGAAGAGATGGAGTGTATACGAAATTAGAATCTGTATTGGATAATTTTTATGCGGGTATTGAAAAGTATAATGCTCCAACTTGCATTGTAGCTTGTAAAGAATAAAGTAATTAAAAAGGAGTGATTAAAATGGAAAAATCTAAAGCATATACACCAGAAAAACCATATATGTGTGTTTACGAAACAAAAGAAGATGGAATTGGTTATGCGACATTTGACAACGAAGAGGCTTTAATGGAATTGTTAAATGAGTGCAGAGAAAACGGAGATAAGATTTTAGATGCCTGCAAGGTTGAGGATCGTTATGAATTCAAAGATGGAAAATTTGAGTCTAAATATCAAAGAATGTATGAATATGCAGTCATTAAAGCGATTAAAGATAAGCATAAGGAATTATGTAATAAATTAAGAAAAGTAATTAATGAAAGGATTGCTATAGAAGAAAAACTAGCAGATACAAACATGCCGTATCAAATATATATACATTTATTGCGTGAGAAAGAGGATATTGAAAAAAAAGAAGAAAAGTTAAGTCAGAGGAAACAAATCGTAAGAGATATGTTAGATGTCTGCTATGAAGCGGTATGGGAATGTGACGATCATATAGATAAAATGAAACTTTGATAGAAAGGAAGTTAGATAAATGAGAGAAAATGCTAGGAAAGAAGGAGATTATATAATATCAGAAGATGCTCTTGGAACATCATATAAACACCCATCATTTGGAATGTTATCATTCAATCGTACTCATGGCGGGCATAGCAATTTATTTGGTAGTAGCATTCAGCATAACGATACAATCCATATGGTATTAAGGGAAGGTGTGGTTACAAGGGGACTCAATGATGATTGGTATGTTGGAGAAGATGAGATTCTGGAAGTAGAAATGTCGCAATCACAATTTGCGGAATTAATTACTTCTATGAATGTTGGAACAGGTACTCCATGTACTATTAAATATTTACGTGGTAAAGGACGTATTAACGAAGCGGATTTTATCAATAAAAGACAGCAGATAACAAATGAATTTAAAGAGTGCATGAACGAGCGTATGAGCGATGCAAAAGAATTTTATGATGAAGTCAAGGAGCTTTTTACTACGAAGAAATCTATTGGAAAATGTGATCGAGAAATGATTCTGAGAAGACTTGCCAACGTGACTCAAGGTATGGAATCTAGTTCAAAATTTATCTTTGATCAATTCCAAAATCAGATAGACAAAACAATTACAGAAGCTAAAGGAGAAATCGAGGCTTTTGCACAGAATAAAATTAATGCAATAGCTCAACAAGCTCTTGTAGAACAGAAAGAAGATATTTTAAAATTAGAGAATCCTGTTGATGTAAACCATATGGAACTTGATGAAGAATAAAACGAAAATTTGATAGGTGGTGGTACGAATGGTGGATTGGGATCAACATAAATGTATAAAGGAGCGTTCCCTGCACATTTGACTAGGTTGCTAGTGGAAATTTCTAATTGCTGGGTAGAATCTATGTCTGAAAAATAATGTATATTATAGGAGATGATAAGAATGGAAAGTATTTATAAAAGAAGGGCAGATAGTGACTTGATTGTGGAATACAAACAATTTGAAAATAAAATGAAAAATGGTAAATTAACTGTACACGAACAAAGAATGTATGTTACATTACTATCTGAAATTTCTGATCGTTGGATAAAACAGAATGAAATTGAAAGAGGTGCTAAATGAGAAAACCAATAACAAAATGTCCGCACTGCGGAAGTGATCGTGGAATGGCTGTTAGGTTTAAAGCTACTGGAACCGATATATATAGTTTTGATGGACATTTTCAAGATGAAGAAATTATTGAATACTGTACATATAATAAATGTATGACATGCTGTGACTGTGGTAAACGTATAATGAGTTATGATGAATTTATGACACATTATGCAATCGATGAATTAACAGGTAAGCATTTAAAACAGTGAAAGGAGAATTTTATCTCCACATATAGAGGGGAGCGATGCCATGAGTAACACAGGATGGATTAAACTCCATCGGAAAATTACAGATCATTGGCTATGGGAAGACAAACCATTTGCCAGAGGACAAGCAATGATTGACTTACTGATTCTCGCAGGTTATAATGATCAACCTAAGTATGTTGATGGAAACTTAGAAACAGTCGAGCGAGGATCGATGGTTACTTCGATCAGAAGATTGTGTGATCGATGGGGGTGGAGTAATTCAAAGGTTGTCAAATTTTTAAAGACACTGGAAAACGACAGTATCATACATGTAAAAAGCGACACTAAAAAGACAGTCATAACCATAGTAAATTACAGTGTTTATCAAGGTTTTGTAGATGAAAAAACTACACAGAAACGACACCAAAACGACGCAGAAGCGACACATAAAAAGAAAGTAAAGAATAATAATAAATATAATAATAATATAAAGCGATTCACACCGCCTGATTGCGAGCAAGTCTCCAGATATTGTCAACAAAGAAACAATGGGATTGATCCAGAAGAGTTTGTGGATTATTACACAGCCAAAGATTGGATGATGGGCAATAGCAAGATGCAAGACTGGAAGGCAGCAGTACGAAACTGGGAACGAAATCAGGCTAAGAAGAACGCTAAACAAAAGCCAAAGGTAACGAACCTTGCACACTTGGAATGTGATCGTGATTATGATTTTGGTGCGTTGGAAAGACAGTTGTTTGAGAAGCAGATGACAGGATAAGTTTGACGAAAGGATGGAAAAATGTCAGAAAATATTTATATTCACTACGGAAGTGATAAGTTTGAGAAAGAGTTGTTTATGTCAATTGTGAACAGAAACATGATTAACAAACCATTTGGAGGTTTATGGGCATCGGATATAAAGGCGGATCAGCCGTGGGAGAAATGGTGTATTGATAATGATTTTAGAATTGATAAACTAGACAAAAACTTTAAATTTACATTGGATGATTCGGCAAATATTGTTGAATGGACAGCGAAAGCCGATTTAAAGCAGGTTCCAACGCAAGATCTATCGGGATATCTCCCAGAATATTTATTTGATACAATGGGCGTTGTGCCAGATTTTGAGAAGATGGTCGAAGATGGAGTTGATGCAATTAAGCTTAATTTATCCAAAGGTGATTATGAGTTATATTATGAGCTTTACGGTTGGGATTGTGATAGTATTCTGATCATGAATCCTGATATTATTAGACCATTGTAGAAATTGAATAACAGAATGAGATTGAGAAGCTTATGGCTTCTTTTTATTTTGCCTAAATTTAGAGAATAGGAGTAAGAATTATGGAATTAATCGAAGTAGAAATTAGACCAGAAGTACGTGAACAGTGCAATAATTAGAGAGGAGAGATTATCATGGCAGCAACACAGTTTGAAGTTATTGAAACAGTAAACAATAATAACGCAGAAGAATCTGAAACAAAGATTAAAAGACGTAAGGATGGAAGTCCTAAATGGACTCGATCTAACAAACAAAAAGGCGTATCATCTTTAGTGTATCCGATCAAGGACAGAAAACAATTTGCAGCCTTTAATGCATATTTTAGAGACCAGATTGATAAATCGTACACAGAGTACAAACGATATGTAGCTGCCAGAAACAATCTTTTAGTTGCAGTTGGAAACAATACAGCATATCGTATCTCTGATATCGTCAGACTCAAATGGGGCGATTTATTAGACGATAAGACTCGTAAGCAGGAAAAGAAAACAAAGAAATTCAGAACTGTATACTTTAACGATTTGGTAACTGAAGCAGTGGATATTTTCTTTGAAGCTGTTGCAGGAACTAAATATGATGTCAAGATTGATGGCGAAGTGCCAATGGATGATTATGTTTTTGGAACATGTAAGTCTGGATCAGGACACATGACTGAAGCAAATGCTTTGGATTTTGTTAAAAAAGGTGCTAAAGCAGTTGGAATTGAGGACAATATTGGTACGCATACACTACGAAAGAACTTTGTGTATTGGACACTTGTTGATCATAAAGATGATCAGAACGTATTGTATACACTTATGAGATTGTTGAATCATAGTAGCCCTGCAATGACGTTTTTATATGCTACAATTACAGAAGAGGAAACTCATGTGTTATTTGATGATATTGCTCAGACATATAAGGATATTATCAGCGGAGCATTTAATGGACTGAGGGAAAATGTTATTAACGTGAGCTATGATAGAGTAATAGAGATTATCAAGTGTGCTTATGAGACAGGGAAAGATGATGCAGATAAAGATGATGGAGTGCATGAGGATAATATGCAGGCATTAAAAGAGTTGTTGGAAGGAGTTATTTTATGATATTTGTAACAGGAGACACTCATGGGGATTGGATGACTCGATTAAACAGTCGTTCTTTTCCTGAAGGAGTAGAGTTAACTAAAGATGATTACGTGATCATTTGTGGAGATTTTGGATTATGGCATGACACAAAAGAAGAACGATATAATCTGGAATGGTTAGACAATAAACCATTTACTACACTGTTTGTATGCGGAAACCATGAGAATTATGATAGGCTGTACGAATATTCTGTAGAGAAATGGTGTGGAGGAAAGATTCATAAGATTTGTAGCTCTGTTTTTCATCTCATGCGAGGACAGGTATTTGATATCCAGGGAAAGAGATTCTTCACATTTGGTGGAGCTAGTTCTCACGATGTTCAGGATGGGATTTTAGAGCCAGACGATCCAAGCATTAGTAAGTGGTACAGAGATTATGACAAAATGTTTAGGATCAATCATACGTCATGGTGGAAAGAGGAGTTGCCTTCAGAAGAAGAAATGACAGAAGGTATGATGAATCTGAAGCAGAATGGATCGCAAGTGGATTATATAATTACACATAGTCCATACACATCTGCATTATGTCAAATGGATCAAGGATCAGGAGTGTATAAAACAGATATATTGACGGATTATTTGCAAGAGGTTAAAGAATCTGTTGAATATAAAAAGTGGTTCTTTGGACATATGCATGTGAACCAGAACTTTCCAGGAGATAAGGCGATTGCAATTTACGAACAAATTATTAGGATTTTATAGGAGAATTTTGTATGAAGATAAATACGATTAGACAAAATAAGGAAGAAAAGAAAGCAAACCAGAATCTTATGTGGATTTCAGCAGAGATTCCACCATTGAAACCAGATAATGCATCACGTTACATGAGGTATAAAACATATCCTGTTATCGTAGATTACCAATATAATGATGGATGTGTGGACGAAGTGCTTGATTTTTGTGACTATGATTTTGAAGAAAAGAAATGGAAACTGGATAAGCCTCATAAAGTTAGACAGTATTTCCCCCTTCCAAGTAAGCACAAAGTAAAGTGTTCGAACAAAAAGAGAACATTTGTTCGAAAAATATCTTGATTTTGTTCTATAGTAGCATTATAATAAGAAATGTAGAGATTCTTTGTTCACAATAAAAATTAACTTTCTTTCTTGCACCTATTGACAGGGTGCAAAAAGTATGGTATATTTAATTCATGAAAATAAAAAATGCAACTGGGGAAAGTTGAGGGACGTAAAATGAACGGATATACTAACAAAGAAAGCAAAGGAAACGATAACAGAAAAAGAAAAGAATATGTATATGGCAAATATCAAAATCCTCAAGTTTGGGGAATATATTTTGCAGATTTGCCGAAAATTGAAGGTAGTCACATCTTGCATGGGAAAAGACCAGTCATCGTATATTCTAATAATATTTGTAATAATACGAGCACCGAGATTAACGTGTATCCAATTACAAAAAAATTAAGGAACTGGATACCGACACATGTGACCATTTATCCAAATACCAGTAATGGATTAAAAATGGTATCACAGGTGTATTTAGAGCAAGGAAGAACAATTCCAAAGAATAATCTTTTAGAGTATTGGGGAAGAATATCTGATCTATCTTTAATGTTAAAAATAGGACATGGCATTTTAATACAAAACGGCATGTTATCGTACATGACAATGGCATCCTAGAAATGGAGAATATTATGAATAATAAAGAATTGATACAAAATTATATAGATTCTCACGTATCAGAATCACGTCGTCCAACATGGAATTGGTTATTAGATTCTGATATTGCGGACGACAATGAATCTGGGTTAACGTATGCACCAGGTACAATCCAAGAGGCTATATTATCAGATACTAGGGGTAAAAAAACCAAAAGTATGAATTCTATTAAAAAAAGATATGACCAGCTCGTTAAACTGTATACTTATGCATATGAACAAAATTATATTAAATATAATCCATTTGTTAATGATAAATTTATAAACTTGCAATTAGCAGTTGATATATATTTTTCAAATAGAGTTAATGTTAATTATGTTACACCAGATAAAATAAATGCGTTTATTTCGAATCTGATGTCGTGCAATGCATCAGCCGATACCAAATTGAATACTAGATTTCATATTGTGAGTTTATATAATGGGATAAATGGAAAGGAGTTAAGAAATCTAAAATTCTCAGATATTAATCAAAATGATTTAACAATTTTTGGGAAACCAGTCTCCAAAGATTTTATCGAGACATTGAATGAATATAAATTGAAAATGGGAGATACGAATATATATGATGATTTTGTATTAATACCACGAAAAAAATGTAATAATATAGAAGAATATCAAGCAGAGCAAAAGAGGATATATAATAATGTGCAGTCTCAATTAGAATTAACTGGTAACACTTTATCTTATGAAAAATTGACAACCATTGATGTTATTAATTCTGGTTTTATACAATATTTAAAATTTAAAATGGATATCAAGGCAATTGCAGATTTATATTATATTAAATCAAAAGAAGGAATCGCACGATCTGTAATCGCACGTCAATTTAGTGATATTGCAATTGATTTTTATTATAATTATTATATATCATATAGATTAAAAAAGAAACAATTTAGTGATCGTCAAACTGTAATTGGTAAAACTATTGGTTATTTATATAAAGATGAGGACTATAAGAATTATCGTGTACATCAAATCATGACAGAATAAAGGAAGGTATATGTATGGACAATCAAATATTAAAAACATTGGTAGCGAATCAATCAAATCAAATGCATATTGATGTACTTGATTTACACTCATCAGAAATGTCATCGTGGTTTCTGAGTGAATATAAGATTCGAGCAGATGATAGAAAGATGAAGATCTATGGCAAAGATAAAGATCTTTCATATCATTGGATCGAATTTATTCAAGATGAGAATTTGTTCTCTCATATTAAGCAGGACGACATATTTGACATAATCAAATGCCTGCAATTTACATACAAAGAGAGATACAATGTTGGAATAAAAATACAGACAATAAAAAAGAAAGCAGAAGTCTTTGGTAAAACTTCTACTTTCACACAAACTAAAAATTTCAACTAAACAAATCATAGATAACAAAAAAAGATTTTTTGAATCTACCGTGTTGGCAGCACGATAGAAAATCGAATTTGATATTTAGAATTGTTTAATCTGAAAGGATAATAATATCCTTAAAATCATTATAACAATTCTAAACATGTTCGTCAACATGAAAATTTTTCCAAAAAATACAACTAAATATAGGAGTGCTTCATATGTAACCAAAAACGTAAACAAATGTGAGTAAACAATCTCAAAGGTGTTTAAAATCCAAAACACTAGTTGGTAACTTAAAACCACTGAAATTACAGGAAATATAGACCAGTGCGAGTTGAAATAGTCTTGTTAACTATAGGGTAGAACCTTGATGGTTGTAATTGAGTAATGGTATAAGTCTACGAAAACCAAGTAGCAAAACGTAAAATATTAGGAAAGGAAAAGCTATTTAGATGAAATCTGTATCTAATCAAATATATGAATTTACAGATGTGTACCGATGGCTAAGTCGGGAATTTACGACTGTGGAGTGTACAAGAACTTGTGAGTAGATTGATATTTATATCATCAAAAGCATATACGTTGAAGCAGTAACTATAAATCGAGAGATTGTAGCGAATCATCTAGCATATACACGTTTGTATATGTTTTTAGTAGCAGTGATGTATGAAATACATAATTACGAATGAAGAGTTCTATGTGAAAAGAGATCATGCAAGAAATAAATACGTTCGTGATAATCGTAAGTCTGAAGCTACTCAATTTACATCCAAACAAGCAAAGCACATTTTAGGTTTGAAGCATAAATATACGTGGATGAAAGACGGATTTCATGCCAGAGAAATTGAGCTAGGTAAAGTTGGAAAACCTATGGAATCTAGTGAAATAATGCGTAAAGGTAATGGAAATTGCTTTATGGATTGGGAATGTGATAATACATTGATCGACAATATAGAGACTGAGGAAAGAGCTATAGTAGGGCTTTTAGCATATGACTCAGATCAATTAGGAGAAAAGAAATTTGAGTTAGAACAGGCATTATCATATGCCGATTCTGCCAGAAGTGATATTCTTCATGCAATTGAGTTTAAAAAGATTGATGCTGCGAAACGTGCCGTGATTGTTGGGTATCTTAAAACCTTACAAGAATTGCATAGAAAGATCAAGAATTGTATTCGATACATAGAAGTGATGCAGAATTGCATGGATAATCAGAAAGATATATGTACTTTGAAGAAAGAATTAAAAGATGCAGAACATAAGTCGTATGTCGGTAGAACAAAGTATTATGAGCTGATCCAGAATATAATCGGGTAGAGTTTCTTCCTTATTATATATGATGACTCGCACAGGCATTTGTGCAAAATTGAAATGTAAAATTATAACTTAGGAGGCATTTAATGACAGAAGAAAAGAATATGGTTAATGAAGGGTTAAACACTTTGGTGTTCAACAATGATGAATTTGGAAATATCCGCACAGCGGTCTTAGATAACGAGCCTTGGTTTTCTGGCAAAGATGTTGCAAGCTGTCTTGGATATGTAGATACGGTTAATGCATTAAAGAAGCATGTTGATGACGAAGATAAGAGATTATTTCTAAGGTGCCAAATCGCCACCTTAGAAAACGTACCAAACAGAGGGCTTACATTTATTAATGAATCTGGTTTATACGCTTTAATTTTTGGAAGTAAATTGGATACCGCAAAAGAATTTAAGCATTGGGTCACATCAGAAGTTCTTCCGCAGATTCGTAAGACAGGTGGATATATTCCAATCGAAAAAGATGATGATGATTTAACCATCATGGCAAAAGCATTGAATATTATGCAAAATACTTTGGAGCAAAAGGATGAGCTATTAGCCCAGAAAGAAGAAGTTATTAGCCAGCAGAAGCCACTTGTCGATTTTGCCAATACAGTCAGTGCCACAGAAACAATGGTTGACATGACAACAATGGCAAAACTTCTTGAGAAAGAAAATCAAGATATTCATATGGGTAGAAACAAATTGTTTGCGTGGTTAAGAAAAGAAGGGTATCTCATGTCAGATAACACACCATATGAAAGATATGTTAAGCAGGGCATTTTCAAATTAACAGAGAGTGAAGTTGAGACTAAGAATGGGAGTAAGTTGATCACTAAGACATATGTGACTGGCAAAGGGCAATTATACTTAGCAAAGAAATTAGCACAATATTTTGCATCACAGAGTGCTTTGGCTTAGAAAGGAGAATTATGGGTATTTACATACAAAGATTCGGACATTCAGGACAAAGATATTTTGAACTAGATGAAATAGAATATAGTCCACACTCAGGAGACTGTATTAAAGTGTTAAACAAGCAAAATGGAAAAGAAAAAACATATGTAGTGATTAATGAAAACGTAGGTGATCTACGATTACATACAAGAGAGTTAATGCCAAGAGTTCATTATACAATTTGTGATGAAAAACATTTGGATAATATTTATATGTTTAGTGTTTCAGCTTTGCTTGATAAAGAAAGGTGGATATTGCGTATATATGATTCGTTTGATATTGAAAGAAAACGAAATGGAATATATTCGTTTGTCGATACATTAGATCAAGATATCGTTATTACCATTTTGATAGGAAAATATAAGCGTGAAGATACGTTTAATGTAAAAGTACCTTGTGAATTAAGAAATTAAAAAAGGAGAATCGCATGGAAGAAAATAAAACGGGCGTTTGGGTACGCTGTATGAATGGTAAAGAAGTTAAATATAATCATAATCAGATTTCATCATTTAATGTAGGAGAGATTGTCGAAGTAGAAAACGATGATGTGTATGTAAAATTTAAAATTGAGACAGTTGAATCAAAGTTTGATTCAGCGATAATAGCTACTTACATGATAAAACCTCAAGGTCTAATTACTAAAACATTACATCCTTATCAATATGAGGTGTTTGATGATGCGGAGTCAATTGTAATGGATGTTTATAAAAATGATGTAGTAAATATTATTGTTCCATATTGGTACGAAAAACTGCGATATAGACTACAAAGTATAAAGTCAACAGAGGCAGCTATTAGAATCATAAGAAAAGGAGAAACAATGAATGAAAAATGCGAGATTAAGACAGGTATGATTCTAGCTGACAAAATACAGGTTGATACATCAACTCTACCGCCACTTTCAGAAAGAAGAGTATCTGCTCTGTCACACTATCAACAAAAACCAATTACTGCAACGTCAGAACCAATAAAGAATGAGGTTGGTGAGCTTTCAACCACAGGGAAATCATGGATGATACATGACGACAGTGGGTTGAGTCCTTATGCACCAACACATATTGATTGGAATGGTGAAATGAGTGCGACTTTAACATTTGCGTCAGAAAAATTGGATGAAATCATGAGTGAACTTACAGGAAACGAAGAGGAGAAAGATATGAATACAGAAAAATTAAAAGACAAAATCAAAAAAGTTATTTATGTAGACAAAGAGATGACAGTTAGGGAACCTGTTTTAGATAGTAATGGTAAGCCACTCGAAAGAGGTGGTAAACCAGTAACTAAGGCTAAATTTTACAGAGGTATGGTTAAGGTGGTTTGGAACTGTGGTACTGAAACTGTTGCTTATACAAGCAGATTCGACAGATTTAACAGAGAAGAAGGTTTCAAGACTTGTGTATTAAAATACCTGTTTGGTAACGCAGGTGCCCATGATGCTGTTGACTTCTGGACAAACAAATATGTGAAATATCCAAGTAGCTGCATTGAAGTGACAGAAAATTTATGCAAACTGGAAGAGATCATCGAGAATGATAAGCACAGAGAAGAGGAACGCAAAGGTTTACCTCATGCAAAATTCTTAAGAAGAACGGTGGATCGTTTAGTACCTAGCTTTTTAGATGACAAATTACATTATGCACCAGAAGATGAAAAGCTTGCTAATGAATTTAAGAAATTAGCAAAGAAATATTTTCCAGAACTTAAATGTATGGAAATTTATATTAATGATAGAAAACAGGAAGACGTTTTCGTAGCAATTAAATAACAAAATGAAAAGGAGATAAATTATGTGCACACCAATGAATGAAAACTGGAGCAATTTTTTAAACAAATTGTCAGAGCGTTTAAATAAAATGCTCGATTATGTAGAGAAAAACAATTCTACATTGTATGAAACCGATATTGATAAAGATGAACTTTGGGAAGTATATCTGAGTAGTTTTCCCGAAGGAACTAACAAGATGTATCGCAAGCGAAGAGAATACGATTGTGGTCATTGCCGAAACTTTATTAAAACAATCGGTGGAGCTGTGGCAATTGTTGATGGCAAGATTCATACTATCTGGGAGATCGACACTGAGGATGCCGTATTTCAGCCAGTAGTTGATGCTCTGAGAACATATGTAGAATCTAAACCAATCAAAGATATTTGGAGACATTTTACAAATACAGTTGGTACAAAAACCACAAATGAGTATACAGAAGATAAGCAGATTATCAAATGGACTCATATGTATACACCGATTCCAGAGAGATTACTAGAGAGAAAATCCGATATTCCTACAGCAAAAGCAAAAGTCAGAGATCGAAAGAATGTGTTTAAAAGATCACTCGATGAGATTACAGAAGAAGCTGTTGATACCGTATTAGAACTGATCGCTTCAAATACTCTTTACAGAGGACAGGAATGGGAAAGAGTCTTAAAAGACTTTAGAAAATATCAGCGAGAATATGATGCTTTGTCTGATGAAGAAAAAGATACATACGCATGGGCAAAAGCAATGACTATCGGAGATGTAATTGGTCGTATTAGAAACCATAGTATTGGTACATTGCTTGTAAATATCAGTGAGGATATGGACTTAGATAATGCGGTTAAGGCTTATGAAAATGTTGTAGCTCCTGCGAATTACAAACGACCAAAGGCAATTTTTACAAAGAAAATGCTTGAGGATGCAAAGAAAACTGTGACTGATTTAGGATATATGGATTCATTACAGCGTAGATTTGCGAAACTTGATGATATTACAGTCAACAATATCCTGTTTTGTAATCGTGATGCAGCACCACGTATTCAGGGCGGTTTAGATATTTTCGATGAGATGAGTAAGGAAGTTGCTGTAAATCCTAAGAAGTTCTCTAAAGTCGAAGAAATCAGTGCAGAGAAATTCGTATCAGATGTACTTCCAACGGCAAAAGAATTAGAAGTTCTGTTTGAAAATCGTCACAAGAAGAATATGGTTTCACTGATCGCACCTGTAAATAAAGATGCTAAGAACATGATGAAGTGGAGTAATCCTTTCAGCTGGGCATATTCAGGAAATATGACAGACAGTGAAATGAAAGAAAGAATTAAGAACGCAGGTGGTACAGTTGATGGAGTTTTAAGATTCTCAATTCAGTGGAATGCAAATACAGATTGGAATCAGGATGATTTTGATGCACATTGCAGAACTCCACGTCATCATATCTATTATGCTTCAATGCATGATTATGCAACTGGTGGAAGCCTTGATGTTGATGTAACTCATCCACATAGAGGAGAGCCTGCCGTAGAAAATATTACATGGGCAGATAAATCCAAAATGGTTGACGGAGAATATGAATTTTTCGTAAGAAATTTTGCTCATAGAAATGGAGTTTCTGGATTTACAGCAGAGATTGAATTTGATGGACAGATTTATGAATTTGAATATGATAAGCCTTTACGTCAGAACGAAGATGTTCCAGTGGCTACAGTTGCATTAAAAGATGGAGTATTCACAATCAAAGAGAAACTTCCATCAGCAACATCTTCAAGAGAAATCTGGGGAATCAATACAAATCAGTTTGTGCCAGTAACAGTAATGTGTTATTCACCTAACTATTGGGACGAGCAGACAGGTATTGGACATAAACATTATCTGTTTATGTTAAACGGATGTGTAAATGAAGATACTCCAAATGGATTCTTCAATGAGTTTTTGAAGCAGGAATTAGTACAGCACAAGAGAGTATTCGAGGCTTTAGGAAGCAAAATGCATGTCGCAGATGATCCAAACCAGTTATCAGGAATTGGCTTCAGCTCTACAAAGCGAGATGATGTGATTGTTAAAGTCAAGGGTGCAACAGAAAGAGTTCTTAAAATTAAATTTTAACATAAAAAGGAGATTAAATTATGACAACAGAAAAGTTATTCGAAATGGCAACAAGAAGCAAATTGAGATTCCCATCAACAAAGGGAGAATTATCCGTAGAAGATTTATGGGATTTATCTGATAAAGATTTAGACGTGGTTTATAAAAATCTGAAAGATCAGGAAGTTAAATCTTCAGAAGAAAGTCTGTTGGATGATGCAAATGTTGATCCAAAATTAACGGCTGCGATTGGTATTGTGAAGTATATCTTTACAACAAAACGTAATGAGAGACTTGCTGAAAAGGAACGTATTAATAAGAAACTGACACAGAGAAAATATATTGATGCTCTTTCCAAGAAACAGGATGAGGCTATTGAGAAGATGTCAGAAGCAGAATTACGTGCAATGATTGATTCGTTAGAAGATTAAGATAATACACCTTCCCGTCAAATTTGACGGGTGGGTGCTTAAAGAAAGGAGACTGGAATGATTTATAAATTAGAATTAGGCGACTGGTCGGAAGATGGGCATAAAATATCAGAAAGTTTTTTATTTGATTGTAACTATGATATTCATAAAATTCGACAAGCGTATAAAGACAGTTGTAAAAAGCTAGGAGTAGCTTTTAATTACAATGAAGATTATACGGGTCTAGGTCTTGGTTATAGAAGTGAGAGACTGATTTGGACAGAGTATCAAGAATCAGAAATGCGCGAAACAGCATTTGAAATTTTAAATAATTCTGGGTGTTTTAAAGAGGTTGATTTCTATAAAGAAGATGGCGTGTATTATATTGAAGAAAGGAAAGATTGTGCAAAACTTATTATGAATTTTATCGCACTGTCTATGCCTGAAGATTTTCGATATAAGCTTGTCCAAGAGCCAAAAGTTGAATCGATTAATAGTTGGAATGATGAACTGAGACAGCACTTTGGGTATGGATTATTTGATTAATAAAACAGTAATTTAAAGGAAGGAGAGAAAATGAGACAGATTACAGACACACATACAGGAGAAATTATCTCCGATACAGATTTAACATTAGAATACTTATTCGTTGGTGATTATGGCAAGGAAAACAACATTAAGGCAGATTTTCTTGGGTATGATAAACGAATTGAAAAAGTTGAACATAAACCAGTTGATATTAGAGAAAAATTAGTTGTGACTGTTTCGTCGCAGAAAGGTTGCCCGATGCATTGCAATTTCTGTGATTGCCCTAAACTTGGATTTAAAGGAAATGCATCGTTGCCAGAGTTAATGATGGAGATCACTTCTGGAATTGCTTTATCAGGAATCAGACATGGAGAACGATTAAATGTACATTATGCAAGAATGGGAGAACCTACATTTAATCAAAATGTAATTGCTTCGGCTAAACAGATTGCACATATGTTAGCAGATCCAGACAGTGATATACATTTCAACACATATCATCCAGTAATTTCTACAATGATGCCAAAGGCAAATAATAATTTAAAAGAATTTTTACATAAATGGGTTAAAACTGGATTCGAATATGGCGGAGAAGATGGCTTTGGTCTTCAGTTTTCTATCAATACTCTTAATGAAGAACAAAGAAATGAAATGTTTCGAGGATGTTCATTATCTTTAACAGAGATCGGAGGCATTATTGATTGGTTGCCAATGCCAAAGAAGCGTAAGTATACATTGAATTTTGCTGTTACATCCAAAAGTAATTTAGACGTAGATTTGATGAACAAGTATTTCGATAAGGAAAAATGCATTGTCAAGATTACTCCTATTCATGAAACAGTTGAAGCAGTTGACGAAGGATATGAGATTGTAACAGATTTTGACGTATATGAAAAATTTGAACAACCACTTGTAAAAGACGGTTGGGATGTAATTGTATTTGTTCCATCGAAAGAAGAAGACGCAGACAGAATTACATGTGGAAATTCATTAATTGCATTAGGGAATTAAATTGAAGAGGATGATTAATTATGGAAATTAAAGCAAAATGGACAGGTCACGGTCTAGCCCTTTGTATTGGAGAATGGAAGCTTTATGTTGACGGAAAAGATGTGACAGACAAAATTCCAGAAGATCTCCGTACAGAATCTATGAATACGTATAAGAGATATGAACGATGGTATTTTAAGGGTTGGGACGTAGAATGGGAATCATATTATGACGGACTAAAGCAAGATGAATGGATTGAGTCTAATAAATATTGGTTAGATGAAATCACAACAGATATTGATATTCAGCGTCAGATCTTCAAAGCAATCAATGAAGAGGATTTTCGCCCTAACTCATGTGGTGGGTGTATTTAATAACAAGATTATAACATTTATATATGGTGTTGTGATAAATAAATTTTATAACAAAGGAGATATTTATGATTGAAGTAATTGGAACAGTGGTACCAGTGGTTATTGCGGTAGGTGGCGTAGGAGCTATTATCGGTAGCGGTTATGTCAAAGCAAGTCCAGATAAAGCTTATATTATTTCTGGACTTAGAAAGACACCTAAGACATTAATTGGTAAGGCAGGGTTAAAAATCCCATTCTTTGAAAAAGCAGATCATCTTAATCTTGAGTTAATTCCAATTGATGTTAAGACATCAAGTTCTGTGCCTACAGCAGATTATATCAATATCAATGTAGATGCAGCGGTCAATGTAAAGGTTAGCAGTAATCCAGAAAGATTAAAACTTGCAGCAGAAAACTTCTTAAATAAGCCAGTAGGCGATATTGGACAGGTCGCAAGAGAAGTCCTTGAAGGTAATATGCGAGAGATCGTTGGAAAGATGAGTCTCGAAGAAATGGTTTCCGATCGTCAGAAATTCGCACAGCTTGTTACAGAAAATGCAAAACCAGACCTTGCTGCAATGGGATTAGATATTATCAGTTTTAATGTGCAGAATTTTATGGATGATAATGATGTTATTGAAAATCTTGGTGTAGATAATGTTGTTAAAATTCAGAAGAAGGCTGCGATTTCCAGAGCTGAAAGCGAAAGAGATATTGAAAAAGCAAAAGCAATGGCTGAAAAAGAAGCGAATGATGCAAGAGTCGAGTCAGAAACAGCGATTGCAGAAAAGAATAATAATCTGGAGATTAAAAAATCTGAACTTGAGAAGATTTCAAAGGCAAAGAAGGCTGAGGCAGATGCAGCATACAAGATTCAGGAAGAAAAATCACGTAAAGAAATTGAAGTTGTAACTGCGGATGCTAATATTATGCGTCAGGAAAAAGAAATTGAATTGAAACGCAAAGACGTTGAGGTAACAGAGCAGACATTAGATGCACAGATCAAGAAACAGGCAGAGGCTGAAAGATATGCTTCTCAGCAGAAAGCAGATGCAGATTTATATAAGAGACAGAAAGAGTCAGAAGCAAATAAATATGCTAAAGAAAAAGAAGCTGAATCTACAAAATATGCTATGGAACAGGAAGCTGAAGGTATCCGAGCAAAAGGTGTAGCAGAAGCTGAGGCGATTAAAGCAAAAGGTATTGCTGAAGCAGAAGCTATTGAGAAGAAAGCTGAAGCTATGAAACAGATGGGTAAAGCTTCTATCGTAGAAATGATGTGCCAGATGTTCCCAGAAGCAGTTAAAAATGCAGCTGCGCCATTAGGTAATGTAGGAAGCATTACTATGTATGGAGAAGGAAATACAACAAAATTAACAAAAGATATTATGAATGTTGTGAATCAGGTATCAGATGGTGTTAAAGGATCTACAGGTGTTGATCTTGCAAAGATGTTGAAAGATTTTGTTTCTGAAGATAAAGAAGTAGAGTTTACAGATAATGAAAGTCTTGGAACACCAGAGCCAGCAGATTACCGTGAGTTCTAATAGGAGAAATTATTATGGCAATTATTATTATTTGTGTAATTGTAGCAATTATCGCATATTTACAATTTACTAAAAACGGAAAGCAGATTAAAAATGTGGCATCTGGAACAGTTACAGAAAAGATCAAAGAAAATGCAATGACTCCAGAGGGAGCAAGAGCCAGATATAATACTGCAATTAAAGAGAAACAAGACTTTTATAAGAAAACAATGGGTACATACACAACGGTAGCTGGTAGATTGGCAACAATGGAAGATGATCTCAAAGAAACAAAAGAAGAAATTTCTAAAACCGAGGCAATGATCAACCAGTACATTGATAATCATGATGATAAAAAAGCAATGTATTATGCTCAAAAATTAGCCACGCTAAAGGCACAGAAATCAGTGTACGAAAAGAAAATCCCAGAGTTGCAAACCACAAAGGATAAACAGGAAGAAATTAAAAACCAGGCATATGATCAGCTCATTAAGTTAAAAGGCGAAAAAGATACTGTAGTTCTCCAGATGGAGGCAGATCAGCAGATTGCAGAATTACAGAAAAATTTAGATCAATATAATAGTTCAAATGTTGCTCAGGAAGGTTTGGAAGAGGTTCGAGAAGGAGCAAAGAAACTTAGCGAACAAGCCAAAGGCGTTGCTATTGCGTATGAATCTAGTGCAGAAACATTAGATTATCGTATGGAGCAGGATGAACGACAGCAGGAAGCTCAGGCTATCTTAGATCAGATGAAAAACGCTCGTAAATAGCAGATAAATTCATCTACAAAAATTAATTTCACAAACATAAAACTGGCATTTGAAATATAATGCCAGTCATGGAAACATAGCTCAATTGGTAGAGCAGGCAATACATAAATATTCATTTTTCTACCTCCATATAAGTATTTTATTTATTTACATTTTAATTTTTCATCACATATAAATTGCCGACACAGGTTCGATTCCTGTTGTTTCCACTAAAAAAGACCTTAACCTAAATGGTCAAAGTCTTTTTGATTAATCGTTTGGTATGACCTCGATAACATCTTCAACGTTGCAATCAAGATATAAGCAAATTTTGTCAATGTTTTCGAGACTAATATATTGATTCTTTGCCATCTTGGCAATCGTGCCAGGACCCATATTTAATGCGGTTCGCAAATCAGATTTTTTCATACTCTTTTTCGCTAAAGTAACGAAAAGCGGTTTATAACTTATCATATGATATACCTCCATGTTTATATTGTAGCATATTATATACTAGATGTAAAATAAAATGTTCAAGAAGTTGAAGATTTTGTATTGACATTATGTACAAGAAGTAGTATATTATATTCAACAAATGAAAGATAATCTTCAAGAAATGAAAGTTAAGGAGTGAAAGGATGTTAAATAAAATTTACAGATATTATCAACCAAACGATAAAGATACAAAAGACAATTATTCAGATTGTGTGATTAGAGCATTAACAAAAATTCTTAATAAAGAATGGTTAGCAACATTTGATGGTTTATTGCCATATGCAAGAGATATGCAGTGTATGCCATCAGAACGAAGATGTTATGAGGAATATTTATTTGATAACGGATTTGCTTATCAAGGCATAAGCAACAGAAAAGGATCTAAACGACCAACAGTTGAAAGTTTTGCAAAAGATCATAAGCAAGGCAATTACTTGGTAAATGTTGCGAATCATGTAGTTGCAATTTCAGACGGTTGTTATTACGACACATGGGATTCTGGAGATTGCTGCTTGTATGGATATTACTATAAAGAAGAAGGAGCGAAATAAATGAGAAAGAAAATTTTAGCAACAGTATTAGGAGTAACGATTTGCTTAGGATCAATGACAGGATGTGCAGGATTCAAGAGAGAAATCGTTGATATGAAAAGCGATTGGAATGGCGGTATGAAAAGAGTCATTACAGTATACACAGCAGATGGTAAAAAGATTGCTGAATATAAAGGGAAAATTGACATTGATACAAATGACGGTGGGTATGTCAAGTTTGACTACAAAGGAAAGAGATACGTTTACTATAACTGTTTTGTAGAAAGTATCGCAGAAATTGATTAGAGAGGAGAGACAAATGAATTTAGAAGAAACTATCAAATGCGCAAATGACATGGCAACAAAGAAATATACAGAAGCCATGTTGTGTCATGCGAATCCAGACGATGAAGAACTTGATAGACTTATTGGCGACGCCTTAAATCATGAGCAGCTTGCAAAGTGGCTTGGAGAACTCAAAGAGCTAAAAGAATATAAAGAAAAGTATAGATGGCATGACTTAAGAAAGAATCCTGACGATCTGCCAGAAGATAGTAAAGATGTTTTAGTAACCGTAAAGGGCGGTTGTGTAAACAGAACATGGCATGATTCTTGTGGATGGAGAAATGCGACAGCTAAAAAGGCAAGTTACTATAGCGACAAAAGTGTTCTGGCATGGAAAGAGATTGAAGCGTTTGAAAGTGAGGGGGTAAATAAATGAGTACAACAAAAACAATTGACATTTCGAAATTATCTGAAGCACAACAGAATTTATTTAAATCATTATTTGAGCAGTTTTGTGAAAGATCGGAAGCGAAAGAAGAAAAGAAATCAAAGCCTAAAGTTTGGAAGCCCGAATACGGAGACTGGTATTGGTACATAAGTAGTGATGGACAAGTTGATAATTGTGAATGGGTAAATGGTCCCATAGACTATGGAAGATATTCTATGGGGAATTGCTTCAGAACTAAAGAAGAAGCTAGCATTGCAAGAGAAAAACAGAAAATTAAGACCGAGCTTCAGAGATTTGCTGATGAGCACAATGATCCTGATCAAGAAGAATGGGATGGAGAAAATGAGCATTATAGAATCGGATATGATATCGATGCGGATGATTTCATAACTACAAGTGGATGGAATGTTATACGTGACGATATATATTTTACATCTAAAGAAATCGCTGAGGATGCAGCAAATAAGGTTGGAGCAAAACGCATCATAAAATATCTATTTGATGTTGATTGTGAGGTGGATGAATAATGGTGATATTGATACTTATAATCGCCATAATTGCTTTAATAATCTACAAAGGTTGCTTCTCTGGTGATTTTGATGTTGTGTTAATTCTGGTTAACTTTGCTGTCATCGTAGTTTTATGTTTGCTACTGAGTAACTTGTATGAAAATCAAGGCGTCAATCAGAAAATTAAAATGTATGAAACACAAAATCGGCAACTTGAGAGAAAGATTGATGTGACTGTTAAGAGTTACATGAATCATGAAAAGGATACATACAAAGAATTTAAAGCTGGTGATGGAATGGCATTGATCACAACATATCCTGAATTAAGAAGTAATGAACTTGTTAAAGAACAGATGGATACATACCAAAGCAATTATCGCAAGATTGCAAAATTAAAAGAAAAAGAAATTGATTGCAATGTTACTAAGTGGTGGATTTATTTTGGAGGAGAATGATTATGAAAGTTTTATATCATGCAAAACCATATAAAGTGTATGGAGTTTGTACAGACAAATGTGATTCTAGCAGTTGTGGAGACATTTATACAGCCTTTTTGATTTATCTTGATGAAGCATTTAGATGGTCATGGGTTAATGTTCGTGATTGTACGCCATATAAGAAGAAAAAACATAAGAAGAAAGGGTGTAAACAATATTAGATACGCACTTAGAGATGTTTCGCTATTTGCACTTAGTGACGATACAACTGATGAAGAAAAAATAATATTTACAATTCAAGGGAGCAAGGCTGATATGAATTACAATCTAACATTTCCTGTCGTAGTTCTAAAAGATGAGAATGACTCAGTTCCATATATGGCATATATCCCATATTTTGACGTAATGACGCAGGGATATGATGAAGAAGAATTGCAGATGATGGTCAAAGATTTGTTGAATCTTTGCTTAGAAGATAAAGAATCTTATACAATTCCAGATTGGGCATATCATTATTTCAATGCAGATGATGTCAAGGAACGAGGCAGAAAATATTTTGAGGAACTTGATGACGGTGATGATACATATTTTCAGAAGCATTTTTGCACAGTATGGTGGTTTGATTTTAAAAGATAGTAGTAGGAAAGGAGAAAGATAAAATGGACGTTTTGTTTTACATAATTTGGGTATTGGCGTTTATAGTGATCATAGCAATTGGAATTGGAGTACCATATATGACCTATTACAATTACAAAAGAATTAAGGCAATGGATAAGAAACTTACAGGAATGTGCACAGGTCTTGGCATTATGTTAAGACCAGAAGAGGGTGATGAAAAATGAAAGATATGAGAAATAATCCCATTGAAAATGGAAATCTGTGTTTTAGATCAAGAATGGTAAATGGAGAAACATTGATGGGATATGCATTAGTTATCTCAAACAAGCTGTTTTGGAAAGACAGATGGAATAACTATATTTCTAGTTATGACAAACTTAATTCCAAACAATTAATTGTCATCGAACATCTAAATGATGACGAAAAGAAAATGAGAAAAGAGTGGTTAGAGTTCATGGCAACAACAAAATCAAAAAAGGTTAAAGACGAAGATAGAGAAATTGTAAAAGACTTATTGAGTGAAATATGAGGTGCAAGGTATTAAATGAGAAGATTGATTTGGTATATCAGATCTTGTTTCTGTAAGCATGACTGGGAGTTAATATTTGATACTCGCTACGAAGAAGAATCTTATGGTAAATGGTACGACATTATTGCAACTAAAGGTAGGCAAAAGGTTTATCGTTGTAAAAAATGTGGTTGCGAAAAAAGATATAGAACGTGAAATCTGAGTTTTATTTACGGGAGGTGATTAGACATGGGAGCAAATATTGAGTTTGTCATTGGCTATGCGATTGGATTTTGTATCGTTGGAGCGATTGTATTTCTGAGATACGAAAGAAAGTTAGATCGGATGAGGCAGGCAAATGTAAGTTTGATCTTAGATAAGATGTCATTCATGGCTGATGCCAACGACAAAGAAAGTGGTACATATAATAAGGAAGAAACTCGTTCAGATGTTAAGGATGCAGTGAAGTATGCAATGAAGAAAAGCCATCCAGATAATGGTGGCAGTGCAGATGATTTTAGAAAATTCAGAGAACTTTATGAAGAAATGGAAGGTAAATAAATGTTGAGCGTCGGAGATAGAGTTTATGTTTATAGAATGAAGCCAGCGGCTAAAGGCGGTTTAGTTAGAAACAATGACCAGGGCACGATTTCTAGCGTCAGAACAGATGAAATTGGACACAGATATGGATATAGATATCTGTCGGTCAAATTTGACAAACCAGTTAATACATCTACTCGTGATATTTACTCTTTAGAATTTTTTGAAAACAAAGATGACCGTGAGAGAGGTAGGATACGAGACACTGGTTTCTTGATATATTGCCGAAAATGTGAGGAGTAACTAACTATTATGAATACACAAACTTCATTGAAATATTTGCAAAGTTTGATTGATGAAGTAGAAAATGGTTGGGTGAAAGAAGATATTGAACGAGCACGAAAATTAATGGAGAAAATTGAAATTAACAAAGACGATCCGATGACTATTCAAAATGAAAAATTCAAAGGAACTCGTTTTGAGTGGGAATAGGAAATGCCAAATGGTAAGACAACATTATGAAATCAAGACAACAACGTAAACAGGAAATAAAACGATTCTTTGATCGGTTGAGTCCCGAAGAATTGGACAAGCTATTAGAAAGAAATGGAATCAATGACAAAGAGTCCAAAGAGGCTCTTGTATATAGAAATATTAAAGAAGGAATTGAGAAAGGAGAGATGTAACGATGAATAAAATGTTACAGATTGCGATAATTGATACAAGTACAATGTTGGGTATACCTGCATATACAGTAGATTGGTCGGTTTTATCAGAAGCCGAATGTCGCAACATTCTTAAAGCAATGAATTTTCATCAACCAACAGAGGAGGAAGTGAGTGATGCAATTAATATTCTCCTTGCACACCTCTATTATAAAAGACAATCAGGTACATATGCTGATGTAGATATAATGAACGATAAAGCAAGTCAGAAAGAAATGACAATTTCAGAAATTGAAAAAGAACTTGGTCATAAAGTAAAAATAGTGAAGGAGAAAGAAGAATGAAAGTATTTTTAGGTGGTACAACTTCTGGATGGAAATGGAGAAATAAATTCCAGAAAATGCTTGAATGCAATTATTATAATCCAATCACTCATGGTTGGAGTGAAAAAGACAGGCAAAAAGAAGTCTACGAAAGAGAAACAGCAGATTATGTCGTGTATGGTATTACAAAAGGAATTAGAGGAGTATATTCTATAGCAGAATTGGTAGATGATGTAAATAAACGTCCCAAAAAAACAATCTTCTTAAATTTATATAGCGGAGACACAATCGCACATGATCTTAAAGCCGTTGAGAATCTATGTAAAGATAATGGAATAGCTAAAGTTTTTAGTGGTAAAAATGCTATGCAAGAGTGTGCAAAATTTATTAATAATAAATTAAAGGAGGAAAAATAATGAAATGTTTTTATCACGTTGATCAAGACGGAATTGTATCTGGTTTTTACGTTAGAAAAGCTTGTGAACAGCGAGGTTTAGCATTTGAACCAGAGGACTTCCGAAAAATTAATTACGGCATGAAATTCCCGTTTCATGACATTGAGCAGGATGAATTTGTGTTTATTGTAGACTACAGTATTGAGCCAGAAGAGATGTGGCAGTTGCTCAGTATTACAAAGAATGTATTTTGGATCGACCATCATCAGTCTACGATTGAAGCGTATAAAGATTTCAAGTGTGATGTAAAAGGAATCAGAATTACTGGAGCGGGTATTTCAGGAGCGAATTTGACATGGTTATATTTTAAATATATGTGTGATGAAAATTGGGAGCAAATTGAGAGGACGGATGAGAAAAATGTAAAAAGATTACTCAATATATATAAATATAAAGCAGATTATCCAAAACTGGCAGAATATACAGCCATGTGGGATACATTTTATTTTGGTGAAACGTCAAAACAATTCGTAAAAGCATTTCACTATGCATTTGAATCGTATGATTTTGATGCGTTAAGTCCATTGCTAAACACGTTAAATAAAGATCAAGGAATTTATGAAGCAGCAAAAATTATTGGTGATATGATAGCAGATGGCTTATCAATTATTGAGTATTTAGCAGCAAATGCAGAACAATATCTTAGAGCATATGGTTTTGAAACCACATTTGAGGGATATAAAGTCTATGCGATCAACCGAGCTTTAATCAATTCTGATTTCTTTGAGTCTATTGACGCTTCTAAATACGACATGTTCATTGGTTTTTCATTCAATGGTAGTATGTGGGAATATCAGTTGCGATCCGCAGAACAAGATAAAGTAAATGTATATGAGCTTGCTGTGAAATATGGTGGTGGCGGACATCCAAATGCAGCTGGGTTCAGAAGTGATAAGTATGTGTTAGGAGTGTGATGTATGTCAAGGGAAAATACAAGAGAAATTGAACTTGCTTTTAGTAAAAACAGAGATCCAGATTGGGAAGCCGATGTAGAGATTTATGGAAAAAGGGTTTTAAAAACAGTACGTGGTATTTGTCTTGGTGATGAATGGACAGAAATTAATTCATTGAGAAACAAGGATCATATTGAGTTAGCGGAGATGTTTTGTAATTTTGACGATCATAATCCACATTTTAATCTGAGCCCTCAATATGTTTTATTGGATAAGTTTTCTATAACATCTCCTGCGATATTGTGTAGTGATGAAATAGTTATGAAAAATGGCAAAGTTTTGAATGTTGATAATATATCAGCAAATCTATCAGGCAAAAATGAGGTATACAAGATTTATTCAAATACAAAATATGATGATTATAGATATTATGATGAATCAGAAAATTTAGTATTTGAATTAGCATCAAAAGATGTTGATAAGATAATCCGATTTATGAGAGATTTTATGGATGAATTACGTGATGCTAAATTAACAAAGTATAGAAATAGTAATTTTTTATGGAGACTATTTAACACTCTTGATATGCCACATTTTAAACAAACATATTCCATGAATGATTTGAAAAAATATACAAACACATTTAGATCTGAGGTTTGTGGTCAACTAAAAGAAACTATTCCTAATTTTAAATATACTGGAGTTCCAATGGGCGGGTATATTGAAAGATATTTTGAATTAAGTTATGTAGAGGAAGTACAAAAATTCATTAAAGAACAGGAGGCAAAGAGATGTGAAGAAACTAAATGATGAACAGCAAAGGCTGATTGAAGATAATTACTCTTTGATTTGGCATTTACATGAAAAATATTTTACAAAGTTTACAGATTTTGATACATATATGGATCTTGGTCGTATGGCAATTTGCAAAGCAGCATTAAAATGGGATGAGTCTAAAGGTAATTTTGGGACGTATTTTAGATGGGTATTACAGTCAGAAATTAATAAATATTATATAAAATGGCATAGCCCAACAGAGAAAATGAACAGAAATGCGGAATCATTGGATACACCTGTTGACAAAAGAGTTGACGCAGAAGAATTAACAATTGGTAGTTTGCTTGTGAGTAACGATGACGTAGAGAGTCAAGCATTAACAACAGTATATTATCAAGGAGAATTTAACAAATTGTCAGACAAGCAGAAGAAAATTATATATATGTTACTTGATGATATTGAACATAAATACATAGCCAAAGAATTTGGAAAGAGTATTCAATGGGTAAGTTGGCAACTTGGTAATATTAAAAAAATAATGCATAGGGCAAAGGCGGTGAAACCATGACAATTGAAGAAGTAAAGGATTACATAAACTCGTCTACAGAGTATGATTTTTTGCGAAATTATCCGCATAAAATCGCTTTTCTCACACTAGGTGGAAGTTATGCTTACGGAACAAATACAGAGGATTCTGACATTGATTTACGTGGTGTTTTACTTAGTGATAAAAGAGAGATTTTGTTGAATAATAATCCAAATAATCTTGAAAAGACAGACGATCATAAAGATGTTGATACTGTGTTACATTCGCATATTAAGATGATCAATATGCTTGCAAAGGGTAATCCTACGTTTTTAGAGCTGTTATATTTTGCACCAGACCGCTATTTATATATATCTGATATTGGTATGGAACTGATCAAAAATAGAGATATGTTTTTATCTAAGAGAGTTTATCATGCATATAAAGGATATATATGTGATTGCCTGACTCGAACGAGTTTTAAGTATTATAAAAATAAAGATTCAGAGAAAGAAAAGCAAAAGGCGGAACGATACGCTAATAAATCAATGATGCACGCAGTTCGATTATTGTTACAGGGTATTGAATTATTACATAACGGAACAATGTTTGGATCTATGGATGACATAGGAAAAGATCTTGTAAAGATCAAAGAAGGGTACAATAGTACGCATAAAACATATAGATTTGGCAAACACAATGAGCATACAGAATATTTCCCAAATCAGTCATACAATGTTTTTATTGAAGGATTACTTTATCAATTTGATTATGATTATATGAATACTGATTTGCCAGACGAACCAGACTGGGATCGTATCAATAACTTCTTGATGACAACAAATGAACGAATTGTGAGAGGAATGGTGTAAAAATGTATGTAAAGATTGGAGACGAAATTGCTTTTCATCCTGGCGAATGCTTAGAAGAATTTGTTGAATCTTGCAGGATGACTCCTTATCAGCTTGCGAGTAAAATTGGCATGGATGTTGATTATGTTCAAGGGTTGATTGACGGATCACAAAGTGTTACAAAAGAATTTGCGAAAACAATGGCAGACCATTATGGGTTTGCTGATGATGGGCAGTTCTGGTTAAATTTGCAAGAAACATTTGATAAGAAAGTAGGTGATAGGGATGTTTAAATTAATAAAACGCCCACGTTCTGATAACGATAAATATACTAAATATGATGTTGTGCTTGATAAAGAATATACTGTAGAAGAATTTATTGATGCGATTGCAGATGGAAGAAATGGAACGCATGGTCAAATTACAATAAAAAATGATAAAGAAGCCATTGAATCACTTGTCTATAATATCGAGAGTATTGATTATAGACATTGTGTACTTCAAAATGCTGAAGAAAAAATTAAACAAGTATGGGCAAATGGTAGCTGGTTAAAAATCAATTATACTATTTTACTTGAAAATAAAAAGGAAACACAAAAAGGTGCGCTCAGATTTATTGTTAAGAAACCAGATGGAGAAGAATCAGTGGTTGTTATTTTTAGGAACAAGTCAGATGGCACATATTCATTTGTTAATTTGACCAAAGAGCATATTTGTTCATGTAAATTTAAAACAATCGATGAAGCCATTCAGGATATGAATGACCGACTAAAGAAAGGATTGATTGAGTCCTATGTTATGAAAGACTAACTATTAAAAGTCAAGCCTTAAAATGATATTTTTTGAATAAAGT